CCAAGGTGCCCAAGGAGGACAAGGGTTTCAAGGTGCTGAAGGAGCTCAGGGAGCTTTAGGTCCGCAAGGGGCTCAAGGTGGAACAGGATTCCAAGGAGCTCAAGGAGCCATAGGTGCTCAAGGGTCTCAGGGTGCTCAAGGGGGTCAGGGATTCCAAGGTGCTCAGGGTGCTCAAGGACCACAAGGTTCTCAGGGAGCGGTAGGAGGTCAAGGATTCCAAGGTGCTCAAGGTCACATAGGGCCACAGGGTTCACAAGGTGCCGTCGGAGCTCAAGGTTTCCAAGGAGCTACAGGAGCAACCGGTCCTGAAGGTGCTCAAGGAGCTCAAGGAGGACAAGGTTTTCAGGGAGCTACGGGACATATAGGTGCTGTTGGCCCACAAGGTGCCCAAGGAACTACTGGTTACCAAGGAGCTCAAGGTGCTCAAGGTGCGAAAGGTCCTCAAGGTGCACAAGGAGGTCAAGGATTCCAAGGAGCTCAAGGTGCTCAAGGTGCGAAAGGTCCTCAAGGTGCTCAAGGAGGACAAGGATTTCAAGGGGCTACAGGAGGTCAAGGTGCTCAAGGTTTTCAAGGAGCAACTGGAGGACAAGGATTTCAAGGAGCACAAGGTGCTCAAGGGGCTGTAGGACCTCAAGGAGCTCAAGGAGGACAAGGGGCACAAGGGCCTCAAGGAGCGCAAGGTTCTAAAGGACCTCAAGGTGCTCAAGGACCTGTAGGTTTTCAAGGAAGTCAAGGTGCTCAAGGAGCTACAGGACCTCAAGGAGCACAAGGAGGTCAAGGTTTCCAAGGAGCGGCTGGAGCTCAAGGATTCCAAGGTGCTGCCGGTGGACAAGGTGTTCAAGGAGGTGTTGGACCCCAAGGTGCTCAAGGGGTACAAGGGGCGAGAGGACCACAAGGTGCCCAAGGTGCTCAAGGAGGTGGAGGTCCTCAAGGAGCACAAGGTGACATAGGTGGAGCTGTTGCAGGTCCTCAAGGAGCTCAGGGGCAAAAAGTTGCTACAGGTGCTCAAGGTCCAACTGGACCACAGGGTGCTCAAGGAGCTCCCGGTCCAACTGGACCTTCAGATTTTAGATTAAAGACAAACATTCATCAAATTGAATCCGCATTGGAGACAATACAGAAAATCAGAGGTGTTGAATTCAATTGGTTAGAAGATTATGCTTGGGGAAAGAAAGAAGAGCCAGAAATAGGATTCATTGCACAAGAAATACTTCAGTTTTACCCTGAATTAGTGGTTGGTTCTGAACAAAATACCTACATGGTAAGATACGGTGAAGTAATTGCTATTTGTATCGAGGCTCTTAAAGAACAGGATACTATAATCAATCAACTCGAAGAAAGAGCTGAAAAATTATTTAATAGGGCGAAAGAAAAAGGTTTGCTGATTTAGATATAGTCTGAAAATAACTCGTTAAAACTTTCTTTCATTTTGGTCCAATCGGCATAGTCAGGTGCGAATACCCTAACGCATTCAAATACATTCATATCTATACCATTTTGTAGAACACTCATAAAATAACCATAATTTTCAATAGTATGGGTACCTTCACCTCTCATTTCATCGAAATACCTTTTCATTAAACCAACAAAGTCATTGACTTCAATTCTAAAATCATATTGAGTTTTGGTTGGGTCTATAGGGGATTGTTTTGAGACCCAATCACCTTTACCAACAAAAAAATCACTCAATGAATTGAAAATGATTTCATAGAGTTCAGATTCATATGCGTCGTTGTATGCGCTTTCGTATAAAGAATGTAACTCTGACCTCAAATCTTCCAAAATACCCAATACTGAGAGAGCACTATCTTCATCTGAAAAAATCTTAGGGATATTCTCTTGGGTTAGTTCAACGAAATCATTATGACCTTGTTCTTCGGCAATTGATTGAAGTAGCTCTGTTTCAGGATAAATCTTCTCACTTTCATTCAGAAAATCTTTTAACACTCTTTGATATAAAATAGTTTCATTTTTGGGAGTTAAATCTTCGATAACATCCCGATAAAGGTTTTCAGATGATACATCAAAACGTCCCCAATCATTTTCACCATCCAAAATGTTTGCAACGGTGCTTTGACTCAAACCATTTCTAATACTATCACAAAATAACTCAGATAGGTCACTTCGGTCAGCAATTGTTAAAAATGTTCTACCATCATCCTCAACAGAAATTTCATCGAAGAATTCTACCATCATCGATAAAAACTTCTCGGGATGGTTTTTGGCAATATAATAATAGCCATGGTTATGATATTCTTCGTTATCATTAGAAGTCAAATCTATTTGGTCAAGTAATCCTTTTTTATCTAACAATCCAATAATAGGTTCTATCTTACCATCCAAGGCACTTAATACACCTTCTAAGTCACCTTCGTTAAATTTTTGAAGTAAAAAATCATACTTACTCATACCATTATAAATACAAAAGGGGATGGATTTATCCATCCCCCCTTTTTTAAAGAGAACCTAAGGTCGTATTACTTTTTGTTATAATACTTTTCTACTGTCTTTTTGATGGCATCTTTAACGCTCTCTTGTTGGGTAACTCTCTGTGCTGCGGCTTGAGTTGCAGCTTGTTGAGGGTTTTGATTTTTGTTTTTGCATCCACAGCCCATCGATTAAAGTATTTTTGTTGTTTATAATTATAAATATAGATTTGTTTTGGTATTTATCAAATATAAAGATTAAAATTATGTCAGCAGCCGAGGAAAGAAGAAAAACAGGTAAATGGGAATTGGGTCCTGGTTTGGACGAAGAGGGAAGACAGGTCAATGCTCTTTATCAGTATTTGGTAAGTGAGGGAGAGATAAATGAAATTGATGATGATATTCAAGAGAATTTGGACAGACTAAGGAATCGTAAAGATGAGTTGGAAAATCAATATGAAGATACCTCGTCACCTGAACTCATTGCCCAAATTGAGCAAATTGATGAAGAGTTGTCTCAGTATGATGAATATATTGATGTTTATGATATACAACCTGAGGGTGATTATGAAGATTATATGAAGTCTTATTGGATTGAAAAATTAGGACAGACCTATGCTGTGGGTGATGATTATGATATCGATGAGGCTACCAAAAAAAACTTAGAGAACTTCCTTGATGAAGAAGGGTACGACTCATTACCCGATTGGATTTTGGAAAGTGGTATTTCAGAGAGAGATGTTGTTGAATATGCAGAGGACCTTTTTAATGATTGGATTAGAAACGACCCTGAGGATTATTTGGATGATGACGCTAAGGATTTGTCCAATGAACAAAAAAAAGAATATCAAGTTTATCAGAAAAAATCTAAAATTTTGGCTGAGAGACTTGAAACTTTCAAAAAAATTGCGGAAAAAGAAACTGAAAAAAGGAAAGAAGAATTTCAAGATTTGATTGAGACTTTAGAATCTGAGATGGAAAAAATGTTGGAATTAATAGAGGAAATTGAATCAGACCCACAGGGAGATTATCTCGAAGAAAAAATTGAGGAGGAAATTGAAAAAAGAGTTGAAGAAGTTCGTGAAGCGCCTTTGGACTTTCTGAAAAATTATGATTTACCCATATCTAACTTTATTGACCAAAGTGATGTAATTGGTGATATTATTCGAAATGATGGATACACGGCAATTTCTCCATATGATGGTAAAATAGGTGAAGAAAATGTTGAGGGGACAACATATTACATTGTCCGAGTTGATTAAAAAGATTAGTTTGTTATTTTTTAAAAAATGGGTAGAGGAAAAAACCAACATTTTAAGTTAAGCCCTGAGTGGATGTTCACTCAGCCTATTGACTTTGAATATAACAAATATACTTTGTTAGGGTACCTTCAAAAGTGTGAAAAAAGTTTCGATAACTTTGAGATTTACCCCGACTTTGTGGAAATCTCTTTACACTTAGCCAACCTTCAGTCCCTTATGAAGGAAAGAACACTTCTTTTAACTAATAAAAAGTTCCAATCCCCTGATGATGAAATTCTTCTTAAGGAACTATATCCCAAAAGAATTACTGGTCTAACAGAGGATGAATTTGCCGAAATTGAAAAAACGATTATGTATTCGGGAAACAAACTTTTAGATGTCTTCAATGTTGGTAAATCAATTTGGAACATAGTTTACGAATCTACCAATGTTGTTTTAAAGAAAAACAAAAAGTTTGTCAATAGCGGTCGGGGGTTTGTTTATTTCCCTATAAAGGATTTAAAAAAAGTTTTAGTTTGGGAATTCAGGTTTGAAAAAAACCGAACCACCAAAGGGGAAACCAAAATGATTATGGATTTAATTTGGGAGGGTGACCCTCAAGGATTAAAAATATTTGACATCTGTTTGGAGAGGTCATCGTGGAATAATGTCGAAGACATTGAAAAATTGCCGTTGTTTGAGATTACAACAAACAATAAATTTCCGATGGAAGAAACTCTTATTCCGATGATTAAGAGAAAGATTGTGGGGTACCTTACTCAAAGTATACCATTAAAAGACTTTAAACACTTTGATAGTTCCAAATTAATTTCGTAATATTGTTTATGTCTTTTAACAAACGGATTATAACCAAAGAACAAACCATCAAGTATCTTAGTGAAAAATCGGTGTCCAAACTTTTTGGAAGTGCCGATGCACTTTTCTTTAATGATGAGTTTACCCTTAAAGTATACGAAAGTTATATTATGGGTTTGACAGATGTGGAATTGTTTAATATCTTTAAGCAAGATATAAAATAAGAATTTTTATGAAGTGTATTAAATCAACCAAACTTAACAACACCTATAAGGTGGGGGATATTGTCCGTGTGGAGGACTTCGAAGCTGACCTTAAGGTTTCAACAGGGGTGTGGGAGTTCGTGCCCAAGTCAGAGTGGAAGAAAGAGGTCCGTGGAACTCAGATACTTCCCGTTGTGGAAGAAAAACCAAAGAAGAAGAAAAAAACCAATAAACAAGACTAATGGAAATCGACCAAATCACCCTCAAGACTCTAATGAGCAAACTTAGTCAGCCTGTTCATATTAGTTACATCGCTCGTTACATTCTCAAACAAGAATACGATGTGACCAACAGAGTAATGAAAAAGTTAATTGAGGATGATGTGGTCGAAGAGAGTCCGATGGGAAAGGAGTATTATGTTCGTAAAACTACATAGGGTGATGAATAGACACCATTGGGCGGTTTCGCTAAGAATTTTTCGTTTACCTATCTTTGCTTTTTCTTTATCCAAAGGAACTGCTTGGATAAGATTTTTCGGTCGAGGAATATCCGTTACAACACAACCTTTGTTTTCTGTTAGAAACAGATTAAAGAAGTCCCTCAAGTTGGGCAAATTTTATTTTGAATTACTATGAAAATTAAATTAGAATATGTATGGCTTGATGGTTATACCCCCGAGCCAAACCTTAGAAGTAAGGTTAAAGTAATAGACATTAAGAACGCTGAGGGAAGAGTTTCTTTGGACGATTGTCCTGAGTGGAGTTTTGACGGTTCTTCAACTCGTCAGGCTGAGGGTAAGTTTTCGGATTGTATCCTAAAACCTGTTAGAGTTTATGCTAATGTTCTCAATAAAGGTTACCTAAAATCATATTTTGTCCTTTGTGAGGTCATGTACCCTGATGGTACTCCCCATGAAACGAATACTCGTGCAAATGTTGGGTTCGAAGAACAAGACCTTTGGTTTGGATTTGAACAAGAGTATACCATCTACCAAAACGGTCGTCCACTTGGATTTCCAAAGAACGGCTACCCTGAACCTCAAGGTAAGTACTACTGTGGTGTTGGTAACGGACAAGTTCATGGACGAGAGTTTGTGGATAACCACATGGAGATGTGTATCAAAGCGGGTATAGATATCACAGGAACAAACGCAGAGGTTCTCCTTGGTCAGTGGGAGTTCCAAGTATTCAGTCAAGGAAAACTACAGGCTGGTGATGACCTATGGATGTCTCGTTACATCCTTCTTCAGATGAGTGAAGAGTACGGATTCAAAATTGAATTCCACCCCAAACCAGTTCAAGGAGATTGGAATGGCTCAGGGCTCCATTGTAACTTCTCTAACAAAAAGATGAGAGATGAAGGTGGTGAGGAGTACTTCCACAATATCTTCAGAGCCTTCGATAGTCGTCACAAAGAGCACATTGAAAACTACGGTTCAGAAAACGCTCTTCGTCTAACTGGTAAACACGAAACCCAATCCATTGATACTTTCAGTTGGGGTGTCTCTGACCGAGGAGCTTCCATTAGAGTTCCTTTGGCAACCTCCAAAGAATGGAAAGGTTATGTGGAGGACCGTCGTCCCGCATCGAATGGTGACCCCTATAAAATCGTTAGAGTTATTTCCGAAGCTTTGGACCTTGCAGTTCAAATTAATAAAATCAATCACACCATGAACTCCAAGATTGATACTGAAAAGGCTAAAGAGGCTTTGGCATACTTGGGTATTAATTGGAACCACTCTCAAGAACTTAGAGAGGCGGAAAAATTAGGCCCGGACGATGAGTAAACCCTATATCCAACAAACTCTCACCTATACTGAAGATGGTAGGTTAATGGACGAAACAGGACAAGCGGTAATGATGGATTGGGAACGCCCAATTATGGAACAAGCGGCAAAGGTCATTACCCAAAATGGTGGACGAGTTCTCAATGTAGGATTCGGAATGGGAATTATTGACACTGAAATTGAAAAATATCCCAACACCGAACATTGGATTATTGAACCTCACTTAGATGTCTTTACTAAAATGATGGATGACGGGTGGCACCTTAAATCCAATGTAAAAATCCTACACGGAGACTGGCAGTGGTTTCTTAAATACTTACCTAAGTTTGATGGTATCTACATCGACACTTGGGATGAACAAATTTGGGACTTCTTGAAGAATACACCGAACATGCTTAAAGAGGGGGGTATCCTTTCATTCTTTAATAATCCTCGTGGTGATGAGAAAGGATTACATATGTCTCAAGAAGAATATGACATTTTGTCACCCATATGTCAAATTGACTTTGAGACTATTGAGTTGAATCACATTGACGGACCTGATAAACAAACTGCAAACGGAGGATTTTATTGGCATCCCGATTGGAAGACCTATTATTGTCCTATCATAACTAAAAAATAGACAAACTTTTTGTAGTCTGTCGTAATAATCATAGTGTTGTGGTATTTATTAAAAAAACATTATGAAAAAAATCGATTTAAATTCTGGTGATAAGTTCCATTATTGGACTGTAATTTCTCTATCTGATTTTGAAACTAAAAAAGGGGAGAGATATTATAAATGTTCTTGTGACTGTGGTACAATCAGGGATGTCAGGGCAAGTACTCTCAAAAATGGGCAAACAAAATCTTGTGGTTGTTTTGTGAAAGAAACAATGTCAAATTTAAAAAGAATTAATATTCAAGGTGTAAAATTTGGAAAACTAACACCAATCAAGAGAGTTCATCATAATAATGGCAAACATTTAAATCATTGGTTGTGTGAATGTGATTGTGGTAATCACATTGTTGTAGCAACAAGTTCTCTGATGAAAGGTCAAAAATCTTGTGGTTGTATTAGGAAAGGTGAAAGTAACCATAATTGGAAAGGTGGCAAAATAACTACTCGTGCTGGTTATGTAAAAAAACATGCTCCAAATCATCCTAATAATATTATTGGTTATGTTTTAGAACATAGATTAGTAATGGAAGAAGTTTTAAGTCGATATTTAGAACCAAATGAAGAAGTGCACCATAAAAATGGTGTTAGAAATGACAATTCGATAGAAAACTTAGAACTTTGGGTAAAATCCCAACCTCCTGGTCAACGAGTTGACGATATGATTGTTTTTTGCTATAATTTCCTTAAAAAGTATAAACCACAAATTTTAAAAAATGAGTTTGAATAAAGAAATGGTCAATCATCCAGACCACTATCAATTTGGAAAAGAAAATACATATGAAGTCATCAAAGTCATTGAAGCTCTTGAAATGGATTTTCATCTTGGTAACACTTTTAAGTACATCGCTCGGGCGGGTAAAAAAGGAACGGACAAAGAAATCCAAGACCTGAAAAAGGCTCTTTGGTATTTAGAGAGAAAAATTCAACTTTTGGAATCTAATCGATGATTTTATATCTTCTTTGGGGTTCGATATTTGGAATGTTATTCCATTATGTTATGATTGTAACTCAACAAGAAGTTGAATTTACTGAAATAGTATTGGTGGTCCTTGGTTGGCCACTGATATTACTTGTTTTTGTATTTGGATTAATTAATGAACTAAGAAAATGATTGAAAATTTTACTAAAAAAATCCTCAATGGAGATTGTATTGAGGTTATGAAAACCATTCCTGAGGGTTCTGTTGACCTTGTTTTAACCTCCCCACCCTACGGAGTAAACATCGCATATGATGTGCACAACGATGATATGACACCTGAGGAGTACCTTAAATTCACCAAAGAGTGGATGACCGAGGCGTATCGGGTGTTGAAGGACGATGGTCGTATTGCTTTAAACATCCCATACGAGATTAATCGTCAAGATAAAGGTGGACGAGTATTCTTAGTCAGTGAGGTTTGGCAGACTATGAAACAAATAGGATACAAATTCTTTGGAATCGTTGATTTGGAAGAAGAGTCACCACACCGTAGCCGTACAACCGCATGGGGAAGTTGGATGAGCCCAAGTTCACCTTACATCTACAACCCGAAAGAGTGTGTTATCTTAGCCTACAAGAAAGAACACATTAAAAAAATTAAGGGTCAACCTCAATGGACAAACGAATGGATTGATGTTGAAGATGAAAATGGTGTAACCAAACAAAAAAAGGTTTATACTGAAGACCAAAAAAGAGAATTCATTGACTTGGTATTTGGACAGTGGAATTACTTTGCCGATACCAAGAGTATGACCAAAGCTACTTTCTCAATGGACATCCCAACCAAAGCAATTAAAATTCTGACTTACAAGAATGATGTTGTATTGGACCCATTTGCTGGTAGTGGGACTAGTTTGGTCGCCGCAGAAGTATTAGACCGTCGTTGGATTGGAATTGAATTGTCACCCAACTACACCGAAGTTGCTCGAAAAAGAGTTCAGGGGTTTATTGATGAGAAAAAACAACAAAAAATTAATTTTGAAAAAGATTTGGCGGAATAAAAATTTTGTTGTAGGTTTGTCTTGTTGATTAATAAAAACTAAAAACATGACCAAAACTCAACAAATCGAAACAGTCCGCCAGTTGGTTGAAGACTACTGTGCTCGGGAAATGTTCCTCACCCACGGATTCACACCCACGGATGATGAATACCAACACATTTTAAACATCGCAGAAAGTATACTTTGTACCAAATGGAATGTAGGTTACCCCGGTGGTAGTTTTGTTCAAGCTGTGGTGGAAAACAACCTACAACTTGCCGTATCACGGGCTGACTATATCAATCGGAAGTACATCCCCCTTTACATTGGGCTTTTACAGTCGGTGGAATGTCCCAAAGAATTAACTTACAATAGCGAAATCGAATAAGTTGAGTTTTTAATTTAATGAGAGACCTCTATCTGTAAAGGTGGGGGTTTTTTATTTGGGTCCATATTTATCATTATGAACTTGAGTAAAACCATCAAAAGAATTCTCAGGGAAGAGTTGAATAATGGTTTAACCAAATTTGAACGACAGAAAAAATTAATTAAAAAAATCTTGGATAGTTCATCTTATGAGGGGGTATGTGGTTACACCTTTACCCACGACGAAGACAATGATAGAGTGGCTAGTGTAATTGTTAATTTCTCCGAGGGATGGTACAGGTATAGTGATGACAGAAATGAATTGAATAGAAGACTACGAACGATTGGAGTAACCAAAATCGAGATTGAAAATAGGATAAGTAATTTTTTGGGTATAAAGAACCTTTATATCGGTTCTATTTTGGTTGATTGTGATTCAAAATTAAAAGAGAATGATGACTCAAAGAGTGTGTCTTCTGAATTTATTGAAAGGATATTCAGGTCTTAAATAACTGAAACTAAAAACACGACCCTCTTCTGAAGAGAAGGGGGTTTTTTTATTTCGAAACTTTTTAGTATCTTTGTTTATATGATTGACAACCTACATCAAATCAAGTCTCTGCTTAACTTCGAAAAGGAGGGGGACTTTTACATGCTTTATGTTTTGAAGCGTAAGAAAGACCAAACCACTGATAAGTCAAATCATCAATCAGTTAGAACGATAAAGACCTACTGTATTGAAAGTGTTGAGTATCTCGAAAAGAGGTATGAAGAGATTAAAGAACTTTGTGAGATGTTCAAAGCCAGAGCATACATTCATGTTCAAAAGCAAAGTCACCACGATGTGTCGTTGAACATGTTAGTTGCTTTGGCTGAGCGTATTCGTAACGGTCAACATAGCCAGCAACATTTATTTGATTCTGTCGTCGGTCAATTGAAAACTTTGGAAAAGCGATGGGTTATCGATATCGATGGAATATCAATTGATGGTTTTGCTCATGCACCTTTTTATAAAGAAATGCGTCGGTATATTAGTGAACTGCAAAGTGAAACTGGTAAAGAAGTTGAGATGACTTTCATTCCAACTAAGGCTGGATTTCATATTATTGCCTCACCTTTCAATCTCCAAAAGTTTAAAAAGCGTTATCCTGAGGTAGATGTTCAGAAAAAAAATCCGACGATTTTGTATATTCCAAATAGTTTAAATTGATTATGTTTGTTAAATGACTATTGAGACGCTTAATCGTTATTATGAAGATGGGTTGTTGTACAAACAAACTCATCCCACCCTTCCATTGACTATATGGAACTACACCGAGAAAGTTCAGTACGAAGGGTTGTGGGACGAGGTTACGGTTCAATGTAGAGGTCTTATAACTGAGAATACCACTGGTAAAATATTGGTTCGCCCCTTTAAAAAATTCTTTAACTACGAGGAGGTTATTGGTAAGGAAGTAATCCCTTCCAAGGGCGATTATGTTTACATCCAAGAAAAAATGGATGGTTCTTTGGGTATTTTATTCAACTACGAAGACCAATGGATTATGGCAACCCGTGGTTCATTTGCTTCTGAACAAGCAATCAAAGGTCTTGAGATTGTTAAATCAAAGTATTTTTTGGCTTCATGGTCAAAAGAATATGCCTACTTAGTGGAGATAATTTATGAAGCGAATCGAATTGTTGTTCGATACGATGAAGAAAAAATTGTGTTCTTATCCGTGGTTTTGAATGAGAGTTGGAAATGGGAACCAACGGACGACACCGAACTACACTGGACTACCGCAAAGATGGTTCTACATGCTAACGGTGTTGAAGAAGATGATTTGGTTAAAACCGAACAACATTTCAATTTCTCTGATGAGTTATACAAGTCGTTGAAAGAAAAGAACGAGACCAATAAAGAAGGTTTTGTCCTTAGATTCCAACCTGGTAACTTCAGGATGAAAATCAAGTTTGAAGAATATGTTCGTCTCCACAAGGTCATGACCAATCTTTCAACCACTGCGGTTTGGGAGGTATTGTCATCGGGTGGTAGTATGGATAGTATTTTAACTCATGTTCCTGATGAATTCTACCGCAAAATCAAAGAGTATGAGAAAGAATTGATTATTCAGTTCAACCAACTTGAGGAGGAATACCAAAACCACTTTGATTCAATAAAAGGATTGGGGATACGAAAGTTTTTTGCACTAAGTGCACGAATGTTTAAACATCCAACAATCTTATTTGCCATGTTGGATGGTAAGGATGTAGAACCAATCATTTGGAAATTAATCAAACCTGAGTTTCGTAAGTTGTAAAATATTTTATATCTTTGTCTTATGAAAATTGTATTGGAAAAAGGGCAAGGTCTGTTTTTCACATCAGACACTCACTATAACCACGGAAACATTTGTCGTGCTACTACCAATTGGGTGGGTGCTGAAAACCTGACCCGTGATTATAAGTCCTTAAACCACATGAATGATACTTTGGTAAACCGAATCAATGAGATGGTAGGTGAGGACGATATTTTGATTCACCTTGGTGACTGGTCGTTTGGCGGATTTGAATCCATAGCAGAGTTCCGTAATCGGATTCTTTGTAAGAACATTCACCTGACCTTCGGAAACCACGACCATCACATCCGTCGAAACAAAGGAGATATCCAAGATATTTTTTCATCTTGTCAGGACTACCTTCACTTGGATATTCGCAAACCAATCGGTAAAGAGGTTCTGAAATATTCTATGGTGTGTATGCACTACCCGATTGCATCTTGGGATGGTATGAATGACGGTGTTGCTCACCTTCATGGACATGTTCACCTTTCACCTAACCTTCGTATCAACGAAGGACGGGCAATGGATGTTGGCGTGGACGGAAATGACCTTTACCCAATTTCTTTTGAGGAAATCCGTAACATTATGAAGGACCGTCCTCACCGAAAATTGACCTTACCAAAAGACCACCACGAAAAACGACTGTAAAATGAAAGAACTATATGTGCTCAGGGGATTACCAGGAAGTGGTAAATCAACAATTGCTAAAATGATTGTGGGGAATAAAGACTATTGTCACAAAGAAGCTGACATGTATTTTGTTGATAGGGAAGGGAACTATAAGTTCAACCCATCTGAAATCAAACTTGCACACATGTGGTGTCAAAACGAAGTTGAGTATTTGCTTAATTACGAACATTCACCTGTTGTTGTATCAAACACTTTCACCCAAGAGTGGGAAATGGAATATTACCACAAGTTGGCTGAAAAATATGGGTATCGTGTTCATTCCTTGATTGTGGAAAACCGCCATGGTGGTGTCAACGAACATGGAGTACCTGAAGAAAAGTTAGAACAAATGAAAAACAGGTTTGAAATTAAATTAATTTAAAGTGGTCAACTTCGACCACTTAAAATAATATTCAGAACCCCCTTGAAAGAGTGGGGTTTTTTTATTAGGTTTCCATTATCTATTTATTTGATAATGAAAAAACTATTACTTTTATTTTTGCTTGTGTCCTTCACAAGTTTATTTTCTCAGGAAACTAAGATTACTTACCTCAGAGCGCAAAACGCTTCAATGGGTGTAAGACAAGATGAAAACAGTCCAGTCACAGAGTGGATTATTGACAGTAAGGAGGTCAACATCTTGGTTGAACTTCACCAAACTAAGGTTGTGATTTATAGTAAAACAACTCAGAATTACCATGTGGTTAACGCTGTCAATGCGTCTGTTGGAACATCAAGATGGTTGTGTAAAGATTCCGATGGTAAGAGTTGTTATGTTGCCATGCACTTTGATGAAAGATATGCTGGTCTGATAACTTTGGCTGTGGAATACAATGATTTGGTTTGGTTTTATATCTGCAATAAAGAATGAAAAAACTTTTTTGAGTGGGTATTTGACCCTTTGATTCGATTTTATTATTATTTGTTAAAATGAATAAAATGAAAATTAATTTACCATCAATTTTGGATTGGGGAGTTAGAATTATAGCTTTCTTTCTGGTCCTTTACCTCTCCGTTGAAACAGATAAGTTTGCCTTTGGAATGATGAATGCTAAAAACACAATCTCTTTCGGGTTAGGTGTTTCGTTGTTTTTGGGAACTAACATCATTGTTTTCTTCGCGATTTACAAATTATTCAAATCAACCATTAACAAAAACTTTGATAATCTTGTCTAATAAGAAAACTTAGTGTATATTTATTATTATGAACATAGAACAAGCAAAACAAATTCTTAAAGAACACGGTCGTCCTACTTGCCCATGTAAATACAATGGTAGTACCGACCTAATGATTCAAGAGGCTCAGAAACTCTCGACTCAATCAGAATAAAGAAAGACCCTCACCAAAAGTGGGGGTTTTTTCTTATCTCAGGTATTTATAATAAAAGAATTTTTATGAACAGTGAAGTTATAGCCAAGTTAGTCCAAATTCAAATGCAATTTAGATTTATGCATTGGCAGACATTCTCCTATGCAAAACACAAGGCTTATGGTAAGATATACGAAGCACTTGTTAATTTAGTTGATGAATTTGCTGAAGTATGTATGGGAAAACACGGAAGACCAGAATATCTTGGAGGTTTGAGTTTAGAGATTGAAGATTTATCACAGATGTCTTTACAAGAGTTTGTTGATGACTCGGTAAACTTCCTATTGTCTTTTGATGAAATCTATGACCCAACCCTTGACACAGATTTGTTAAACCTAAGAGATGAGATGGTTGCGTTAATAAACAGAGGAAAATACTTATTCACTTTAGAATGAAAAAAAATATCCGTATCACCGAAAAGGCACTATCTCGTATTATCGACAATGTGATTAAAGAACAAGAAGTGGTTGTAGAAATGAAAGTCAAAGACTTAAAAAATAAGGTCAATGAACAACTTTCAAGTTATCAACTATCATCGGGAGATGTTCGTGAAATTCAAAATGCTTTGAATGAATATTTTAAGATGAAAAAAATACCAACAAAAATAGTTGTTGATGAAAGGTGGGGACCTTCAACGGTCGAGGCACTTAAGAAATTCCAAAAAATGGAGAAACTCGATGTGGATGGAATTCCTGGACCGAGTGTTTATGAAAAAATGGTTGAGTTAGGTATCAGAGGTAACTTTTTCGAAAGATGGTTATCCAAACTTGGTTTGTTCTGATAAAAACCAATTAAAATTAAATGGGGACTAAAGTAAAAGTTTTACTTGGTCCCCTTTTTTTATGTCAAGCTCATTTGCGGAACTACCTTGAATTTCAAGAACTAATCTTCCTCTACCGCAATAACTATCACAATCTTCATCCTTACAAGGCTGGCAATTGTGATGTACTTTAGTTATCGTTGTTCCTTCAATAAAGATTATGTCTAAGGGGATTATACAGTTCTTCATCCAAAAACAACTGGTGTCTTCATCCATAACAAATAACATTCCGTTGAACTCATCAGTGAAAGTTCTGTTCATCATTCCTTGAGCTTTGTCAAAATTACTTGTAACAACTTTTACATTAAAGATATTATCCCCTATTTTTAACCTCATAGTAATTATAAATATGAAAGAGAAGATTTATGTTGGTGTTGTTGTAAAAGTTAATGACGAAGTTTTACTTTGTAAAAGGTCTACCAAAGCAACTTTGCCGGGTGTATGGTCCGTCCCTGCGGGTAGTGTTGAGAAAGGTGAAACCACAAAAGAAGCTGCTGTTAGAGAATTCCATGAGGAAACTGATATCATTATTTCCTCAGATGACTTAACCTTTGTTGGTTTGGTTCCTCGTACTTCAAGAGATGGTAGGTTTGTAAAAGGGTGGATGTATGTTTATCTTTTACAATCTAATCCGTATTTGTATCCCGATTTAGAAAATGCTAAAGATGGTCAAGAACACAGTGATTGTGGGTATTTTACTTACGAAGACATTATGGAAATGAACACTGGTGAATTTTTCAAAAAATTATTAATGGCAATTTTAAATAAAGTTTAACTTTTCAAAACAAAACATATATTTATTATCTCAACCGAGAGGTTGACACACCCCACAAAAAGTTCTACAGGTCATTTGACAAATCCTAAATTTGTTTTATCTTTGTAGAACACTCGGAAGAAGGACTTCGGTCCCTTTCACATCCCACAATGAGTGTTCGAGAGAACATAGTAGTTGTGGGATTTTTTTCGGGTGTCGGTCTTTAAAATATTGCGGGATAGAGCAGTTGGTTAGCTTGCAAGGCTCATAACCTTGAGGTCGAAGGTTCGAATCCTTCTCCCGCCACTAACTCCAAATTCAATTTCCCTTGAAATATTCTTACGTAGAAAATAAATTAATCGACGAGAAGGGAAATGCTGTGATGATGGATTGGGAAAAACCAATCATGAAATTGGTTTCCGAAATTATTTGTAAAAATAGGGGGAGAATCCTTAATATCGGGTTCGGAATGGGAATCGTTGACACTTACATTTCTGAACTACTACCAATGGAACATGTTATCATTGAAAGGAATTTGGATGTCTACGAATATATGGTGGATAATGGTTGGTTGGAAAAACCAAACACAAAGGTAATTTTCGATTCGTGGCAGAATGTTTTGGATGACATAGGAATTTTCGATGGGATTTATTTGGATACATGGTGTGATGAAAGACTCCAATCAACACCTAAACTTCTTGAAAAAAATTTGAAAGTTGGTGGTGTGTTTTCTATGTGGTACAATCAATCAGAATTTTCAGAAATAGTTCAAAAATTAGATGATAAGTACTCGGTGTCCTACATTCAACTTCGTAACGATGAATTGATACCCTATTCACAACATCAAAATGGGGAAGTTTATATTGACCCCCACTTGCAAAATATAACCATCCCACAAATTATAAAAAATTTTTAGTTGGGTTGTTGACAAACTCGAATCTTTGATTATACTTTAACAAGAAGTCAGAAACACGGAATTCAAATCTCACCATCCGTAGTTAATAGAGTAAGTTTCTGATTTTGTTCTTTGAATTACAAAACAGGCGGTTTAGCGTCTTTAGATAACCCCAGCGATGGGACTAAAAGGGATGAAGGGTTTAGCGACCTTTGTAGTCTCGCAGGGCTTCGGTCTTGACAACTAAACAAAGTACCTACGGTGAAAACCCTGACGGCAAGTGCTGAGGGGGAGACATCATCCCGATTTTGTAGAGAATCGGGGTTGAGATGGAGACATCAACAGGAAAAGGTACAGGTGACGGTTTGAGACATCCCGCTGGGTGTTGTAAAGCTGAGTACCAGTCTGAGGGGTTACCACGGGTTTAAACCCACCGTAGTCCTGATTGACCGTCAACTGGCGGGTTGACAGAGAGGTGTGAAGCATTTCGTTCTCAAAAGGAATGGACCTTCTCCCGAAGCACATCTTTCATTCTTCTACAAAGCTACATATCAATGTGAATGATATTCAATGATACAAGCAAAAGTCTTCGGGCGTTGGTACTGAAAGGTGTCTAATCCTTCAGGTCATCGGACCAATGAAGGCACGGATAGGACCGCAAGTCCATCGGTGTTGATTGAGAAACTACTCGTGGGACGGCCATCCCTCAGTCAGCTCGCAAGGTTGAAGAGATAGGAGTATCAGTTGAGTTGGTGTCAACGAAAAGAGTGGTAGACTCAAATTACCGACATTGGTTGGTTACGACAGGCAACTGTTGTGGACCGAGTGGGGAAACCATAATCCCACCAAAGACTGACCACCTAAGCTCGTAGTCTCAGAGCATTAGCCAAACCCCCTTCCGAAAGGTTGGGGGTTTTTTATTTAAAGAGGTATTTATAAAAATATGAAACTTTTAAGTGTTCTTAAAGAAACAATTTTTGTTGTCGAAGAAATGGGCCCTGGCTCAGAACCTTATGATTACTACAGAGAGGGTGAATACTTAGTTGAGTGGTGGACAGCCCCACATGTATATGAACAACGAGATGGTAAACCTCGAATACCTGATATAAGGATATTCGATAAACTTATCGATTTATCAAGTCCCCTGATACTAACTAAGTATTTTTTTCAAGGGACAAAATTCAAGGAGATAAAACCTGAAGATAGTTTTCATCCGAGATTTATAATCAGAAAGATAAAAGGTAATTCAAGACCTCAAATGGTGGTGCAAATTGAAGAACTAAACTCTGAAAAGAAAAAAATCGTCCTGCAAATACTTTCTTTTTTAGATGTGGAGGGTCGTGATTTTTATTTCCTTGATAGAGGGGAGAAAACCTTGCGATTTATTATGGACTTAGAAGAATAAAATTTGGCAGTCTAAAATTTATTTTTTATATTTGTGTTGTAATTCGATAAAAATGAAACACAACACCATTATCATCAAACACCCGAAGTTGGGTAAATTAGTTCATCAGACTTTCGATAAGTCTGGTCAGTTTAAATTGTTTCTTATGGGTATTCATGGACCACTTGAATTGAAAACCGACCTGAATTTTTTCAATGGTGACGATTTTCTTCTCAATATACCTCACAAAATTCTCTGTGAATGTATTATTATAACTAAACATGTTGGAGAAAAGAAAGGAAATTCTTTGTCTGAACATTTCAAATCTCGAATGGAAGCCGAGGTAATCAAAGAGTCCTAACCTCTCTGTTAGGTGGTGGAGCGTCCAACAACCTGTTGGACCCAAGAAAGGTCAGTTAACTCTGACCTTTTTTATTACATATTTGAAAAATAAAGAGGGGTGGGAAACTCCGAATATGAAATTATCCCTTGTAAAATCATCCCTTTATTTTTTGGTCGGTTAAAAATTTGCTTAACAAACTTTTCATCACTTTCAAACTGAAGAAAAGTTTCAGTCCTTACTGTTACATCATACTCCTTTAACACTTTCAATCGGTTTTCAAATACGTTAGAAAGTGGAGTTGTAGTACCTTCATAATCGTTCAATTCTGAATTAACTTGAGCATCATCTGATATTTCGAAATATACTTCAATACTTTTTTCTTGCCAATCTTCTTCTTCACCAGTTCCATCACAAGTATCACAACTACCAGAACCATCCCCATCACAATAATCACACCCAACTTCTCCAGTACCTTGGCAAGTTGAACACGGTTCACCATCGATTTCTTCAGTACCATCACATTCAGGACATTCATATTCACCCCTACCATCACAATAATCACAGTCTACTTCGCCGTCACCATCACATGCAGAGCAAGTATCAAAAACATCGGTGTAAGAGGTGTAAAAGGTTAAAACTATTTTAGTTTCTTCAGTTTTCAAAATAAGATAGTTTAAATCCAAATTTGAATCTACTTGAGTCAACTGATAAATGAAAATAAATAATTTGAAAATACTTTCTTCATCAAAAAGAGAGAAAAACTCATTTTGTTTAGTATACAAATACTTGAATCGTTCTAAAAAAGTTTCCATATTTTCCCCTGAGGGAAAAAAAGAAACTAATTTTTTGGCTATGATATAAAGTTTTTCGTTAGTCATAATGAATAATCTATAAATATAAGTAAAATAAATTCATGTAATGTTTCACTTTTGTAGCTTGATTTTTACATTTAAATAAAAAAATGGATGTAAGAGTTACAAAACAAGAAATTCTATCCAACCCTAATGATTACGAATTGGGTAAGTTGGTTAGACAAAGATATTGGGAACTTTATGAAAAAGACATTAATCAAAACTTTGATGAACATGTGGGTTTGGTAATCGGTGAAGACGGATTAGTAAAATCTATTATCAACGCGGAATCAATGATGCAAACTTGTTCAATTTGTGGTGAAAATACATACAGATTGTCTTCGGAACATTTAGTGGGTACAGAACACATGCAATGTGTGTTAAACCAACAAAACGAATTTGATGTTTGTGTTATTTGTGGTAGAGAAACCTCATATAAAAGAAGTACTCCAATTGATATGAGAATTGGTTATGTCGAAGGGGCGGGACAAACATGTGACGGGACATGTCGAAGAGTATAAATTGACAAAAAAGTTTAAATAACTATATTTTTACTATGAACACAAAAAAACCATCTGCTATAGTTTATGGTTGGCATAAATTGGGGGACACAATTCTTTTTTCTGATATCTATTGGGAAGAATATCTCCACGATGAAGTAAACTTATATTCATTACCATACACAGGAAAAGTGGTGGAAGATTATACACGATATAGACCTGATATAATATTATCAATTGGCGAAGAAATTGAAATTCCTCATTTTCATTTGAAAAAAATTCATGTTCATGTGGATGAAATGTTACCTGACTTAGTTATTGCAAATATCATTGTTTGTCAAAGTGTTTTTAGACATTGCGAGTTTCCGAGACCAAGATTTTCTATTTTTACTCCAACTTACAAAACCAATGAAAGAATCGTCAGGGCTTACGAATCCTTAAAGAATCAGACAAATACTAATTGGGAATGGATTGTTTTGGATGATTCACCCGATGATGTGACATGGAGATTAATACAAGATATTGCGGCAAAAGATTACCGAGTCAAACCTTTCAGATTATACCCATTGACTGGTGGTAATGTTGGATTGGCAAAACACCGAGCGGCTATGATGTGTGATGGTGATTGGTTAGTTGAACTTGACCACGACGACCATTTGGTTTCCAATGCGTTGGAGATTTCAAATGAGGCAATAAATAAATTTCCTGATGCAGGGTTCTTGTATAGTGACTGTTCTGAGTCTTACGAAGACGGTGAAATGAAGTATTATGACCATGATTGGTCAGGTAATTGGTACGCAAGAGAGGACAATTATTTTGATTTTGGTTATGCGGGACACACATGGGCTGAAGTTGACGGTGAAAAAATATTGGCACACCATTACCCTGATGTTAACCCGTTGAGTATTCGTTTTAATATATCAATGCCAAACCATGTGAAAATGTGGAAAAGGGAAGTTTACCACCAAATTGGCGGACATAATAAGGCGATACCTGTTGCCGATGACTTAGAAATTTCTATTAAAACATTCCTTTATACCCGAATGATTCATGTCAAGAAAGTTCTTTACCTTCAGAAAAACAATAGAAACAGTACTGTAGATAACAACTCTCAAGACATTAATCGTAGAGCCCGACTAATTCGAGACCATTACGATAAAAGAATTCATGAAAGAATCAAGGAATTAGGATTTCATGATTGGAATTGGGATGAAGAGGCTGGGCACTCTCAGAAATTCCAAAATAGTGTGCCCATAAGAAAATACTTCGAAGAAGAACAAATAATGAATTATATCTATGAATAAAAAAACTAAAATTGTATTAAATGCTATGGTTGCCAATGAGGCGCGTACCATCACTCGAATGTTAGACTCAGTATATCAACATGTTGATTATTGGGTAATACAGGATAATGGTTCAACTGATGGAACACAAGAAATTATCAGAAATTTCTTTAAAGAAAAAAATATACCAGGATTTCTTTATGAAATCGAATGGCAATTTCCTGGTTGGAACAGAGACCATGCACTTCAAACTTGTTTAAAGACTGACCATGGTTGTGATTGGATTATTCGAATGGATGCTGATGAAAGACTTGAAATCGATGAAGATTTCGATTGGACTTTATTAGAAAATATGGAAGTGGACTCTTGGAATATTATTGTTAGAAGTTTTAATACAAGATACTACCGCACATGGTTGTGGAATGCCAATCGTCCTTGGTTCTTTCAACATGATAAACGACACGAAACAATTCACTTACCCGAAGTTGGTGAAGATTTCGAAAGAAGAGTTCTACCTGAAAGTTTCCGTCACATTGTGACCAACGATGGACAAACATGGGCGGCTCCTCGTAAATTTCTCCGAGATGCTCTCGAATTAGAAATCGATAAAGTCGTTGGTAACACCGTATTAGAAGACCATTACCATTTGTGGTATGTGGGTAAAAGTTATTCAGATTGTTATGGTAATCCTAACGAGTTACCATTCGGTAAAGACCACTCTGATGAATATGCACGAAGGGCAATTTTTTATTTTAATCATTTTCTAAGAGTATCACACAACTATTGGGAAACAGGAAAACCTGCACGAATCGATGAGATGTCATATACAACATTTTTGTTGATGGGTTCGGCATACTCATTCCGAGGTGAATATGAAGAAGCTGAAAAATCATGGAATCAAGCGGAACAATTCGCACCTGGTAGAAATGAACACCTTATGTACCACGCTTTATTCTTAGAGGATAATAATCGAATTCAAGAGGCTCTTGATTTGGTAAATCAAATGATGAACCCTGAAAGAAAAAATCCTTTTCCAACATATTGTTTTTTGATTGAAGACCGATGTTACTTAGACACAGGTAAAAAAGAGTTAAATGAATGGAAAGATAGACTAACTCGTAAGTTGACTGAACCTATAATCAAAAACGAAGGTGTCACTTTCTCCTTTTCATAAAAAATACGATTACATAATTGTGGGCTCCGGTTTATTCGGGGCCACTTGTGCATATGAACTATCAAAAAAGTTCAAGTGTTTGGTAATAGATAAGCGTTTAACCATTGGAGGAAACTGCTACACCGAAAACTTGGATGGAATTCATATTCACAGATATGGAGCTCACATTTTTCATACCTCTGATAAAGACATATGGGAATGGGTGAATCAATTTGCGGAATTCCGACAATTTGTCAATTCACCTATAGCAAATTATAACGATGAGTTATATTCTCTCCCATTTAATATGTGGACATTCCATCAATTGTGGGGAGTAAAAACTCCTGAGGAAGCTAAAGCAAAAATTGAGAGTCAAAAATATAAAGGTGCCATCACTAACTTGGAAGAACAAGCTCGTTCAATGGTTGGTGATGACATCTATTTTAAACTTATCAAAGGGTATACTGAAAAACAATGGGGTAAAAAGTGTACAGAACTACCAGCATCAATTATCAAAAGATTACCCGTTAGATTCACTTGGGATAACAATTATTTTAATGACAAATACCAAGGTATACCAATTGGTGGTTACACACAAATCTTCGAAAAACTTCTCAGTGGTATTGAAGTTCACTTAGGCACGAATTTCTTTGAAAAAAGAGATTACTATGAATCAATATCGGATAAGATTATCTACACAGGACCTATTGATGAGTTCTATGACTATGAATTTGGTAAATTGGAATATAGAAGTCTTAAGTGGGAAAATACCTACATGCATACTGAAAGTTTTCAAGGACATCCTGTGGTTAATTACACTGATGATGAAACTCCTTACACACGGATTATTGAACACAAGTATTTTGACAATCAAAATCAAAAAAGAACTTATGTAAGTAAGGAGTTTCCATGTGATTATACGGGTGATAACGAACCCTATTATCCCATACGAGATGAGATTAATTCAGAAATGTATAGGAAGTATAAAGAACTTGGTGAAATTTCTTTAAAATACATCTTTGGTGGTAGACTTGGGACTTATATGTACTATGACATGCATCAAGTGATTGGTCAAGCCTTAACAACGGTTAATAAGCTGATTCGAACTTAATATCTGTGGCACACAATGTATCTTTACTAAGTAGAGACATTGTTTTAGTTATGGTTTGTGTAATAACATAAGATATCTCACCTTGGTTGACTTCAGGTGTTTTCGTTAAAATGTCAACACCGTAAACCCAATCACACATTGCGGTTTTAACCGGTGAGCTGAAAATAAAAGTTAGTGAAATTGAATCGATATCTTTAAACGCAGGACTTTTTTTTAAAAGATTTGACAAAATCTTTTGTACTGATTTTTTCATAATTATGTTTTTGTCGACCACTATCCATAATTTTCTACAAATATAAATAGTTCTATATTTGTTTCTATAATATGTTTTTTGTATCTTTGAAGTATGAATTTTGCGGACACAACACTTAAGATAAAATCTCAGACAACTGGGTTTGCTTCACCCGCAGAGAGCTATGTGGATAAAAGATTAGACCTCAATGACTTAATTGTTGGGGATGTCTATTCCACATTTTATTTTAGGTATAAAGGACCCAAAACTCTTGGTGTTGAAACCAACGATGTATTGGTTATTGATAGGTCACTATCACCCCAAGACGGGGACCTTGTTGTGTTAACAGATAAACTATGTTTTAAAATCAGGCCATACGAAGGTCAAACCAATTTATGGGGTAAAGTTTCGTGGGTCTTAAAGAAAAAATGAGATGATTATTATTGGAATTATTGTTATATTTTTATTACTTGAGATTAATCACAATGTGAAAAAATCTAACAATAAAAATTGAATTACATCAAAATAAAATAAATGGACCGAAAGATTGGCATTATTGATGCAAACAATTTCTATGTAAGTTGTGAAAGGGTATTTAATCCAATTTCAATTGGGAGACCAACAGTTGTACTTTCAAACAACGATGGGTGTGTAATTGCTCGAAGTCAAGAAGCTAAAGATTTGGGTATTAAAATGGGGGAACCTTTTTTCCAAAGAAGAGACTTCATGGAAGAACATCGTTTTTGTGTTTACTCATCAAATTACAATCTTTATGGTGATATGTCAGACCGAGTGATGGCGGTCATTAAAGAGTATTCTAAACAGGTTGAAGTTTATTCCATAGATGAGGCTTTTGTTGACTTCTCAAATATCCCCGATAAAGAATTAATACCAACTTTGGAACTAATTCAATATGAGGTCAAACAACGAGTAGGTATACCGGTATCTATTGGCGTAGGTCCCAACAAAACTTTAGCCAAATTAACTTCTCATATTGCCAAAAAACAACCTTCCTATAAAGGGATTTGTAGTTATTGGGAATTCAAAAACTTTAGGAATGACTTGTACGAAATACCCATTGATGAAATTTGGGGAATAGGTAGAAAATGGTCAAAGAAATTCAAAGAGGGTGGTGTTGAATCGATAGGTCAATTTGTAATGTTGTCTGATACCATAGTAAAAAAAATGACTAATGTGAATGGGCTTAGGGCAAAAGTAGAAATACTAGGGATGTATTGTCATCCCGTGAAACCCATACCTAAATTCAAAAGAAATATTGCCTCAGCTCGTTCATTTGGGCAAGATGTTGACCAACTTGATGACATCTCACAAGCTATGTACACTTACATTAAAAATGGTGTGAGAAAAATGGATGAAAGTGGCGCGGAAACAAATCGAGTAACTATTTTTGTGAGTGGTAACATACACAAGGGTCAAAAACATTCCTCGAGTAAACAACTATATCTTCAACAACAAACAAAAGATGTTGATGAAATTTGGAGTCAAATATTCCCACATCTTCAAAACTTATTTGAAAGTGGTAAAAAGTATAAAAAGTGTGGGGTAATTTTTCATAATCTAATTCCTGATACTCAAACACAAACAACTTTATTTACCGAAGAGGTTAAAATTGTTCAACCACCTGTTTCATTAACAAATAAATGGGAAATGAGACAAGATTTTAAAACTCAACATTATACAACTTCTTGGGAAGAAATTCCTGAAGTGTTTGTTTAGAGTCTAAAAGATATTTATATGATAATATCTTATGAAAAAAGTATTAAGAGAGGAAATCCTCCGACAAAAAAAATTAATGAACCTACAAGAACAGAATCAGTCTTGGGGTGATGCATTATATGATTACATGTCCTCAGGACTCAAAAGTATATTTTTTGGGGACGATGACGAGGATGAAAAAAAACCAAAAAAGCTGGAGGACAAGATTGGTTCCTTTGAAAAAATTGCTAAAGAACTTATCGATGAAATTGAAGGTGGGTATTTCCATCCTATAATGGTCAAAGGTGGTAGAGGATTTCCCAAAGGTAGTCGTTCTATGGGAGATTCGGGTGAAACTATGTTCGGTATCGACAGAAAACACGGGGCGGAAATTAATACTTCCTCAGAGGGTAGACAATTTTGGGGTTTAATCGACGCAGCAAACGCATCTAAAAAATGGCCTTGGCTTTTCATGGGGGGCAATTTAGAAGGTCCTTTGAAGAATTTGGCTTCTCGGATGATTAAAAACAATTTTAACAAATTTGCTGATAGATATTTGACTTCTGACGCAAAAAAAATTGTTCAAAGTGATGAAGGTTTACTTACCCATTTTATCTATGCAACATGGAATGGACCAGGTTGGTTTAATCAATTTGCTAAGAGTATTAATTCACAAGTAGAAAAAGGGGTTACTGACACTGAAAAATTAATGAAAATTGGTTTACAAGATAGAAAAAACTCTAACAATAAATTGATTTCATCCTCGGCTGAAAAAATTGAAAAAATTACAGGTACAAATTTAGTATAAGATGATACTGAGCGAAGGGAGAAAAGAAGAAATTTTATCAAAATACATTATACCAATACTCGCTGAAAAAAAATTGGTAAAAGAGTATTTGAGTGGTGGTGCTTTAGGTTCAATTTATGATTATCTGATAACAGATTTATTCATTATTGATACTAATTTCAAGTATTTGGATGACATATTAAGAAATTATTATCTTGAAAATACGCCTTCTGAAAATATACAACCATTAAGTTTTGAAGATGCTAAACGGTATGTAATGAACAGGAGAGATGAGATGGACCGTTTAGTTGAAGCTCTCAAATTTTTTGATGTACACAATAAAAAATATAAACACCAAGAGTTTAAAAAATATGCGGATAATGACTTATTCTATTTTTTGAAAGAAACGGATGGTCTTAGGGAAGAATTTAACAAAAAAAAGGGTGAAAAAGAAGTTGAAAAAGTCTTTGAGAACGAAAGAATATTAGTTATAAGACCAAAGACATACGAAGCATCTTGTGTTTATGGGGCTGGAACAAGATGGTGTACATCATCCAAATCAACTTCAAGTCACTTTGAAAATTACACTGAAACAGGGTCACTTTATTATTTTATAACTAAAGGGGTTGATTCCTCCAACAAATTTTACAAAGTTGCTCTTTATAGAAATGATGTGGGTCTGGATAAATGGTATGACGCAACTGACCGCGAATTAGGTGAAAACGAAATTGAACTCTTAACCTCTGCTTATGGTGATACACTCAAAAATGTTGATGAGGATTTTGATAAATTAAAACCTAATCCTCTGTTGAATGAAATTTTTCCAAAGAATTTTGCAATAGCTTTCGAAAGCCGACTCATGTCAGGTAAACCTCCCATTGATTTGAATGTCAATTTCAATGTTAAAGAAACAATTGAACCCTCTATTTCTAAAGTTAAATGTTCTATTTACCAAATTGAAGGAACAAATGAAAAAATTGTTGGAAATTACATGTTAATTATAAACATGAATTGTACCCGTTCAACTTGTACTTTTGGTGTAGTGTTTACCGAACCTACCACCAACTCTGTACTTTTGGGGGAAAATCAATTTATAATGTACCTGAATGTTGTTGGTAAATCATCAGAAGTTCTAAGACAACAAACTTTCCGAAAAATTTTCACGTTCATTGTAATTCAATTAAGAAACAATCCTAAGTACTTGAGTAGTTTAGTCGGAAGAGATGAAATCTTGGTTTCTGCCGCCAATAAAGGTTATTCCTTTAAATTTCGTGATAGAGGTTTAATAAAAAAACTTACTGATTGGTTGGATTCGGGAAAAAAAACAGACAAAGTTGATTTTCTACTGGGTACAAACATCTTAAAAAAACAGGGTAACAGTTTGATTTCTACTTCAACAGGTAGTGAAATCACCCCAAGAGGATACCTATCAGGATTTTTTCAAGCAGCAAAATCTGCGGGAATCATAGACTATAAGAGAGTCGGTAGAAAGACTCTTATGACTAAAGGTCCAAACTATAGAAAGTTTATGAAGGGTTCCAAACTCAGATATATCTAATCTTGGTTGGTGTCGGATTCTGTAATATCGTAATAAAAAGAGTTACCATCCTCAGTTACCCATCTATCTGACAGATTTTCCACCGAAGGTAAGTCAGTATCAACTTTGAATTGTTTCAAATCTTCAGGTAATTTCTTGGTTACCCAGTTGGAATCCCTCCAAAATATCCTGTTGTTTGGCATACAAAGAAGATATCCTTCGTCGGATTCAAATACATGACCACATTTGTAATCTGAAGGTTCATCACTGTAGGGATTGTTATACCAATCAACAGTAAAAATATATGTTCCCCAAACTTTGTTTCCATCTCTCAGAACTATTTGAGCCCTGTGATAGGCTAAAAAATCGTAATCTATTATCGAGACATTCTCACTAAAACAATCCCAAAGTTGTTTAAAATTGAAAGGAATATCATTTGTGGGAATTTTTGTATAAACCTCCGAAAGTGGTATCCTACTTCTAACCATACCGTCATCTGTCATCACGTGGAAAGTTAGAATTTTTCCTGAAATAGATTGTATTGCAAAAACATAAACATTGTAAAAATCGTTGTAATCACTTTTATTTTTGGTAAAAAAAGATTTTCTTACGAAACCTTTAAAACTCGGGATATTTGCATTGTATAATGACATACATAATTTTTTTTAAAAAGGGGACCGAAGTCCCCTTTCTCTCAGTTAAGAGAATCCGGTAATACACTAATCTACATCCGTGGGACGACCGGCCACCTTTGGACCTTGAAAAGATAAGTGAATTACTTCTTAAAGAGAAGTTTCTTAAAAAACTTTTTTATCTTACCCCACACACTCAAATCATTAATTGTAATAATTTCTTTTGAATAGGTTAATCTTTTTTTCTTTTTTAATTTTGAGTGGAGTTCCCAATTAATTATTGACATAGTTTTTGACTTTATAAAAAATAAATAGTATATTTGTGAAGTAAAACAAATTGAAATGTTTGATTGGAAAGAAGGGGACCGATATATTCATTACTCAACAAGGGGGGAACTCTTTATTGGTACGGTGTCTCGTTTAATCTTGATTCAAGAATACGAACCTCGTTTTAAATGTAAGTTTACGAATTTAATTTTGGTTAATGAAAAAGAAAAACAGATTCACGCCGATGGTTCAAAGGGTCTGATTTATAAGATAAGTTCTTGTGATGAATTGGAATGAGTATTTTTTGAGTATTGCGGAGTCTGTGAAGTCGAAGTCAAAAGACAGACGCACTCAGATTGGCGCGGTGATTGTAGGGGAAGACAAGGAAATTGTTTCAACTGGATTTAATTCCTTTCCTCGCGGTATCGATGACAATGTCGAGGAACGACAAATTCGACCTGAAAAATATTATTGGTTTGAACACGCAGAAAGAAACGCACTCTACAACGCTGCACGAATCGGTGTTTCTACAAAAAATACTACAATGTACCTTACTTGTGGTATTCCTTGTGCGGATTGTGCTCGAGGAATAATAAGTTCTGGTGTTAAAGCAATTTATTGTAAGACAGAAGATACAACTAAAAACAGGGTACATTGGGACGAACATGCCAAACGAAGTTTACAAATGTTTGAGGAATCTGGTGTTGAAATATTTTTTTACGAATAGTTTGACTGAATCATATTTTGTTTGTATCTTAGTATTCTAAATTAACTTACATGACAACATTTACTATTATTAATATGATTGGATGGTCTTCTTTGTTGATTGCATACCTTGTTAAAGGTTACATGTCACGAAAGGAAACTCAAATTCAAGAACAACTTAATCAACGACTTCTTAAGTCAAAGGATTTATCCATTGAAGAAGTAGTTCAACTGGCACATGAGATGGAAGACCACCAAATTAAAAGATTCGGGGCATACGGTTCCTATGGTATTTATTCACAAATTTTAACCTTTGGTATTGGGTTATTCACCGCAAATCTTATTTTTCAATTTATTTAAATAAATTATTATGACTATAAAACAAGCGCTCAAAGAAAAAAATAAACTTACCAAACAGATAAACTCTTTGGTGATTCGTATACAAAAATATAACTCAATGGAAGAAGGTTCTGTTCGAACCTACGACCCAAGGGAAGACATGAACAACTTAACCAATACTGTCTCTAATTTGGTTACACTCAAAACTCAAATTCACCAAGCAAATGCCAAGGTGTATGATTTGATTTTCCGTCTCTCAGAATGTAAGGGAATGGTAAAATATCTCCGAGCAATCGATTGTACCGAGGGTAAGACCAATGAGTCTCGCAGATATGGTGAATCTGCAACCATTGTAAAAACCACCATTTTTAACCAAGTGGAGATGGATAATATTATCTCTAATTACGAAACTGAGATTGAGAAAATCCAAGAGGAGTTGGATGTTCACAATGCAACCACCCACATTTAAGTTGGTGTCTGTTAAGAGATGGGATTTTTCGAACCAAGGTTCAACCTACATTAAACACTAAGTAGTGGATGTTTGATTTCGATGGGAATGTCAAAAGTCATAAATCAACATAGTTCAAAAGTCGTCAAAGGAGCATCAATAATCTCAAAACTCTTTTAAATAAATCTCTGACCTTACAGCCCAACAGCCCCCACTCTTTCCGAGTGGGGGTTTTTTGATTATATTTATAAAAAAAAAGATTATGTGGTTTATTTACTTAATTGTTTTCTCACTCCTTATGGGAGGTTTATTTGTTTTGGCAGAATTAGTTGTTTATAATTTACCTAATACTATGTTTTCGAAATGGTGGAGAAAATATGTTGTATTTGAGTGTCAAGATTGTGATTAATAGAATCAGGTAACCCTTTTTATGGTTCTAATTTAGAAATCATATTTAGACAATTTTCTTTTATCCACTCAGGTTCCCCTTGAAGAATTTCAATGAATTGGAGTTCCCATAGATAACAAATATATTCTTCCTTTAATAAAGAAAAAGATGTTCCTGATTGAATAATTTCCAAGTGTTTTGATTCATGAACCAAAATGCACGCAATATTTTCAACGGAATTTAGTTTCATATCACCCTGTGAAATTGTGATGGTGTAATTACCCTCTACAGTTGAGAACTCTCCGTTCCAAAAACTTATTTTTTTACAATGTTTTAAAACAAAGTTATAAGTTTTGGTGTCGGTATGTTTAATTAGTTCTAATGCTTGTTCAACCTGAGGAACCCAAGTATCACCTACCAAGTCAATTTTAATTTGTCCACAAACTTTTAAATTAATTAATAGAAAAATTGGTAACCAAAGAAATTTTTTCATATTTATAAGTACATTAATCTACATCCGAATATGAGAAAATTATTATTTCTTTTTTTCGGGACAATTCTTGTGAATAATTTATATTCACAGTCGTGTCCTATACCAACTTTAACAGGAACTCATATCACTATAGATTCCACTTATCAGATTGGTACATCAACAGCGGGTAAAACAAATGTTGGACTTTGTTTTTATAATAATTCAGGAACTGATATCGCAGCAGTGCAATTTAGACTGTTTTATGATAATCAAGCTTTTGGGTCCGTTGATACCATAACTTCTTTGAACACAACTTTTTCACAATATCTCCAATATCAGGATAATCCTGCTTTGGGATATGTGACCATTACCCTCACATATACCGGTAGTCTCAATACATTTGATATCCCTGACGGTGGATTGTTTCAAGTGACATTGAACCACACTGCGGCATTGTCAACTACCTATTTCAATGTGGGTAATTTAACATTTAATGGTGGTAATGTGTTCAGTGAGACTGCGACCTCACAAGGGGGTAATGACTTTACTTTGAACCTCACAAATTTTGGTGGTCAGTTATTGTCTCGTACTTTTTCATATCATGTAAATTTTATGAATGTTACCGGTACACCCGCTAAACATGTAAGTGTTGCTCTTGAGAAAAAGTTAAAAACAACTTCAACTTGGACTTCTGTGAGTGTTGATACTAGCAACCTTCAAGGATGGGTATCATTTAACGATGTTAACATTGATACTACAGCGTTCGATGTTAGACTTGCTGTACAGGGAGACACTTTAAACTTTGGGAACATTATTTCTGTTGCTGATGCTCAGAGAGTGAATCAATATGTACTTGGTCAACAAACACCAACAGGGTTTGATTTCCACGCTTCTGATGTGAACGGAGATGGTCAGATTACAATATCCGATGTTTATGCAATTTACGGAAGAATATCAGGTAGGTTCTCTTCATGGATTAACTCAGTTGCAGATGTGAAATTCTTCACCGAGGCACAGTTTAACACAATTGATGGTTCAGCTTCAAACCTTATTTCTTCAACAGGTGGAGTAACTAACTTCACATTCGAAATTCTACCAAATACCTCCGATACTGTAACATACTATGTTTTAGGAATGGGAGATGCTAACGGAACAGGATTCAAAAGAGCTCGTTTAACACCCATCGAAATAGTTAATCCCAATAATGCTAACTTACACATTATAGATGTTACTACAGAATACGACAATAACCTTGAGAGCATCGAAGTTAATTTTCCTGAATTGGGAGTTGATGAGGGGGATTTGGTAAGTGTTCCTGTAACTTTAAAAACAAATGATATCGATTTGGGCTCATTGCAATTAGCTATTAAGTATGATAGTGACCTATTAGAATTCGAATCTTTGGTAACTGAGTTGAAGAGTTCTTATTGGTTGACATTTATCAACACAAATGATGGTGAAGTTGAGTGGGGGGGATATGACCCTTCATTCAATCAAAATTTAGTAAACAATGGTGAAATCCTTTTTACTTTAAACTTTACTGCAAATGAACTTCAATCCGATTGGAATAAAAGTCCTTTATATGTTACAAGAAAGTTTGCTGGTGACCAAAACGCAAAGGATTTAAAAATCACCCCAACTGATGGTATATTACAAGTTTTAAAGATGGACCCCAATGACATATCGGTTAAAAATCAAATGGTTTTATTCCCCACACCAACCGATGGTTTAGTTACTGCAAGGTTTAAACTTTATGAAAAAAGTAATGTGACTTTAGCTGTTTACGATTTAGGGGGTAAGTTAGTTTTTGAAGTAATTGAGGGAACTTATCCAATAGGAATTTATGAACAAACTTTTGATTTAGGTTCTTTAGCGGCAGGTGAGTATGTTGCAATTCTCAATACTGAAAAAAAGAAAATTGTTGAAAGAACAACAAAAACAAAATAAAACTTGAGGTCTCAATTTGAGACCTCAAGATGCCAAAGAATACAATAAACCAAAACTAAATTAATTTATTATGTCAGAGGAAACTCAAGAAGGTGGGATGTCAACAATCAAAAAAACTCTAATAGGATTAGCGACAACTGCCGTAACAGGTGCGGGAGCATATGTTGCAACACATATTAATCAACTTTTCGGAATAGAGGAAGATGTAAAAACTGAAGAAGTAGCTCCAGTTCAACAGTCAACCCAACCCGCCCCGATTGTTCTTAACATCGACAACTCATCGCAAAATTCTAATCAAAATAGTGGGGGTACAACAGTGATTAAAGAAACTAAAGTTGTTGAAAAACCTGTTAAAGAAGATAAAAGTGAGAGTGAAGATGCACCTTGGTAAAATTTTTATATCACTTTTTTTATTAGGTACAATATCTTTAAGTGGTCAGATTGCAAAAATTCAGACAGAAGAATACACTGCAGGATTTGAGGCAAAAAAAACACTTGATGAATTGCCACCATATCAAGACACAATCCAAATCCCAATTCAAATTCTTAAAATTGGTATTAATGATGATGTATACGAAATGTATCCTGAACTTCGTGATGCCAGAGTTGGACTTGGTGTAACAAATATTGTATTAGAATATTTGGAAGAAACTGAGAGATTTGTTTTTACTGAGGACAAACTTGAAATCAAGGAAAGAATGGTTCAGCAATTCAAAGCATCTAATAAAGGATTTACTGAAAATAAATTGGACGGTAAAGGTAAGATTAAACTTGCCAAGTATTTTGTTTACATTGAAGTGTACGATTTTTCTGTAGGTGAAGATGAGGTTGTTGAAACTTCAGGTGTGACAATTAAACAAATTACTCAACTCGGATTACAAGTTAGATTTGTTGATTCTGAGACAGGAGAGGTAATTACAGGTTCCGGTCAAGGAAGAGCAATTACAATCAAAACCTCAAGTGTTTTAGGTGATATCGAGGGACCGGCATTTAATCGTTCAACAGTTGGGGTATCCACTAAAAAGGCTTTGGAAACAGCATCGGTAAGAGTGGTTACAAAAATGATAAAAAAAGGGGTATTCAAAAGTTAATATGTCACCTCGAAAATTATTTTTAGATACTAACCAATGAAAAGGATAATAACGACATTATTTGTTGTTATGTCCACAATTATTTTTGGACAGGGGTTCACATATTCTTATGTGGACCCTTGTTCCAGACAGATTAAAACTCTCCAAGTTACAAACAATCAAGCCATAACAGTAAACTATTTAGGGAATATCAATAGTTTTTCATCTAATGATTTTATTAATGGAAACTTTGATTTGTGGGTCAATCAAATTACAGCGGCGGTCGCTAACCAACCATGTGATGAGTTATTAACTAATACACAAGTTTCTCAAAATATGTTTATTACTCAGAATTTAATTTCTACATTAACAAGTATCACGGCCTCTTCCACAATGACAGCCTCTAATGCTGTCGCAAATTCTGTATCGAACTCAACATCATCAAGAAAAAACAATAGAGAAGGAAACAAAAACAATAGTAATTCAAACTCGACCTCCAATAATCAAAATAATTCGGCAACAGATGGAACAAATAATAATACTCAAGGAAATACATCAAATGGTTCAACAACTCAGGGTGGAGGAACTCAACAAGGAGGAAATACATCAGGTGGTTCTTCAACTTCAAAAGGAAATAATTCGCAAGGAGGAACAAATAACCAACCAGCTGGGGTTTCTCAAGGGGGAAGTGGACAGACTCAGCGGGGTGTAACGGGAGAATCTGCACAAACTAATCCTAATGCTACTGGTGTACAAAATGAAACTTCGGGTGGGGGTAATGGTGGTACGACTAATTCGGTGGCTAATGCCGCAGAAGCCACATCATCAGGTTCAGATGGTAAAGGTGGTGGTAAACCAAAAGTTGGTTCGTTGATAGGTGTTGGTGATATTGTTGCAATCAGAGTTAATGAAGACAAATCCAATCAGTTCAGAGGTACGATGTCTGTTACTAAGTCTAATACAAACAACACAAGAGCTAAAGGTGTTCTTTTAAACTATACCACAACAGTTAATAACTCGAATCTAACCTTTTATGGCGCTTTTTCCAATAAAAAAAGAACAAACACTATGATTGTTGCAAATTCATCAATGATAGATTTTGAGCGTAATTTCTTTAACACTACAACGGCTCTTGATTCAAAAACATTCGGAAAAACATCCATTATGGGTGGATTAAATTTTACTATCGGAGGATTGGGTGGTGAATCTTTTACAAATATTTCGGCGGTAGGCGGTGGATTCCACCCATTTAAATTAAACAAAAACTTATCAGGTAACCTTTTGGTTCTTGGTGTTTACTCACCGTTTACTCAATTTTATGAAGGGAAATGGTGGGACTCGGGTTGGTTGATGGTTCCCTTTAGTTCTTGGGATTATACGATATCTAAAAACTTCAAATACAATGTTAGTTTTTCAGGTGTCTATCAAGTTCAAGGGAGTATTCTCCAATTTCAAATATTAACAGGTGGAAAAATATTACTATGAAAAATATCCTATTATCAATTGGTTTAATAATGTCCTTAGGTTTATTTGGACAAACTTGTTATACTGTTAAAGGTATTGAAAATAAAAGTGAAAACCCTGATTTATCTTCAAAAAGGTTTACCTTTGGAGTTAAACAAATTGCTGAGGAACTTATCAGTGAAAAATTAAGTTTGTGTGAAGAAGGAACCTCGGTTTTCGTTAATATCATTTCAATTGAAGCTCCTTCGGTTGGTATTAACATTGGTCCTTTTATGATTAAAAAGAAAATTACAGAGGTCAAAACTGAAGTGGTGATTGAGGGTGTCAAGTATGAAGGATTCGGAAGTGCTAAACTTGCGGTTAAAGCGGGTTTTGCTGAGCTCAGAGATGAAAATTTACCATTCGAAAAATCAGTGTTTTCATCTGCAATTAAAAAATCATTAGAAAACGCGATTGGAAAATTGTGATGAAAAAATTCGTTGCCAGTATTTTATTCTTAGTTCTTGTATTTCATTTGCAAGGACAAGAATTTACCTATTCGGGTAACATCTATGATGGGAATGAGGTAGGTGTGCAAGGTGTTGAAGTACAACTTTTAACAAAAAATATTTCAAATTATGAAATTACTAACCCAACATATTCTAATTTTGCCTTTGCGGGGGGTACCTCAGTAAACGGTTGTGACGATTGTGTTCAAGGACCCTTCAATATTGGTTTTAATTTCACCTATTTTGGTAACACTTATACACAATTTTATGTTAGTTCGAATGGTTGGATAGGATTTTCACCCGGTCAAACAAGTGGTTATGTTGCCCAATTTTTACCAAATGGTAGTGCACCAAAGAATGCTATCTTAGCTGATTGGGAAGATTTGTTTCCTTCCTCAGGTCAAATGAATTATTATGTGACTGGAAGTTCCCCAAACAGAAAAATGGTTTTTAATTTTAACAGGGTACCATTTTATGATTGCAGGAGTATTTCAGTGATTTGGCAAATAGTATTAAGTGAAACTACAAATGAAATTGACATTAACCTTCAATCAAAACCACAATGTGGTGGATATTCCGCCACTTTAGGTCTTACTAATATCACAGGAACACAAGTTGTTCCTGTTGGTGGAAAAAACGCGGTGCAATGGTCCATAACTCAAGGTACTTCTTATAAGTTTACACCTTCAACTGTTCAAACAACATTCAATTATAATAGGTCGGTTTACACCTCAGCCGTTGGAAATTACAACTTCGGTTCAACAGGTTTAGATATTAACAACTATCAGTTTCAAATAGTAGTTCCCAACCCAACAACAACAAGTCCCTTATCGGTTACCGATGCTAAGTATGTGTCTGATTTAGTTTTAGGTGTTATTCCTATTACTTCCAAAGAATACTATAGAATGGACATTAACAATGACGGGAGAATTACTGTATCGGATGGTTTTCTTTTGTTTGGTGTAACAACAGGTCTAAAAAACAATACTATTCTTGCACCTTCAGTAAGAATGTTCAATAGTGGTGAATGGACAACAATCAAAAACTCCACAAATAATCTTAAGTCTACAATTCTTGGTCAGTCTTCAATGACTATCTCGAACCCTGTAAGAGGTGGCTCAACTAACATCTATTTATTAACCACAGGATACTCAAATAAAAATAAATTAATTTATTGAAAATGACTAAAATAAAATCACTAATACTATTAAGCCTTGTAAGTTTAATTTTTATTTCCGCACAAGCTTTAAAAGATGTTAAAGTTAAAAACCAAATTTTTGAGGTAAATTACTCTCAATCATTAGAACAACCACTTGAACTCACTTATCGTTCTATTAATAGACCTACAAATGTAAATCGTGGTTCTATGGATTTTAAAACAGAACCTAATGTTCATACTTCAGACCATAACGATTATGCAAAAAATATTTGGGATAAAGGACACTTAGCTCCCGCAGCTACTTTCTCAGATAATATGGATAATCTCAAAACTACTTTCTCATATCTTAATTGTGCCTTACAAGACCAATACTTAAACAGGGGGGAATGGAGATTACTTGAAGAACAAGAAAGAAAATGGGATGACAAAGAAAATCTAACAGTAAGGATAATATTGGATTTTGATAAGAGTTCTTTAGTTATCCCAACAGGTGCAATGGTACCTAAGGGTTTTACCAAACACATTTATTTCGAAACATCAAAGAAGTGGGAATGTTATTACTTTCCAAATGAAAAACCAACAAAAAAATGGAATGAACACAAAATTAAGTGTGTTCACTAAGAATTCTGAACTTCAAGTTTTAACCAATTATAAAACACATTACTGATTTCATCAGGTGAAGTGAGTTTCAAGTCTTTAATTTGGGATTTTAAGTATTCTATAGTTTTCTCAAATGTTGAGAGGGGCATTTGTTTGTAAAAACCATTTGGTATGATAATATTTTTTAAAAAACCATTTTTTTGTAATTCTCTTAATTTTCTTGTTGCAAATTCATCTGCAACCAATTCAATTTCTTTCATCAATTTTGCAGCTTCTCCAATGGACATTTCATTTGTGTAAAGTTTCAACATTTTTTCTTTACCATATTTTTTAAATTGATATTGGTGGGCAAATTCATGAAATACAGAAAATAAGAACAAAGGTAGTGGTTGTTTAAAAACATTCTCACTAAAAATAATACCATTAATTAGTGCAACTGCAATACCCATTCGCAGTTTACCCAATTCAATTTTTTTTACACCTGATTTTTGTATATGATTTTCAATAACATCCCAAAACTCAATTATTTCGGGGTAAGACGCAAAACTTTTTAATTTAAACTCATCTAACCCTTCAATTTGTTCTGTTAGCAACTTAAGTTGAGATTCATTTACAATAATTTTCATTGTTTTATAAATAGTTATTGTTAAAAGTATATTTATTGTATTATGGGAAATAAAGTTAGAATCTCTGAAACCGATTTGGTTAACCTAATTGAGAAGGTAATTAAAGAAGAACCGATGAAGGACATGAATAGTTTTGGATTTAACATGTTAGGTAAATCTGAAGAAGAAAAAAGTACAATCAGAAAACTTGATTACTTTGAAAGAATTTTTATTCCACGGTTCCAAGAAATTAAAGATGTACATGGATTAGAGTTTGTAATTAAACTCTTAAATAATTTGGCGGTTACTTTTGATGAGGTTAAGGATTAATTTAATTCTGTAAAGGTCCAAAAGAATACTTGATGAAAAAAGTTAAAAATGGTTTCGAAGTTTTCGACAAAAAACACAAGAGATTTGGTGGACACTGGCAAAAATTATCTAAAATAGTAGGATTGGACTATCTGACCATTTATTTTGGTTGGTGGGATTTCTCATATGACCATGAGTGGTATGATGGGCAACATCATTGGTTAACTTTAAAAGTAATACGAATTTGTTGGGGTGGAAAACCATTCAAGGATTTAAACTAAGTGATTTTTTTTTATTGATAGGTAATCCAAGACTTTGGAAAATCACCTTCAGACATTTTTTGGTATTCAACTACGACATCTCTGTGAGGTGAGGTAAAAATTCCTACTCGGACATAACCGTCGGTACGAGGTAGAATGTGTAACTGATAGTTTAGTGATTCTACCGACTGACCAAAAGTATTTGCGTTTTCAATATCCACAAAAGAACCTACCACCAAATAATACATTGGAGTTGAAAGCTCGGGTTGTCTCTCTTTAAGGGTGTGGTGTGAGGGTTGAGACTCGGTTACAAATGACACATCATCTTTACTTCGACCAATCATAAGGAGAATGACCACTACAGCCAAGACTCCGATTACCTTTAATTTACCTGCGGGTTCCATGTTGAGTAAAGTTTTTTTGTCAATTAATAAAAAAATAGAAAAAAAATTTGGTAGTGTCAATTTTTTGTTTTTATATTTGTGGTGTTGTTGAACCACTAACTAAAAACCAACAACATAAATGTTATGTCTAAATTTCTCAAACAAGCAGAAAAGAAGTTCGCCACCAAAGCGGTTGTGAACATGAACCAAACCCTCAACAGTGTAATCACTGAGGCTTATGTTAAACTCAACCCAAGTGCGTACGGAGACCGTATTCAGGAGAAGATTCGTCAGACTCTCGGAGCGTCTACAGTAAATGCGTCAGAAGAACGGGGTGACATGGTAAAAGGTAATCGTTTCTACGAGACCAAGGTTACTTACCTTTCTCGTTCGAGCAAGACCTACTCAATCCGTCACATTCGTCCTTGGGGTCGTCACACTAACTACTTGTTCTGTCTCATTGACAGCGCAAATCGTTTCACTCCACAGTTTTTTGTCTTGGACAAGTACCGTCTTAATTCTTTCACCCTTCGTGCTATGAGTGGTACACCTCGTTCAAACATGGACAATCACAATGTCGAACTGTCACTGACGGTTGGTCGTAACTCAGAATCGATGAAGAAACTTCATCGTTACAACTTACTTGAGAACACAAGTGCTGAGGCTTTGGTCAAGTGGTTTGACGCTCTGTAAGGGTTATCCCTTATGGAAATAAACCCTCACCCTTGTGGTGGGGGTTTTTTATTTACAATGATATTTATAGATTATGAAAATAGTATTGAAGGAAACTCAATTTAATATTTTATTAGAAAAATATAAAATCGGGGATGAGGAAAGAGTGAAACTCATGGAAACCGATGATTTTCTGTTGGTAGTACCTTTAACTCACAATGCGACATGTAAATATGGTGCTAAAACAAAATGGTGTGTAACTGAAAAAGACCCCGATATGTTTGAAAGACATTATGACATGGGTAGTTTGGGGATATTAATTGTCAAAAATCCTGAAGTAATAGAGACCTTGGGTAATGAAAAATTTGCATTTTATGTGAATCGTCCCACCTCGATTGAAAACGCGAGAAACATCGAAAAGATTTTAGTTTATGATGATTCTGACCATTTTATTCCTTCACGGAGTTTTCTTAATTTTGCGGACAATTTAGGGTATCTTCCTCAAATCGAACAAGCAATGAAAATTTTTATAACATACGCCGATAAAAAATTTAACCCTGAAAATTCAGAAATGATAAGAAGGGGTTTACGAAATCCATTTTGATATGATTTTAAAAGAAGAGATTAAAAGAATCAAAGAAGTCATGGGACTCATTTCTGAACAAGACAAAAAAAACTTGGACAAGTTCATTATGGTTTATCCCAAAGGAATGGGTGTGGAATATGGTGAAGAGATTCCAACATCAGAGACTTATTACATTCCCTTGGGGATGGTCAAGGAAAATGAGATTTTCAAAGATGAGGATTATTTTATGTCGAATGAAAATGTTCAGGATATGATTAAAAAATTGAGTAAGGGAAGTGAATTAGAACCCATTATGGTTATTCAACATCCTGAAAACGAAGATGTTTTCCTAATTATGGATGGACACCATAGAAAATTTTCTTATGAAAAGGCAAACAAGTTAGAGATTCCAGCCAGAATTGTAGAATACGAAAATATACTTTTAGCCGATGAAAACGGAGAAATTGTTTCGTCGTTAGATAAGGTTCGAAATGATATGGAGTTTCTTAGAAATTACTTTGTTACCCCTGACGGAACTGCAGAATATTCAAAAGAAGATTAAAGTCTTGCACCATCAAAATACCAATTAACAAATGGGTATTGACTTGCTAACTCTTGGATGTAAAGAAAAACTTCGTCTCTCATTTCATCATCCCCTTCATCATCATTATCGTTTGCTGTAACATTTACATGAACGTCACCATTAATTGTGTGAACATTAAAAGTCATTGAGTTGTCTAAAAAGTACTCAAACTTTCGGTTTTGAAATCCATAAACTTCAATTTCATCTCCAAGAACCAACATTCTACCAATCTCAACAATATCTTGTTTCAGAAGAAAATCGGCAAACATTAAAGTGTTCTCTGATGGGTCCCCAACGATATTGTTTTCATCTGCAGAGTTAAATTGTTCGTGAATTGTTCTGTATTGTGACTCGGTAATGATGAGTTTCATAAGTTTTTACTTTTATGATAAATATTTATTAATATGGATTTGGTCTATGATTATCAAGAAGGTAGGGATGAAGTAAAAGAAAGACTTCCTTTCGACATTGAAAAACTCTTGAATGAGGGTGTAGTTTTTATCACTCCCGCAATCGATGGTGACCCTGATTCACCCACTTACAAAGAATTCACAGGGGAAGATTACTCTCATCTTATCACCCTTTACAATTTGGTGCACTCTTCACCTGAAAGTTGGGTAAGAACTGCAGTGACTAAAAGGGGGGATGTTAGACCCTACAAAGACAAGTTTTGGGAAAAGATATACGATGGTAAGTACAATCAAATACTTTGGAGTTTAGATTACTTGGACCTCGACCCAATGAAGATGTTGGTGGAGTACCCCTTGGACGAACAAGTCAGTAGAGTAAAGGAGATTATATCTCATTTGGTCAAGTAAGAAATTTGTTATATCTTTGTCGTATGTTCAAACTCATACGATACTTCCTCATCCATCGGGTCACTAAGAACCCCATGACTGCTGCTCGCATTTATCAGATGATTTATCACCCTGAGGTTTTTCAGATTGCTGACAGACCTCGTAAGGTTGAAACAAGGATGGATTATACCCCTGAAACTCCGAGTTCACCGCCATTAAAAAGGGGTGGACATCGTAGTGGTAATGTAGTTTTGACTGAAAGAGAAGAAATTGAGGGAGCTCTTCGACAACTTCAGAGTAAACCCAAAAAGTCCGTGGCAGATAAAACATCAATCGATATGTTACGGGCCGTTCTAAACAACATGTAATATGACAGAACAACAAATTCAAAAATACGGAGAGATTCAATACCTACGAGGTAGATTGGATGAGCTCCATAAAGCCATACCAACGGTCTTGGACATTTCCCGACATAGGAAGTTGGATTCGAGATTAGAAAAGTATTATGATAAACTTAAAGAGATTGATGAAATCGCTTATCACTTGTACTTAGTTGAGATTAATTCCCGTAAGAGGTCCAAAGAACGAGGTAAAAAACACATACAGACTCTTTTAGAGGAGATTTTACACGAAGTGAAGGACTTAACACTCAGGGAAAAGATAATCTCACAAATCCAAAAATATTGATGGCTGAATATTCATTTCGTAAAGATATTATCGAGGGTGAAGCCGGCGAGGATTACATCATAGATTTTCTAACCAAAGGTTGGAAGGGAACTTTACTTGAGAAGAAGAAAGACTATACATGGGATTTTAAAATCGATTTTGAAAATTCGGGTGTTCAAACTTTTGAATCCAAGACTGATGTCTATTGTATTCCACCAAGTAAGGTTAATGGTAAACAAATCAAAGGTAGGGATACTGGTAATATATTTATTGAGTTTTCTTGTCGTGGGAAAGACTCGGGTATTAAGGTCACTGAGGCGGATTGGTTTGTATACTATTTCAAGTTCTTGGGTGAGTTATGGATGATAAAAGTCCAAGACCTCAAGAAGTTAATTGATGAGAACAACTTTAGGGTTGGTGTCGGGGGAGACCCAGGTTCCAATTCCTCGGGACACTTGATTCCTAAGATAAAGTTCCGTGATAAATTCTTAGTTAGAATAAATTTATTTTAGAATTATTTGGCAGTGTTATTTCTTTGCCTTTACTTTGACTCAAGTTTAACATAAACCACTAAATAATGACCAACCGTATTTACATCAAAAATAGTACTACTTCAGTACGAAATTTTGTGGAGAACTATTCAGAAGACACCACACTATTCCTTCCTTCAATCCAACGAGATTTTGTTTGGGGTAAAAAAAATAAAGATGGGTATTATGAAGCAATCCTTCGTAACATGACTCCTACACCAATCATTCTAGCTGACATTGAAACGGCAATGAACCATGCAAAACACACAAATAACATGGAAGATTACCAAGTTTTCAAAGAATACTTTGAGGAGGGTAAACAATATATTTCAATAGATGGTGGTAACCGTACTAAGTACCTCAATGAAAGGTATGAGATGCAAAACGGTATGTTCAAAAACATGAGTGATGAACTCAAAACCTTTTTTCAACATGAAATTCAGGTTTCGGTTTATATGAACTTGACATTCTTCGAAATGCATGAAATGGCGGGTAAGGTAAACATGGGAGTACCTTGGAATAAAGCAGACAAGCGTAATGTATTACCTGGTCCCATTGCCCAATATGTTCGACACCTAACCAACCAATACTCACCAATTTTCGGTGAATTCTTGACCATAAAGGAAATGCGTACCCGAAAGGTAGATGAAACTTTAGGTTATTACTTGGCTTACCATCAGACCAATCCCGATGGGTTGAAACAAGACTTACTCGATGCGCTGTACCTTCGAAACCACATTGACCACAAGGACCAATTCGAGATTGTGATTTTCTTGTGGTCTAAAGTTATTACCATTATTTTAGATGGTAAGTATAAAGTAAAGAAGACTTTCTCGTTAAACCTTTTTATTTATCTCACTGAAATGTATCGTGAGCATGGGTATAAACTAAACTTTGAGGTAATTGAGGACTTTGCAAAAAAATATGTGGAATTAGAGGAGACACGAATTATCGAAAAATTCGAGGTTGCCGATGTTACTTGTGCTGTGAATTGGAATGATTGGCAGCGTTACTCAAAAGACTTGTCAAAAAAATACTCCCGTATCTATAATGACATGTTACCATTCGTGGGAGATTACTTCATCAGTTTAGACCGTACCCGAGTTTACACCGAGGACGAAAAAATTGAGATGTTCGTTAAGACCAACGGTGTTGTTAATAAATTGGACGGAACCAGTGAAAAGATTTCAGTCCTTCAAGCACTTAACGGAAAAGAATACCACGCGGACCACATCAAACCTTACTCTAAAGGGGGACAAACCACTGTAGAAAATGGTCAATTACTTCGGAAAAAGGACAACCTGAAAAAATCAAATAAGGTCTTTTAACCTTTTTTAAACCCTCACCAAAAGTGGGGGTTTGTTTTTTCATAATAAGTTTCTTATACTTTCAAAAAAAAACTATATGAGTAGAGTTAAAATTTCCACTGATAAGGGAGAGATGATTGCCGAACTATACGATGAGGCAACTCCCATCACCGTCAAGAACTTTCTTGATTTGATTAATAAAGGGTTCTACAATGGACTCAACTTTCACCGAGTGATTCCAAACTTTGTGATTCAGGGTGGATGTCCTGAGGGAACAGGAAGAGGAGGACCTGGTTACAACATTCCATGTGAGGTAACAGCACCAAATCAATTCCATGATAAAGGTGTGTTGTCAATGGCTCACGCTGGAAGAAACACAGGAGGTTCACAGTTCTTTATCTGTCACAACCGTCAAGGTACACAACATTTGGATGGTAACCACACTTGTTTCGGTAAGATTGTCGAGGGGGTAGATGTAATTGACCAAATCGCACAAGGGGATAAAATTAACTCAATCGAACTAAATTAAAAAAAAAACTATTATGAAAAAACTAATAATCGACCAAGCACACTCAGACATTGAGTTTAAAGTAAAACATCTAATGATTTCAACCGTTAAAGGTCACTTCAATACTTTCAGCGGTGGAGTAAGCGAAGACGGAAATCTTACTGTATCAATGAATGTAAATTCAATCAACACGGGTAGTCTTGATAGAGACAGTCACCTTAAATCTCCTGACTTCTTTAACTATGAAGAATTCCCAACAATTGACTTTGCCGGTAAAATGGGTGAAGACATGACTAACATTGTTGGTGAAATTACCATTAAGGGTATCACCGAGCAAATAGCTTTGGATGTGGAATACAACGGACAAGGAGTTGACCCATGGGGAAACACCAAGCACGGATGGGAAATCACCGGTACAATCAATCGCACTGACTTTGGTCTTACATGGAACGCCCCTTTGGAGGCGGGTGGCGTGTTGGTAAGTGAGGAAGTAAAACTCAAGATTGATGTTCAGATGATGGAAGTTGTTGAAGAAATGGAAACATCTTCTCCTGAGTAATTGACCCTAAACTAAAAATAATACCCTCCACCAAAATGTGGGGGGTTTTGTATTTATAATAAAGAAAGTTATGAAAAAGTTTTTATTTTTGATTACGTCACTTTTTTTGTTTTCCTGTGAAAAACAGGAAGTCATTTGTGATACGTCATTTAAATCTTATCACCTTTATGTGAAAGACACTTTAGAGTACATCTATGTTGAAGATATCAACAACAACAATGTTCTCTATAGTGATTCTTTGCTTTACTCTCGGTTTAAAGTTGTTGATGATAGTTACTTAAACATAATGGGAAGGAACCAACAAGCGACCTTGAACATTAGATTCCGTAATATTGGTGATACGGTTCACCAACGATTTGCCGTGATTGTTTATACAGATAATTGTCATGTTAATCTTTTTTATCCCTCTGATACCTTATGAAAAAACTTTTATTTACATTGCTAGCGACTTCGGTGTTGCTTAGTTGTACGCAAAAAACAAATTATGAACTTACCACCTATGATGTACAGTTCGAAGAAGATTGGGTTTCCGACTGGTGTGGGGACCCAAACAATGACCCAAATGTTCAACAAATAATTACTGATACTAGCGTTCAGTTTCGTTCAGGTAGGGTTGTATCAACTCATGGATATAAAAACATTTCACAAATCACGGCAACCATTGATTTATCGGGTATGGCTCCCAACAGTGTTCAAAATAACAATTGGTTAAATGCATCGTTTTATATGGTAAACAGTGCAATTCAACCTAAAGGTAATAGTTACTGTGATGCTGGTGGTTCTATCCCATATTGTAATGAAATAGATTTTATGGAAACCAATGGAAATAGAATCTTACAACAGACTATTCATTTGGGTGGTAATCAAAGATATGAATATACTTTTACCGATGCTGTGTTCTCTGATAATTGCTATGGTAATTTGGTGGCGACAGAGCAGGGAACTCATAGTCTAGTTGGTGTTATTGATATTACCAAACCATTTCAAATGACAATTGATTTCAATAGTGATTATACAAATATGACTATCACAGTATCACAAAATGGGAATAGTGAGGTAATTTACGATGTGCTATCGGGTAAAGGAGCTGACAATAGCAATATTGATATGTCACTACTTAAATCTTCAATGGAAGTTGGTTGGTGGATTACACCAGGTTATTGGGAAGGATATTCTCCAAAGGGTCCTGGTGACAATCCTTGGTTTATAGGTAATTGCTATAGTGACCAACTATGTAAAAACAACGACAACGCTTGGGTACTCTCAAATGTTAAAGTTACGGCAGAAGAACAAATTTAAACTTTTATTTTTCCTTCTATAAGCCCTCACTTAAAGTGGGGGTTTTTTATTTTAAAAAAGTATTTATAATAAAATATATTTTTATGAAAAAAGTTATTCAACTTACAGAATCAAATTTGGTAAAAGTAATTAAGAAAATTATTAAAGAACAAACAAGTAGTGGTGGGTATGAATTTGAAATGATTTACGACTTACCAAATTCAAGTATTGAACAAATTAATGGTATGGTAAAAAGAAACCCTGCTATTCGTGCTGGAGTAAGATTAGTGACTGATAACCCAAATCAATTAGTGTATACTAAAAAAGTTAGAATTGACGGAGCTTACAAAAAAGTTGCTAAAATGAATACTCTACCAAATACGTGTATTGATGGTGAATTAGAATTTGATATTACTTTTTTGATTAAAGAAAATAAAGTAAAGATGATTATTAACAATATGATTTTCAATGCCAGAAGAATTTATTTAGGAAATACACCTTGTTCAGATTGTTTCAATTATGGATTCATTGGTTCTCAACCAAACCCTCAATCCGTTGGAGGAAGATTAATGTGTGATAAAACTGGAATATGGAATCGGTTGATTTCTATCATAACTCCGAACATAGTGACTTTCCGTGAAGAAGTTAAAAATGGGTTTACAAATTCAGAAGGGGTAAAAAATGATTATGATTTCTAAGTATTAATTACTTTTAATAAAACCCTCACTCAAAAAGTGGGGGTTTTATTTTTATGGATATTTATTGAAAAAAAAACTATGAAAAAACTATTAAAAGACAACTGGAAAGTAGCACTCACAATAATCATTGTTTTGGGATTAGTGTCAAATTATTCTGAAATCAAAAAAGGAATCAAAGATGCTTGGACTCAAGATGAAACAACAGAAGACCTCGAATCAAATGAAATTGTAAAGATACACGAAGGTTCTTTTGCTTTTTGTGGTGCATCAGGAGCTCTACCTACTGGAAAAAAGATTATTGTTCAAGGAGTTGAATATGACGAAGGTTGTGCAATATGTCCGGTATTAGATGGACCATCAATTTCCAATTTGGCGATGAATGGTATTAGTGGCACCTATGGAAAATTCAATGTTTCCGAAAACTTTCAAACTCCCGATGGAACCAATAAAACTATATGGTCTTTCTTTTGGTATTATGATTCAACCAAAACAATTCCACAATTTAATCCCGAGAATAATCAATGGGAAATGTTACCACCTGTAAACCGTTCGTTTGTTGTAAACCTTGATTCACCGAGCACAAGTGAGAGTAATATGTTTGCAATGCCTGGTATTATCTTTGACACAACATCTACAGGTATTGTGCTCGCTAAAGTATATGGACCACTCAATGAAGCTGCTGTTCCATTACATAAAGCAATTCCTGTCAAATCGGGAATGACTTCGGTGACTGCGGCTAAGGAGGGATTTCCATATCCTGTGGGAACACCGGTACCTGTTGCAAAGTTCAGTAAAGAACTCCAAAGCAAAAAATAATACTTACACAACAATTAAATTAATACAACCCTCACTCAAAAGGTGGGGGTTTTTATTTTTCTTGAAATTGATTAAAACTTATAAGTTTTAAATAGATTCTCCCTCAATATACCAATTGATGGAAGGGGTTCTTTTTGCGACTTCTCTAATGTAATTAAAAATTTGATTGAGATGGCGATAATAAAGTTTATAACCTTCATTTTCACCATCTCCTTCAACATTAACATGAATTTCTCCGTCAAAATCGTCAACCTTGAATATGATTTGATTATCCATGAAATAATCAACAAATAAATGTTCGGGGAAAGCAAAAATTGTGATTACATCATCGTAAACATTAATAAGTTCCAATTCAATTATTCCATTTTTTACGAGTAAATCTACAACAGTTAATGTTTCTGGGGATTGTGTTCCTATAAAAGGATTTTCATCATTTAAATTTTCTTCACCTTCAAAATCAAATTGTTCCTTTAGGTTTTGATATTGGGATTCTGTAATTAGGTATTTCATAATTGAAGATTATTTTTATAAATATCTCGTCGAATGTGTTTTTATATTAGATATTTATCTAAAAACAAATTCATATGTGGCAAGCAAATATTACAATCAACAATAACACAGGATACAACCTAACAATAGATGGTGTTGGTCCCGGTAATACAACAATGACACCCAACTCAACATTCAGTTGGTCATCAACAGAGGTTCATAACACAAAGAGCTTATTGTTTTGGGTACAAGAGAATGTATGGTATATGCAAGGTAACTTATCCTTTGGTCCCGAAGCGGGAGTATATGTGGACCGTGGATGGATGGCGGACACAGACCAAACAATAGAGATGGTGGCAGACGCAAATGGTAAGGAATGGACACAGACATCAAACGGAGGAGAAACGCTTCTACAATGGAATGAATTCGAAAGTGGGGGTAATATAACATTAACCTTCAGTAAACAATAACGAAAGACTCTCAACAATGCTGAGAGTTTTTTCTTTTACAATGGTTTACCAAATAGTTGTATTCAATTAGATTTTTGTATTAGGCGAAACCTTGATGAAAGATTTAATATTAATTACTGCTTTTACCCCAACTCCTCAGTACGAGGAAATTTTAGAAAACACAATTTTGTCGGTTAAAGAAACTGGTTTTGATATTTTGCTAATCAATCACAGTCACACACCAAGTAGAATTCAAAAACTTTGTCAGTATTATTTTTACGACCATCTAAATGATGTCAGTGAAGACCCAAATTTAAGGAGTTTTGAGCATTTTAAAATGGATGACTTTGAAATTTGGTCCAAGTATAGAACCAAAAACTTTTATGGGTTTGCAATTTACCGAATGTTTTCCATGGGGGTTAAAATAGCCAAGAATTTTGGATATGATAGATTGCATCATTTGGAGTATGACACTCAAGTATTGGATTCCAAAATATTCGAGGAACACAATGAATATCTCCAAAGTAATGACGCTGTTTTTTATACTAGTGATGGTACAAAAAATGGTTTTTTACTGGGGTGTTTTAAATCATTTAATGTTTCGAATTTGCCGCACACTTTCGAGAATTATAACAAGGAGCATATGACCAATACCATGTTGAATCTCCCATGCGTTCCCTTAGAAAATTATACAAAATACATATTCAATGATTTTAAAGTAAAATATTTGGAAAGTAAAACAACTAAGACAAGATTGTTTGGTGAAGTAGTAACAGATAGAAATAAACACTTCACTATGTTTTACAGTCCTTTTGAGGAAAAGGTTAAGTTTTTTATCAGAAACATATGGACTGAAAATCAAAAAGTTATGGTAATTACCAATGAAAGTTTTACTCAAAACATAATTGTTTTGCCAAATCAGTGGCACATAAGAACGTTATGTGATGTAAATGATTTTAAAAGCATTATGGTTTTACAAAACAATTCTTTGATTTATGAATTTCGAATAAATAACAATGAAGAACTTGAAACTTTCAAACAAAATGCATTCAGCAAAAACAAATGAAAAAGATAATTAATTTTACTCCAACAGGGACACAACCCACAAGGGAAAATTCTTTGGCACCACTTGAGGTCAACGAGATAATTGAGGAAGTGCACCAGGCTTATGAGATTGGCATAAGCATTACGCACATACACGCCAGGGACCCTGAAACTTTTTCGAACACATATAAGAAAGAAATTTACGGACCAATAATAGAAGGTATAAGAAAACACTGTCCTGAGCTTTTGGTATGTGCATCCTTAACGGGAAGGAACTTCCCTGAGCTTAGTCAAAGAACGGAAGTATTGGAATGCTTACCCGATATGGGTTCACTAACGATGTCATCACTTAACTTCCCAACTGGAGCATCGACTAATCAACCTGAGATGATATTAGATTTGATTTCCAAAATGGGGGAATATGGTGTGCAGCCAGAAATTGAATGTTTTGATTCCGGTATGGTTAATTACACCAAATACCTTATTTCAAAGAACATATTAAAGCCACCATTTTACATGAATGTAATTTTGGGTAACATCTATAATGTGCAAAGTGATTTAAGCTCATTAGCGGCAATAAAAAGCTCCATACCATATAATGTCACAACTTGCATAGGTGGGATTGGCAATCAGCAATTAAAGAGCAATATACTTGGTTTAATGGAGTTTGATGGCATAAGAATTGGTTTGGAGGATAATTTATTTTACAAAGGTAAGATAAAAGCCACCAACATAGAATTACTAAAGCGTGCGTATAGAATAATGGATGAACTGGAAATGGAGTGTATGTCATCAAAAGAACTAAGAGAGAATGGATATGGAAACAAACTTATTGATAGTAGGAAAGGGTGATGATATTCTCACGATGATATTTGATAATCTCGCTTCCAATAATGAATCTGGAAATGTGGATGTTCTAAATAATCTCAACATAGAGATATTAAATAAAATTGCTCACCCAAGTTTCAACATCAATATGTTCACTGAAGTTGATGCGAATCAATACCCACAATTTTGTTTAGGGGTATACAACCCATCAATTAAAAAAACTTTGGTAAACAAATATAACTTAGATATTAACAAAGCCATTAATGTTATTCATTCAACATTAAACAAGAGCGACACAGCTATTTTAGGTGGGGGAATACTAATTAACTCACTAGTTAGCATAGCAGCTCATACTATAATAGGAAATTACGTGAGCATAAACAGACATGTATCAATAGGTCATCACACGACAATAGGGAATTACACTTCAATCAACCCAGGGGTAAACATAGCAGGTAACGTAAGTGTAGGAGAAGCAACGACAATAGGAATGGGGGCAAATGTATTAAACAAAATAAAGATAGGTTCCAATACAATCGTAGGAGCTGGCTCTGTTGTCACAAAAGACTTACCAGATAATGTTGTAGCTTATGGAAACCCATGTAAGATTATAAGAGAGAATATATGATTAGGCTTGATGTTAAAGTGGGGGATGTAATTCTAATGGGAAGATTCAAAAACAAAAAGGTTACAGTAAAGACAATAGGACAAGACGAACATGGAATGCCCACAGTAAATGGAAAACCCATATGTACTTTTAGGTATAAGAAAGACTAAAGATAAAAAGTTTTTTCAATTAAGATTTAATTGTTTCAAATTTCTGTTGTACATTAGACTTGTAATTTAGAAACAGAGATATGACAACACAACAACAACTCCACTTGAACCTTTTCAGGGAAGGTCTTTCTATGCGAGAAGCAGGATATGGAGAAAATCGTATTTGGGACTTCCTAAATACAGAATTGCAAAATGATTATTTGACTGATAAGATTTTTGATTTAGTTTTACGAACAAAAATCTAAAATAAAATTGGTCGTTTAAACCCTCCCACAAACCCTTCGCTTTACTCACTAATTCCCCATTACTATATTATTATTTTATAATTTGAATATGCATAACAAATTAATTGTGGGACAGACTCCCTTGCTGCCCCTTGATATTGACGGGGTAAGAATATGGGGAAAAGCCGAGTTTATGAATCCATCTGGTTCTATTAAGGACCGCCCTATGAGCAATATTTTAAAAAGGGTGATGGAGAATAACTTACTGAAAAGGGGGGACACACTTGTGGAGGCAACATCGGGAAACGCAGGGATTTCTTTTGCTATGTTCTGCGCGATGTATGGTATTAAATGTGTGATTGTTATGCCAAGTAATATGAGTGAGGAAAGAAAACAAATGTTACGATTATATGGTGCGGAACTTATAGAGGTGGGTGCAGGAGATTTCGATGGTGCGATAAGACTAAGAAATGAATTGGCTGAAGATAATGGATGGTTCAATGGTAATCAATTTGCATCAAAGTGGAACATAGAAGCCCACAGAGAAGGTACGGGAGTAGAATTACTCTATCAATGTGATATGAATTGTTTTATCCCTACAGCGTTTGTTGCGGGTACGGGAACAGGAGGTACACTAATGGGTGCAGGAGAGACCTTAAAGAATTATTATCCTGATATGGACATAGTTGCTGTGGAACCTGCGGAATCTCCTGTAATGAGTGGAGGAGAACCTGGACTGCATGGTATACAAGGAATAGGAGATGGTTCAAAGTTTTTGGTGGATTTAAACATGGTAGATAAAATTATCACAATAAAGACCCATGACGCAAAGGAGATGTCCAAAAGACTTACCAAAGAATATGGATTGTTTGTAGGTATAAGTGCGGCAGCTAATGTATTGGGTTCACTAAGATACTCACAAGATAAGGGTAAAGAAGATATCTTAACTATTCTATGTGATAGGGGTGAGAGATATCTTAGTTCTTTGAATGGGTAATTAATATATTTATTGACTATGTTAGCCCTTCAGATTTTTTTTATGGTATTGTTTGTTGTTGGATTTTTCCAAATGATAGAATGGTTATTTACCCTACCTCGTACAATTATGGATTGGTGGTATAATAATCATCACAAACATCGTTAACAGGGGGGTACTTGACCACATAGATTCTGTGGTTATGTTTCCCAAATGAGTTTTGAAGAAAAAAGGTCCCGAAGTGAGGGATGGGAAAAGGCGAAATACGAAGGTCATTTAAACGAAGACAGTTTCACTCGGGAGAATGTTTCATCAGAGATATTAAGTATTTTAGATGAGGATGAACATATAGTATCCATCGATGGTGGGGGTTCGAATGAGTTAAAGGTAGTGACTTTGTTTGGTTATAAGGCTCCCTCTAAGACCGATAAGGTTATTTTAACAAACAAGAGGTCCATCACCATATCTTTAAAGAAGTCAGATGGTGGACAGGTATATTTGATTCCATCGGACAAATTTTTCAGTGGGTTTGAGATATGGTATAACAGGGAGGTCCCATCAGAGGTGGGGGAAATTATTACATTGTTCACGGGTGAGTCTGATGATGTAGAAAATGTACTACAGGATGAGATGGTGATGAAACAGAACATGCAGGTCTCACCGTCTCAGAGAACTCGAAGGTTGTGTTTCGATGCGCTTGATGTATATGATTCTTCAAAGGTTTCAAAGACATTAGAGTGGTTTAGGGAGAACATTGGTTTAATTACTGACTATGTCTTCTCTCGAGGATTATCGGATGACTCCCATCAATTCGCGGAGTATTTGTATTACAAGAATTTCTTGGATGAAGATAACTCGATGGATAAGGTTTTTAAGATATCTGAATTGGCGGATTTATGTCAACAGAATTCACATAGGGTCGAGTTTGGTCATAGGTATGGGAGAACATCGATTCAGCTTCCGTTTGGTCATGTGCAGATGCATCAAGACACATTGCAATTCCACCATAGTTATTCCAAAATATTGGGGTTGTTTGTTGTTAATAATATTTAATTTACTATATTTTTATTATGATTGATTTACGCTTAGGAGACTGTTTAGATGAGATGAAGAAGATAGAGTCTGATTCCATTTCATGTATTGTCACATCGCCACCTTATAACAAAAAAGGTTTATCGGGAAAGTCCAAACCTGGCAATCAGGTGTGGAAGAAATATAACATCGACTATAATTCCTATGGTGATGATTTGACTGAAGAAGAATATTCACAATGGATGGTGGATGTTCTCAATGAAATGAAAAGAATTATCAAACCTGATGGTTCTATATTTTTCAATCACAAACCCCGTAGACACAATAATAAAGTACATCTCCCAACAGACTTTATCTCAAAGAGTGACCTACAAATATATCAACTAATCATATGGAATAGATTATCTTCTCCTAACATTAGGAAAGACCTATTACTTCCATGTACTGAACATATCTATTGGCTCACCAAAGGAAAACCTAAAGTATTCAAAGATAATATAGATTCTAAGTTTCATTCAGAGGTATGGACAATTAACCCTGATAAAAATCCTCATCATCCAGCACCATTCCCCCAAATACTTGTGGAGAATTGTATGTTACTAACAACACAAGAAGGTGATACCTGTTTGGACCCATACTTAGGTTCAGGTACATCAGCAATTATAGCTCAATATCATAATAGAAACTTTATAGGTATAGAGATAGATGAGAAGTATATGAATCTAACTAAAGAGAACCTTAAGAAGTCTACACAAGAGTAAATGTGTAAATCAGTTCACGCAGTTCGGGGGTGAGGTTAAAACCCTAAAGGGTTTCACCCCCTCACTTTGTTCTCTGATTCACACATTCCCCCCCCTTTAACAAGCCCCCCTTTTTAAGGTGACACAATAGTAGGTGGTAGATTATACCTAACCTTTATGATGACAAAGACAAGGGGACTTCGTCCCAAATTCATACATCATAACCCATAGGTATTTTCTATTCTTATAAAGGTAATCCCACTTTTACCCACAGGGTTTTATTAGGGGATTTTAATGAGATACTATTTGAGGTCACCTGTTAATGTGTCAGTTAAATGGGGGGGATTTATGGTCGATTATAGGGATAAACTATCACCCTTGAGGTCCTCGTTGAAGGAGATTTCATCTCTCGGGCGGTCTGATACTATAACATCCTTTTTTTGCTGGAGTTTCTAATACCTTAAAAATTACCTCTGACGCTATCTACAGGGGGGATTTTTTATGGCTGGTGATACGACCAGCAAGAATATGTGGTAGAAAGTGGGGACTAGTGGAGAGGGGGGAACATAGGTAAAACCTATCAAAGGGATTGCCCTTTCCTTAACGCTCAACCAAATTCCTGACAAATTGTCAAAAATGGGACATGGGAGTAACCCCCACTTTCCCCCCCTTTATATCACCACACGGAAATTAGATTTACAAATCACCATTATTTTATATGTTCCGAGTATGGATTTTATCACCCCACATATAGAACACTTAGGGGATAACCGTATTAGGATTGACCTTTACTCTAAAGAGGGGGGGACATTTTTGGGGATGTTATATTATGAGAGGGCAAAGAACGGGTTTCTAAGGAAACCGATAGGATTAAAGAAGATGGCTTGCGTGGATGCAAAGATAGAGACCCTCTTTAATTTGTTCCCCCAAGTAGAACCGAAAGATGTATTGGACTACTGTCAGTCACTTCTTATGGGGGGGGACAAAGATACAACAAATATCTGATTCCACCAAAGAAATATTTATCAACAATTTTTGGTCATCTCAAAAATACTCTGTACCTTTAGGGTGGTTGTGGGTGGGAACCACATAAGAAAAAAACAATCCCCCCCCTTTCAACGAGACATAAAATATATTTGTCCAATTAAAATATCCGCAGTATATTTGTATCATTATGGAAAACAATATAACAATCACCCTTACCAAGGAGGAGTATGATACCCTCCAAACTATCTTATTCTATTGGGTCGACCAAGTGGAATATGATGTGGAACAAGCAATGAAAGACAATGACCCCAACGGTGAACTCGAGGAGCTAACCGACAACCTCCTTGTCTCTATGAGTATCAACAAGAAGTTACAACCAAGTGAATAGTCTATTACTAATCTACTCCACTATGTTCCTTGTCGGAATGGGGGGAATAATTTTATTACTTATTTTTCCCCCCCATGTTTGGTAGAGTCAAATTAATGTTGTATATTTGAACTATGGTTGACACAGTAATCATTCTCCTTCTTGTTATTGCAGTTCTTGCAATGGTCATCGGGTATTTCATATCCCAAAACATCGAAGACCTATGAATCCAATCTGGCTCATCCCCATTATCGTATTGGTAATCCTCGGAGCACTTGTCATATACGAAAGAGGTCGCGACTGAACGGGGGGGAGGACACAGTAGCACCCTGTGTTAACCTCCCCTCCATATAGGGTCCCCCTATACCCCCTTAGAGGGGGGGGGTCCCCCGTATCCCCCCCTACTACCCCCTATTTTTGGTCACAGGGGGGGACAATACCGTCTGTGTAGCAAAAAAATTTTTGGTAAAAAAATTGATATTTTCCATAACTCGACCCTTGTTTTTAAATGGGGGTCAAAATTAAAAAAAGAATTTTTGGAAAATTTTCCTATTTATTGATATGATAACTGAAAAGCAAAAAGAAATGTTGTTCAAGTTGTGGAGCAATCTTGGAGTGAGTTTGCAGTCACCCAAGTATCTTGATATTTCTTTTCCTAATCCTCAAGAGTTCAAATATTTGGTTGCACTATTTTATGGGTTAAAAAGAGATAATCCAACCAATACTTTGATTGCTTTGGAACAAGATATCAAACAAAAAAGTAATGAGTTTTTATCCTTACCCGAAAACTCTCCATGTGGGGGGAAACTAAGGATGGTGAAAAATAACGCTTTAGCCACTACATCGTATGGGGGAGTTACACAAAGAAATCAATTTGTTTCACTTCAAGGAACATTCGCATTTGAAATTCCTGAAGATTTTGTATGTGAGGACTTGGAGGATTATTCTGATATCGATGAGATATACCAAGTTGAGCAATGCTTCACCGAGGAATGTGTTCGTGATAGTATAAATAAGTTGAAAGTATTTTTGAAGGATAGATACGCACTCATCCTTAACGACATTCGAGCTTATTCAGAGGACAATTTTATTGGTGACATTCAAATTGAAACAACAGTTGATTTCTAAAACACGACCCTTGTTTTAAAAGGGGGGTCAATTTCGATTCCGGAATTTTGGGAAAAAATTCATAAATTTGGGTCTATTTATATCTTATGAAGATTGTCATCTCAGAGGGCCAGTACGAAAGGTTGATTGAAACCGAAGAGGAGGAGAAAGTTCTTCGTATACCATCTTTGAAAATTTTCGATGATGATTGGTTTGTTTTACAAAAGTTTTTGGAGTTAAAGGGTAATCCACCTTATTCTATTGGGGGAGATTTGGACTTATCAGAATTACCAATTCAATCATTGGGAAACCTTCAATCAGTTGGTGGGTTTTTGGATTTGAATGAAACACCAATTAAATCCCTTGGAAATCTTCAAACAGTTGGTGGAGATTTGGACTTGGAAGGAACACCAATTCAATCATTGGGAAACCTTGTATCAGTTGGTGGGACTTTGGATTTAAAAGGAACACCAATCAAATCTTTGGGAAACCTTAAATCCGTTGGCGGGGATTTATCTTTGGTAGGAAGAGCAATTGAATCTTTGGGAAACCTTGTATCAGTTGGTGGGGATTTATATTTGCAAGAAACACAAATCGAATCTTTAGAGAACCTACAATCAGTTGGGGGAAAGTTGGATTTGAATTGGTCAAAAATCCGTTCTTTGGGAAACCTTCAATCTGTTGGTGGGGGTTTGGATTTGGAAAAAACACCAATTCAATCTCTTGGAAACCTAACATCCGTTGGTGGGTATTTGGATTTGAGATATTCACGAATTAAATCCTTGGGAAACCTTCAATCAGTTGGTGAGTTTTTGGATTTGAGAAAAACACCACTATCTAAGATGTACACTAGAGAACAAATCCGAGAAACGGTAAATGTTGCGTATATCTATTTATAAGTTATGAAGATTGTCATCTCAGAGAGCCAATATAACAAGTTGATTGAATCCGAAGAGGAGCAGAAAGTTCTTCGTATACCATCTTTGAAAATTTTCGATGATAATTGGTTTGTTTTACAAAAGTTTTTGGAGTTAAAAGGTAATCCAACTTATTCAGTTGGTGGGGATTTGGATTTGCAAGGAACTCCAATCAAATCTCTTGGAAACCTTCAATTTGTTGGTGGGTATTTGTCTTTGCAAGACACATCAATTGAATCTCTCGGAAACCTAAAATCAGTTGGTGGGTATTTGAATTTGGCATATACATCAATCGAATCTCTTGGGAACCTTCAATATGTTGGTGGGGATTTGAGTTTGCATGGTACACCCTTATCGATTTACACTAGAGAACAAATCCGAGAAATGATAAATGTCGAAGGTAGAATTTATAAATAAACCATGAAGATTGTTATCTCAGAGAGCCAATACCAAAGGTTGATTGAATCCGAAGAAGAACAGAAAGTTCTTCGTATACCATCTTTGAAAATTTTCGATGATGATTGGTATGCTTTACAAAAGTTTTTGGAGTTGAAAGGTAATCCAACTTATTCAGTTGGTGGGGATTTGGATTTGCGTGATTTACCAATTAAATCCTTGGGAAATCTTAAATCCGTTGGTGGAGATTTATATTTGGAAAGAACACCAATTAAATCATTGGGAAACCTTCAATCCATTAATGGAGATTTGTATTTGGGAGGAACAATAATAAAATCTCTTGGAAACTTAACATATGTCGGTGGGTTTTTGGATTTGAGAAGAACACCAATTGAATCCTTGGGAAACCTTCAATCCGTTGGTGGAGATTTGGATTTGTTTGGGGCTCAAATTAAATCATTGGGAAACCTTCAATCCGTTGGCGGGTATTTGGATTTTAGAAGTACACCCTTATCTGATATGTACACTAAAGAACAAATCCTACAAATGGTAAATGTTGGTGATGATATCTATTATTAAATCATGAAGATTGTTATCTCAGAGAGCCAATTTAACAGGTTGATTGAAACCGAAGAAGAGCAGAAAGTTCTTCGTATACCATCTTTGAAAATTTTCGATGATGATTGGGATGTTTTGCAAAAGTTTTTGGAGTTGAAAGGTAATCCACCTTATTCCTTGGGTGGGGATTTGTTTTTGATGGGAACACCGGTTAAATCCTTGGGAAACCTTGTATCCGTTGATGGGTATTTATACTTGGAAGAAACACCAATTAAATCATTGGGGAACCTTCAATCTGTTGGTGGGTATTTGGATTTGAGAGGAACTCCAATCAAATCCTTGGGAAACTTAATATCAGTTGGTGGGGATTTGGTTATGGATGATACGCCAATTAAATCCTTGGGAAACCTTCAATTCGTTGGTAACAGGTTGTATATGCCAGGAACAAAAATAGATTCTTTGGGAAACCTTAAATCTGTTGGTGGGGATTTGTCCTTACAAGGAAGTGAAATACAATCTTTAGGAAACTTAACAACAGTTGGTGGTGAGTTAAATTTAATCTCAACAAAAATCAATTCTCTTGGTAAATTAAATTTTGTTGGTAAAAATTTATATTTACAACGAACACCTTTATCTAATGAGTACACTGAAGAACAAATCCGTAAAATGGTGGATGTTAAGGGTGAAATCTATTTATAAGTTATGAAAATAGTAATAACTAAACCACAACTTTCCATTTTTTTGAGAAGAAGATTTTCTGCAGAGGACCTTTTATGGATTGTTAATGATGTTAAGGAAATGATTGACGAGGGTTATGGTGTGGAATCTGCGGTGTATGATGGAATTAGGGAATTTATTAAAAGTAAAAATTTTATTGACATAGATGAATTCGGTGATGAACAATCCTATTGGAATTCTTATTTGAAGTATGAGATTGCACTTGTTTCTTATGTGAAATCTGAGTTGGGTTTGGATTAAAAAACATCTGCTAAGAATTACACTAAAGAGGACATGTTGGAAGTGATATCTATTTATAAGTTATGAAGATTGTTATCTCAGAAAGCCAATACCAAAGGTTGATTGAAGTCGAACAAGAGCAAAAAGTTCTTCATATTCCTTCATTGAAAGTTTTTGGTTTGGATAGATTGGAAGCTTGGAACAACCTGCAAGAATTTCTGGAAAGAAAAGGTAATCCACCTTATTCTATTGGTGGTAATTTGGTCTTAGCAGAATTACCAATTGAATCTCTTGGAAACCTAAAATCAGTTGGTCAGGCTTTGGTTTTGTCAAATTCACTAATCAAATCTTTGGGTAATCTCGAATCCGTTGGTGATGATTTGTATTTAAACAGAACACCAATTCAATCTCTCGGAAATTTGAAATTCGTTGGTGGAGATTTGTATTTGAGAGGAACACCAATTTCCCAAAGTCCAATTACGGGTGTTAAAGTTGGGGGAGGAATTATGAGAGGGTAAATTGATTACTCCCCCCTTTAGACTATCTCCCAACGAAAAAACAATTTATGGAAACTATTTAAGATTATGGACTTTGACAAGATGAATAGGATACTCGATATGTTTATGAGGAGCATGTATGGTGTGGATGCCTATTTGACCCCTATTAGGAGTTTTCCTCCGATAGTTTATAGGGCAAACATCTTATTTTTTCCGTCCAAGTTTTTAAAAGGGAGTTCAGAGTATTCTGAAAAATATTATAAATTTTTCAACAGAGATGAGAAGGAAATCGAAGATGATATTTTCAGAGCGTTTAAGTATTTGGGTGTCAATTCTGGAAATATTGATAGGGGTTCGACATTAATACATATTTCTTCAGATATCCCTGAATATCTTAAAAACTATCAGAGGGAGTTGATAGTTCACATCAATGATTTTATCGAATCTGATACAATTAAAGATTATCGGTTATCCGAGGCAGTTTCTAATTTCAGGGTGGATAGTATTGACCCTGTGGTCGTTCTCACTGGTAGGGGAGATAGTCCATATATTAATTTTAAAATAATCTACGATTCGAAGAGTTTTTATAATTTGGCATCATTACTCAATAGTTGGGAAGTTAGAAATCCTTTGATGGATTATTTAAAAACAAAAATGAAGGTTGACCCACAAATTGATTTTTGGTTTGATGGTCGAGGAAGATAATGTAATTTTCACCCCCCCTTTTTATATGGACAATAAATACTTAGAACTACTTGAGGACCAATATGGGTTTATTATGCCAAACCTTTTGTTGGATAAGATTGACAATGTTGAATTAAGGGAAGTTTCTAACGGATTAAGGTTGTTTGTTGATAATCAATCTTGGATGGGTATTAATTTAAAAGACTACCGTGAGGTGTATCAGTTTTTTTCCCATTATTTTTTGGCTGAGGGTAATGTCTTGTGCTCGGGTATGGGACTTCTCATTCGTGAATCTTGGTTGTTATCGAAGGGTATTAACATTACTTTGGTTGAGGTTAATGATTCCATCATCGAATACCATAGAAAATATAACTCCCCCCTTTTGGATTCGCTCACTTTAATTCATGGGGATATTCATAATCACCATGGGAGATACGATGTTGTTTTATTGGACCATTATGAGCATGAGAAAGAAGAGTGGATTATTGAAGATGTTAAGATGGTGATGAATAATATTGACTGTGATGTGGTATGGTTTTGGCCCTTAGAGAGGATATGTCATAATAATGGGGGGTGGGATTTTTACTGTAACTTAAGGAAGGAAATTCCTAAGTTACCTGATTTAAACAAGGAAGTTTTTGATTTATTCGTAAAATATTATTTCGTTGAATTAGAAAATTTGAAATGAATTTAATGTTGTTTTTTTTACCCCCCTTTTTATAGTGGGGGTTTTTTGTTATAATTGTTTTATGAAAACATTTCTTGAAATTGGTTCTTGTGATTTCGATACATTGGAATACTTGGCTGATTTGGGATGGAATGGTGTTATGATTGAACCCATCCCCAAATATTATAATCGGTTAAGGGGGGGGAATCCTCGTTCTAATATTCATTATCTAAATGTTGCGGTTGATTGGACCGAGGGTGAGCGGGTTATGTATATGGCATCTAAGGAAAAAGTTAGTGAAATTGGTTATACATCAGGGATGTCTTCATTTTTTCCTAACCCTGAGGTTTTATCCGAAGAGGTTATTGTTAAGACATTAACCATTGAAAGGATTTTTGAGATATGTGGAGTAGAACATGTTGATTTCTTGAAAATAGATACTGAAGGGTACGACGCTGAGATTGTTAAGATGTTTCCTTTTGAGAGATGTAAACCTGACTTTGTTAAAGTTGAGAAGGAACATCTATCACATAAGGATTTGAATGACACCATTTCTCGTTTGTCGAGCAACGGATATCATTGTGAATGGACCGAAAGGGATATTTTTGCTTTTCGGGTGATGTAAATGGTATTTATTGACATATGAAATACAAAATTTCAGAGAGTCAGTTTTTTAATATGTTTCTTCGTCGTAGGTTGGAGACATTTGGAAAATATGTTAGTTCGACATATAATTGGTTGGACGCTAAAGGGTATGATAATTATGATGATTTTTTCACAAGGGTTGTCTTCAGTAGTGTAAGGGATTTCTTATCTGAGGAAGGGAATTTAGATTACGATACTTACCTTAAACTCATGGACCAAGTATTACCTTTTATGGAAAAATATGTCGAAAAAGAATATGGTGATGAAATCCGTAAGCATTTCTATAATGAAAATCGAGTTTTTCCATTTAATTAAATAAGGTGGGTTGATTAAATTTAAACCAAACATTTAGTTATTTTATAATTCACTGTGATTTTATATTTATCTACATGAAAAAGACTTACTTGGTTACTCGGGAGCAATTAGATAGAATCGTTACGAAATATTTGGATGGTATGATGAAAGGTGGTAGAGTTGTCGAATCAAACCCTTACGATTATTTAAAGACCATCGAGTTTATTAATGCTGACGATGAGGTTATGTTAACTCTTTTACAATACAATTTAGAGGACGAGGAGTCAGATAGTGTTTTTTTTGATGAAACCGCAAAATTATCTATATCTGAGAAATTGGTTTCATTCTTTATCAGAAACTTGGGAATCAGAGAATACAAAGTGGTTGATTTAATTAGTGATTGGTTTGAGAACACCTATGACTATGACTTTGATGAGATAGAGGTGTTACCGAAAATATAATTAGTTTTTTTTCATACGCCGGAAACGGTTCCGACTCCCCCTACCCCCTCTTTTTTTCGGTTGTACCGCGGTTTCCGACCTTCGGTCGGTGTTACACCTCTGACGCCGGTAACCCGAACCCCTTCGGGGTTATTGTCCCTTATTTAATAACTTATAATGAAAGGGTCTCTCAGATAAAGGGGTCGTGATATTTATTTGTATATGAACCTGCAAGAGAACATTATTAGAATCAAACAAGTGATGGGTTTGAATGAGCAATACCCAGAAGGGATTGACCCTAAAGATTTGGAAGCCCAAGAAGTTCCCATCGATAATGTGGAACCCGAGGAAACCCCCAATCAGGAGGAACCAAAGAATTCTGATGATTTTTCAAATAGTGTGGTTCCACAGATTGTTTGGAGAGCTGGACGAGTTGGTAGCAGTCCCAAAGGTGGTGGTATATGGTTTGGTGAAACAAAAAAAGATGTTGAAAACTTTGCCTGGTCCGTTAGGGATGAAAGAAGGGAAGGTTTGCCATACTATATCAACCTTCAAAACCCAAGGTATTATAAAAACTTCTGGAATGATTATTTGATTAAAGCTAAAGGAGCTGGACGAGATGTTCTTATGAATGCTTTAATGAATGCTGGTTATGATGGTATTATCATTGATACTGATACTTGGAACGATACTGCAGATGAGTATGCCGTTACCTCAAAGCAATTTATTGTATTTGACCCCAAAAATGTGAAACCAGCATGAAAATGAACCTGCAAGAGAACATTATTAGGATTAAGGAAGTAATGGGGATTCTTATCGAAACAAGGGAAGGTCTTTTGAATTATTTGAGACGACAACTCCCAAATTTTCCTGATTATGTAATAAAAGATTGGGTCTATAAATTTAATAAAGAAGGGTCTGCTGAAGGTATTCAAGATTGGATTGATAGTCAACTTAAAGACATGGAATGGGAATTACAAAAAGATTTCCCAATATCAATGAATATATTTACCGATAAAACAAAAAAAGAGTTAAAAAGTAGGATTAGGGGTAAAATAAGACAAGATGTTGGTAAAGATATCGAAAGACACGAAATACAAAAATCATTATTAAAAAGTAAGGGGATTTCCGAAGAACCAATTATTTTATTTAAAACCAAAGATGGTAAATATGAATTAGGTGAAGGGTGGCATAGAACAACACAAACATTTATTGAATTCCCTGACGGATTTATACAACCTAATGTGTATATCGGACTAAACGCTAAATGGTTGGATTAATATGAACCTCAAAGAAACAATCAAAAGAATTTTAAGGGAGGAGCTTGAAGAATATTCCAGAACACTGAAAAATGCCAGGAAACAAGGCAGCGGATTAAGGTTTCCAAAAACCGCAATCAAATATAATCCTTTAAGATTTCGACCCTACAGTAGAGAAACGGTTGAAGATACGGACCCAAAGGTTGGAACCGGAAAAAAGCCTGAAGGGTCAGGTAGAAGATTGTACACCGACGAAAATCCAAGTGATACAGTGTCGGTTAAGTTCAGAACAAAAGAAGATATTGTTGACACTTTAAACAAAGAAAGTTTCAAATCAAAATCACACAAAAGACAATCCCAAATTATTAATTTAATTCACCAAAGAGTTAGAGCTGCATATCAAAACACTAAGGACCCCGAAACAAAGAAAAGATTAAAAAGGGGTCTTGATTATATTGAGAATGAAAAAGAAAAGTCAAAACAAAAAACAATACAACTACAAAGACAAGAACAAAACGAAGGTGAGTTAACAGAAAAATGTTGGGCAGGATATGAAAAAAAAGGTATGAAGACAATGTTTGGAAAAAGATATCCTAATTGTGTTAAAAAAACTTAATAATGACCGCAAGTCAAATAGATAAAATTCTTAACTCTTGGATGAGAAAGCTCTATGGTGTTGAAGTTAATTTTACTTACTTATATTTTTAATTTGGTAGTTTGATTTTTTTGTTATACCTTTGGATAAGTAATTAAAAAAATTGAAATACGAAGTAACATTAAACTTTGACACCGTCTATCAATGTGTTGATGGTATTTATAGCCATAATGAAAAAATTATATGAGCCACAGTGAATTTTTAGAGATTTCTCAATTAAAGTGGGGACCCGTTCAGTATCGATTTGTTGGATTGTGGGATGACAGTAATCCAGGATATGTCCGCTCCCACAATATGAACATGATTGGACACAACTTTCCAGTTTCAATCCGACAAAGAGAGTTTGAATTTTTAAAAGAAACAATCATTAAGTATAATTTGAAAAATGGTTTTGAATTAGCGACAGCCTTTGGGGTGAGTGCCACTGCCTTGGGTTTGGGATTCAAACAAACGGGAGGAAAGTTGATTACCATGGACGCATACATTGAAGAAAATCTTCAAGACCATAGGTATGATGGGGCTAACTACCAAACTTATTATGAAATGAATGGTTGGAAGTCTGTCAATTATCTGATTGAACATTTTAGATTACAAAAAGTCGTGACTCCGACTGTTGGTTGGAGCCCTGATGATACGGGTTCGGTTATTGCTCAACACACCACAGAAAAGATTGATTTTGTTTTCTTGGACGCCGGACATTTTTCCGAACAAGTAATGAAAGACCTTTACGCCTTAAAACCATTCTTGGATAAAGAATATGTTATTGCTCTTCATGATTACTTCGAAACGGTTTATCCTGACTATCTAAAAGAGTGGCTCAATAAAGAATTTGGCACACCAGTAATTGGTGTTCCATTACCTCATGGTGACAATTTAACTTTGATTGTCAATAAAAAAATCTGATGAAGTATCAATTGACAATTAAAAGTTTTGACTGAAAGAGGGAGATTTCCCACCTCGGAGGGTTTTAGTGTTTTAAAATGGTCGATTTTTACCACTTTAACTATTTATCCTTATGGACTTACATCAATCAATTAAAAAAATATTGAGAGAGGAGTCCAATGTCTCACTGAGTGTAAGAAGAAGGTTACCCCTTATCGATAAAATATTCGATTCAGTTGCCGAAAATGTCAGTCCTTGTTATGCTGACTCCATAGACCATTACATGGAATGGGTTTGGGAAGAATTTGTTTCAGGATTAGAATCAGTTGGAATCGATGGAAATAATTACGCAATTTTCTCTACTGTTTTACAAGACAAATTGGAAAATTTTAGAAAAATTTATGAAGAGACAATCAACGATTGTTAAACATTACTTTAGATTCTCTCATTCTTGTTGGACTCAGTGATGATAAATCTAATATTGAAAGTAAAGATGACTCTATGGAGATTTAAAAAAATTTATGAATAACTTTTAATCCCCCCTCTTTTTTAAGTGGGGGTTTTTTATTATCTTTAGGGTATGAAAACTTATCTTTGGTTAGACGACCTTCGTGACCCAAACCAAAGCGTTTGGTATGACCATTATATTTCTGAGTTAGACAAATCTGTGGATACTCTTATTTGGGTAAAAGAATTTCCGATGTTTGTTGATTACATCAATGAGTTTGGTTTACCTGATAAGATTTTCTTTGACCATGACTTGGGTGAGGATAAAAATGGAACGGGTTATGATGCCGCTAAATGGTTGGTTAATTACTGCATGGAAAATGGTGAAATTGATGTACCTGATTGGGATATTCAATCTGCCAATCCTGTCGGGAGAGATAACATTAATTCATTATTAAAAAATTACAGAAAACATTTAAACTTATGAAAAACATTTTTATACTATTAATGGTTTTATCCATTTCACTTTTTTCCCAAAACAAAGAACAGGCTTTACACATAATGTTTGCTGGTACTGACTCCACTTTTTTCGATGACGAAGGGTTAAGGTGGAATGAATTTTCTTTAACCCCCCGTAAAATGTATAAGGTTATGGACCTAATGGAATCAGATACCACATCTAAGTGTATTGTTTTCAAAGGAAACAAACCTTACATGAATTTTTTGAAAGAGGAAGGTAGTGAACCAAAAATGAATAAATTCAACAGGAGTGTTAAGGGGTATTTGGAATGTTATATTGATGGGTATTTTATTAATATGTGGCTATTCAAAAATGAATCCTTTGGATTTATTGTTACCGGTCAGAGTTAAAGTAGTTGGTATTTAGAATAAACCCTTTTAGTTTATTTTTATTCCATGCAGACAAAAATTTTAATGTGTCCTTTAGTTAGTGAAGACCTTTGGAGGGCGATAAGAGCAATTCGTAGTTCATTCCATCAACTAAATCATAATTTACTCTATGGGGTTCATGTTGTAATTAATAGTTTGGACCAAGAATTTATTGATGGAATTGTTGAATTTTGTGAATCTAACAATATTCAGTACTCTGTGACTGAATCCGATGGTACACCTTCGACGGGTAAAAATGCTGTGTTTGATGTTTTCAAAAAATCAGATTTTACTCACTTGGCACAACTTGATGGCGATGATTTGTTTTATCCCACTTTTTTAACTCAAGTTGAAAGACATTTGAAAAAATATCCTAACACCGATGTTCTATCAACAATTCCATTAGATGTTATTGTTGAAAATTACGAGGATGGTATGCACAAATTAAATAATGGTCTTTATACTCAACTATGGGGTACTAATTATGCTGATATGCATTCGTGGGTTGGTCAATTAGGTAGAGACCCTATTGTAGATGGTATTTCTATTGCCAATTATGCTAGGTTTGTACTTTTTTCTAAAAAAATTACCGAGATAGATTTTCGTTATGATAAAGAAATGATTATCGGGGAAGACAAAAAATTACATTTTGATTTTTTGGCGGCTCATCAAAATGATAAAATTTCTTATTGGTTAACCATGGCATCGGATATGTGGATATGTGATAGAATTTCTATTGGTATTCAAAAAAAACACTCAAGTCGTGAAAATTTTATTGAGGAAGATAATGTTGTCACCCAAAATTTACAAAAATATGTTTCATCTATATTGAATCCCGATAGGAGTGGACCTGGAGAAATTCCGATTGACTATCCTCCTATGATTTTTTATCATAATGATAAAGTTAGGTTTCTGAACGAATTTTTTTAAATGGATGATGTAACCATAATTTTACAAGGAAGAATCAATCCTGCGTGTTTAAAACGGTGGGTTGACACCTATTTTGATTGGAATGTTGTTGTTTCTACTTGGACAAAAGTGGATGGACATGACAACCAAATTAATATTTCATCTATCCCAAAAAAATGGTCTTTTTTAATTTTACCTCAACCACAAAAAACAATTGACATATCGTCACTTCAATTTCAAATCCAATCTACCACTAATGCATTTCCATATGTTAATACTGAATATTTGATTAAAGCTCGTGGTGATGAGTTTTATTCCAATCTTCACAGATTTGTAAGGGAAATGAAATATAAAAAAGAACAGATTATCTGTAGTGACATTTATTATAGAGGGTATCAAGGTAATTATTTTCATATTTCGGACCATCTAATTGGTGGGACAACAAATAATGTGAAAGCCATGTTCGAAAAAACTTTCGAGCAAATTAGTGATGGTTGGAAAATGACTAGTAACTTTCACGGTAGTAGTAATCCTGAAACATATTTAGGATTTGGGTTTGTTAGTTATAAGGAAAAAATACTGAAAGAAGACCACGAACATTACCTATCTCAGGGGATTTCAGAACCTTTATTTGAAAAATGGTTTGACAATTACGATTTACAAAAATTAAGTCCTTATTTAGTGTCTTGTCAGGGGAATTCTTTTGATGTAAAATACAACTGTAATGCTAATTTTTAAATTTTTTTGTAATTGTAAATTAAAAAGAGTATCTTTGAAAAATGGAAGAAACATATAAAGTAGAGGTTATGGTTACTATAACTGATGGTTTATCGAAAATTCAAGTAAATCAAAACTCCGAGCAAGATTTGTCGCCCGACATATTAGCAATGGTATTGGCCTCAGGCACTGCTTTAGCAATTAGATTATCTGATAATGAAGTGGAAACCATGCAAGATGTAATTGATTATCTTAATAATGAATTCATAGATACAGGTTCTTTCAAAGATGCAAGAATTGTCAAATCTTAATTTTTTATGAAGGCAAACAATCTTAAACATAGTCGAGTTAAAAAAATACTCACGAGACTCTTAAGAGACAAAGCTCGGGAAATTCTACCCCCAAGTGCTTATTACAAATTAAAAGATACTATTATAATTAAATTACATCCACAAAATAAGATATTCACCTTAACAGAATCTGAACAAAATTGTGTTAGAATATATTATAGTGCAAATATCAAAGTAGATTGGGTCAAAATTTTTTCTAACAATCATAAAAGTGCTCTTATTGCACACACTAATATAGAGAGGTTTAAAAAAAGTTTTAATGATGAGGTGAGTAAAATTTTAAAGTATATGGGTATGAAAAAACCTACTTACGAATGGAGAGAAAAGAATCCACCATTTATTTCGGTTTCATCTATTATTATTCAATGTGAAAATCCGTTATATCGGGAAAAATCAGAAATTTTGAACCCTAAAATTGCGGAAATCAAAACCAATATTAGAAGTCTAACAATAACTCACCAAGAAAAAGAGGTCACTGTTAAAGATTTAATTCATGCAATTCGTGTCAAACCCCTTGTAACTAATTTTAGTTACGAAATTAGTTACAAAAAGTCCCCCACCTTTAAAATTTTGGATATCAACCTCAGGGGAAAATTGCATAAAAAAAATCCAAAGCTATCAAAATTTATTAAGTAGTTCTAAATTGAATCTTTTAATTTATAGTATCTAAGATAAGATGATTTCATACTCAGCCAAGGTCCATCACCCAAGGGACCTTGATAGTGAGTCCCACCACCCAACCAAATAAGTTTGTTATTTGGGGTGTATCCTCTAACACTTTCCCAAACTTTAATGTTGTTGATGTAATATATTGTTTTGTTCGGATAAAATTCACAAACAAATTTGATTGGTTTTTTGTAAGATTCTGATGGTATTTTATATTTTGAAGGTGAATCAAATTTCCATTTTTTTGATTTATACGAAGTACCATAGTGTACATTACCAGCAATTGTCTCCTCTCCACCTACACCCCACATATATTCGAACACATCGAATTCGGGCATTGTAGCTTCTTTATCTGTTGTCCAAAATGCGGTCCACTGACCCTCGAATCTCGGGATATAAACTTTGGTTTCTATTCTTCCAAATGTTGGTATTGAAGTTGGGTTTCTTGAAATAATGGTACCTGCGTTGTATGGGGTTTGAGGGTCAGAGTTTCTTGTGTTCCAAAACTCGATTCCTTCTGATGTTAACTTTATATTATTAACATCGAACCTACAAGTATGGTTTTTGTTCACCTTTTCACCCCATGGGGGTTGAAATCTAAAATCTTGGGACAAAGTAGGTAAATCTAATTTGGTAAAATCCCATTCTTTTACCATTTCAAATTTATCAATAGTTTTATCTTGGTGTGAGATAGCAAATTTTAATAAAAACCAAAGTCTAATGCCTCTAACATTATTTAAAAATCTTTCCATATTCCTTTAAGATAAATATTTGTTTGTTTGGTTAGTTTAGTTTATATTTGATGTATGTTGAACTATCTAATCGTATTTGTCTTTCAGTTTCTTTTTAATATTTTCAAAACTTTGGAGATAAAGTTCACCTTTGAAGATAAATTGGCACCACTACTGATGAATTCGGTATGGATTAATTTGGTGAGTTTAGCTTCGGTATTTTATTCGATTGAGGGATTACTTTCAGGTGATTTTTTGATTATACCATTCTATATTTTAGGTAGTGTGATTGGGAAGTGGTTTGCGATGAAGAAAATGGAAAATGTGAGAGGTAAGATTTTTCAATTTTTATTTTTTAAGAAAAAAGATGAAACATCTAACTGACGATGAGCTTATCGAATCTTATCGCGAATTACTTTCGCGAGGGATTACTAGTTGGTCATCTTCGGTTGGGAAACAATTAATGGAACAAGAATTAAAAAAAAGAAATTTAAATTATGAATTTTAGTGCTGCCCCTTTTACCACTGTTCTTAGTTGGTGTGAAAAACATGGTTGTAACCGTATTGAGATGATTAGTTCAGATAATAATAAAGTTAATGTAAATGTAATTTGGAAAGGTTTCAATATTAATATGGTTATCGATACTCAGACAACTATAACCGAGACAAAAGTGAAAAAACCTATAGATGATGGACATGAGACAATAGTTTCAATTAATTCTAACTTATCTTTGGTTGATACATTGAATTATTTTGAATCGTTAGTTAAGTAATGAGAAAAGAAGTTGTTTTTACATATTTGGATTTAAAATTTATCCCTAATTATCCTGTTGATAGGTCTATTTTGCCTGGTTTTTCAACTAATCCTAATGATATATTGGAGGAGTTTATCAAAACCGAACACATTTTGTGGATTCCAAAATCTCAAAAAGATTTACCCAAGTATCTCGATTTAAGTTGGGAAAATTTTAAACCTTTGATGTGTGAGTGGTTCAATGAGAGGTTTTCCCAAGAACATGGTAAAATTGAAGATTTATTTCAAATTTAATCGATATGTATGAAGATTACCTTGACGATGATGAAGATATCTACATCAAAAATGAAAACACTTTTAGTGATTCTTTAGAAGATGAGGATTGAGATTAATAATAACTTTTTAATGTTATTGGGAACAATTTTTGCAATTTTTAATTTATTATATCCCAGTCTTATCCTGTCTTTTCTTTTCGGGTGTTGCTTTGGACAAATCTTTGCCAATTTGATTCGGGCAAAACAACAAAAATGATGGTATTTATATCATATGAGTGACCCCGATTTATTAAAATTACGACAAATAAGTTTTTTGATAAAAAAATTCCCTGACCAATGGCAAAACCTTACAGGAGATTTTGATGATTTAGAATTGTCAGACTTATCTGATTGGTTGGACAAGTATGCCAAATATATCTCTTTAGATACGAGTGAAATTTTTGATATCTATGAGTTAATTAAAGCAAACCTTGATAATCTGAACAATGGAGTTCCGATAACGGGTGAGAATGTAAAATACCCAAAATACAATCAGTATAAAGTAGAATGGAGTCAAAATTTTCAAGAAACGGGTACTGAATGGGGGACGAAAAGATATTCGGGTTCAGATGAAAAATCCGTTCATAAACAATTCAAATTTGATAGGTATACCGGAAATTTCGACTACGACACTGATGACACAGAATATGATGATAAAGAAACTTATAATTTCGACTATAAAATAGTTGAGGAACAGTTAAAAAAAACAATACACAATGTTCTAAAGGAACACTATAAACTATTTATAAATAAAAAAAACTAATATGGGACAGAGACTAATCATTACCGAAGAAGAAAAAAATAGAATCCAATCTCTTTATGAAAACATGGGTGTTGCCTTTGGAAATGAAATGAACGGACTTAAAGTTAAAAAAGAAGAATCCACCGAGGAAGTTGAAGAGACTATGGATGATGTTTCAGAAGAGGTTGAGACCGATGAAGAAGAAGAAGATGAAGAGTAAAAATTTAAAAGTCACTGAAGAACAACTTTCCAAGATTGTAGAATCTTTGAAGGATGAAAATCATAATCTGAAAGAACAATCTCGTTTGGGAGCAATTGGAAATGCTGCTTTAAAACAAATGAATATTGAACCAAAAAATAAAGTTGTGGACCCTAAACCTGGTGTGTATAAAACGACGGTTCAAATTACAAACGATAAAAAACTCAAAGTAACTCTTCCTGAAGGAACATTTGAATATTCTTCTTATAAACATTTACCATCAACAAAAAAGTTGTAATGTCTAAAATTATAAAACTCACAGAATCGGATTTGATAAGAATTGTAAAAAAAGTTTTACAAGAGCAACTTACCGTGGACAGTGGGCAAAATTTCAAGACATTTGAGAAAAATATGATGGGTGTTAACCCTCAACCAAGAAAGTTTAATTACAAAATTGAGGACACCGTAGTAACCTCTTTGAATTGGGGTTCGGCAGATAAGCGAAATAAAACCGCATCATACTCCGTTTCAACAGATTCAAGAGACCCAGAGTTGAAAATTGTCCCAACAAACCCAGCTTCAGAACTTTCAAGGTATAACACTCAACTTCTTGCTAATATTAATAAGTTTTTCAAGGATAAAGGATATTCAATAAAACCAAGTAGTAAACTTACCACAGTCACAATTGATTATTCGAAGGGTGAGAAAGTTAAAAATGACCTCAATGAACTTTTCAAGTTATATCCATTACCTTCAAGTGGAACCAAACAACCATTTCAATGGAAACCATCACCTACCGAAGAGGAAGTTAGAGATGGAAAAAGAATTCTAAGATTTGGGATGCAGGGTGAGTTTGTAAAAAAAGTTCAAGAAAAATTAAAATCTGAGGGATTTAAAGTTGGTCCGATTGACTCAAAATTTGGTGGACAAACTTTAAAAGCTGTCAAAGAATTTCAGACTAAAGTTGGTTTGAAAGTTGATGGTTTAGTTGGTAAAGATACCTATGCTGCTATGTTCAGAAAGCCTGCAGAAAAAACTCAAAGTGCTCAGCCGAAAGGTTCACAAAGTGTATTACCACAAAAACCAACATCAGGAGTTCGAAGAACTGCAAACATTCCTACTTCTATCACAACATCTAACACAATCGTAGCTGACACAGGATTAGATTTTAGTTAATAAAAAACTATTTATAAAAAAAGATTAGAAATGGAAGAAATTTGGGGAATTAATTTAAGAATTGAGAACAACACTGATTTTGTTGTTCAAATTGCAAACGCGGAATTTGACCCATTTGTGGTTGAATCATTATCTGTTTTAGAGTGGACAGAAATTATCAAGACATTATCTTTGACTCTTACATTCAAAGATGAAAATGACAACAATGTAATGGTTGGAACTTTGGTTTATAACTCAACAGATGGGGTCATAGTAAATCGTGGAGATTTGAATAACCAAACAATTAGTATGGATATTTTCGTAAATGGAGAAAATGAGTTTAACCAAACTCAAATTTCTAATGGAGCGGTAACCGTTTGTACTTGGGATGATATTATCCGTGGTGGTAATATTGGATTGTCATTTAATAATGTAGTATAATAACATGATGTTGATTAAAAAAAACCCCCTACACCAAGGGGGTTTTTTTATTTGATGACGGAATATTTATTGATATGGCAAAATCTAAAAAGTCTATACCAAAACCAACAAGCCGTAAAACAGTTTTGAAGAGAAATAAAAGAAATAACGAAAACTTGGAGTTATTAAAAAAATTAGAATCTGATAAATGAATTTTAGTGAGTATATCAAATTAATTTTTGAAGGGAGACAACCTAGTCAAAATGTCAAAGTTGCCATGGAAATGTCGGACGACGAACTTGCCGATTATTTGGAAGAGTTATTCCCAGATATCAAAACAATTATCTCATCTCAACCAGGACTTTATCAATACCTTCTCAGAAGTAGGAAAGATGTACTTGAAAAACTAAAAGCTAAAAGAGCTAAAGGGATTGATTACTACCAAAACATAATTTCTAAGTTTAAAACTTTACCGGAACTTAAATCTGAATATCCAAGTTTATACGCAACATTATATTCGAAATTTGGTAAAGAAGTTACAAACGAATTGTTATCAGGTTTAGAAAGAGGCACAAGGGGTAGAAAAATTTCTCAATCTACGACCAAAGATACCGAACCTGAAACAATACAACAAACTGAAAATCCATATTTGAAACTTCAAGACCTTGAAAGTATTTTATCAAACTATTCATCGTTCAATGAGTTTAGAATGAAAAATGTTAAATTACTATCTGATTTAAGTATGGAATTAGGTGGTGAACAATTTACCGATTTTATGAACGATATTGAAAATAAGTTTTTAAAATTAGAACCTCTTTCACTCGAAAAAGCCAAGAAAATAATTTCTAATTACGAATATCTTGGTGACTTCAGAAAAGAAAATCCAAAACTTCTCATCGATATTAAAAAAACATTTGATAAGGATGTTGTTAGAGATTTGTTGAGTGGATTGAAGAGAGGTGTCGCTGAAAGAAAAAATGAGAAATTTAGTGTAACAAATGCTAGAGAAATTATCTCAAAATACACAGATTTGGATATTTTTATTACTCAAAGGTCTGATGTTGCACAAAACATTAGAAAATATTTTGGCAGTCATGGTTTCTACGAACTAACAAAAGGTTTGAATAGAAAAAAACAAGTATCTGAACCAAAAGAGGAATTACCTACAGGTAAAATTAGAGAAATTGCAACAAAATATAAGGATTGGGATAGTTTATTGGCAAACGAAAAAGATTTTGTGAAATTAGGGTTAAAAATTTATGGAACTCAAGGTTTTAAAATATTAGTTAATAATGTTTACGGAGTCACTGAACCAGTCAAAACTACCAAATCAATTCTAACAAAAGGGAGTATTGGTAAAATACCTACTTCTAAAATCAAAGATTTTTTGAGTAAGTTCCCAACTAAAGAGAGTCTCAAGTCCAAAAGACCTGAAGTCTATGATACATTAGAGGAGCTTGGGATAATAAACAGTTATTATGGTAGTTAAGTATTATGCAAGTTGTAATTGATTTGGACCAAGCTAGAAGAATAGGATTCAATGTCTTGGATAAGATATATGGACCTTTAAGAAAAAGGTGGGGAGAGATTTACAACGATGTTTATATCGACGAAAATTGGAAACCAAGGATTGGTGTTCACAATTCCATTTTAAGCCCTAAAGGGGTTTTCATACTTAAAGAAGACTTTTTGAAGTTTAGAACTGTTATACCGATAAGTGAAACACAATTTGCCGATATTTTTGGTGATTGGTTGAAGAGAAATTACAGTATTGAAAACATTGATGTCTTAACCACCACAGGGGAGGACAAGTTGAAATTCATAGCTAATACTGACCGTTCGAAAGTCAGAGCTTAGTAGAATTAATTATATTGTCCAAATAGGTGGGGTGATTATCCACCCTTCTCCAATTTGTTTCTTTGATTCCCCCCCTTATAACCTCGTTTACTATCATCTGAGATTGTTTCTCATAACCCCAAGTTTCCTTGATACCATCTCTGATGATATGGTCGGCCCTCATTAATGAATGTAACTCACAATATTTAGTTTCTTTAATACCCCCCTCTAAAACAATATTAACCTCATTCATTCGTTTCATTTCTTTTGTAACAGGTTCAAAATTCATTGGGTTAAGTATTTCCAAAAAGTGTGGATTGGTTTCTTTTACACGATTATTAATTATCCCTTCTACTCTTCCTTTATGATGGTATGAGTCATCGTGAGTTTCATTGATACCATTTTTGATGATATTACCAAGAAGAATCGGATTCATCTTTTGTCCAAAAGTTTTTTTCACCCCATTTTGAATGGTGTCTTCAATTGGGTTTTTCCGTTGGTTTGTTCCCCACTGGGTTTGTTTCACCCCATTTTGAATGGTATCGTCAACCATTACCTTTGGCATAAATTCAGTATCATAAGTGTCTTTTACCCCATTTTTAATAAAATTCTCAACCCACTCGGTGATATAATTCTGATTTTTGACCGTATCTTCAAACCCCATCAATCCTGCAAGAATCGACTGAAAGAAATAAAAATTATACCAAAGAGTTCCATCTTTAGTTAATTCTATGACCCACTGTTTTTTGTCGGTCAAAATAATCCAAGTGGACCCATTGTTATAATAAGTGTCGGCACCCTTGAGTTTGAATTCCATAATCTTATGGAACATTTTTTTATATCCGTTCATAGTATCAAATATAATAAAAAACCCCCTTCGTGAAAAGGGGGGGGTTGAGAGAAGTTATCGTCCTTGACCTCTATAAGCCTTTTTATAGAGTTTAGAACGCTTGCTCTTTGAGGTTTTGGTCTTAGCGTGAATGCCAGGACGAGAAACATTTGGTTTTTCTAACTTACCACTCGAGGATGAGATTTTTGCCATTTTTAATTTTAATTAGAATTTGTTCTACAAATATAAAACAACTTTTACTTTTCACCAAATGGTTTTATTATTTCAATATGGAAAATATAAAAGGTACTATAGAACTAACAGATAAAAAAATCACTTTGAAACCATATGATGGTTCTAAAGAAATTTGGATTCGTAAATTAAATCCTGAGTTTGAGGTTGGTTTGGTTTTCATCAAACATATGGGTGAATATTTTTTTAAAAAATAATTTCCATCAAGATTTTTGTTTTATCTTTGGGGTATGGAAAACTTTTACAAGAAGGTTTATAACCCTGAAGACAAGACCATCGATGCATATTATTATGTAAAGAGTGAAACATCGACTCAGATTGTTATTTTGAATGTTCAAGAAAAAGAAAAGTCAGGTAATGAATGGGCCAATGGTGCTTTGGATTACTTTATAAGAGTCAAAGAAATAAAATTACCTAAAAGTCAAATAAAGGTTTTATCACACGATGAAAATCGTTCAGGTTATTTTTTAATTAGGATACCTTATTGGTTGTTTAAAAAAAATGATGACTTGGAAATTATTCGGCTCTCTGTGTCCAAAAAATTTAGTATCAAACCCGATGACCCTTTGATTGATAATTTTTTTATTAAGGAATATCGTGAGGCATTGCAAGGTTGTGGAACTGATATGAACCACATTGACATTGTCTATAACAATCTCCAAAATTCAAGAAAACCTAAAGTAACACCATCGAAACCCCTACAAACTAAAATCGAAATTTTCAAAACTTACGGGAGATAGAAAAGAATATTAAATTTTTTACAACTATTTATCTATATGAAAAAATGGTTGGAAAATTTAATCGGTTGGATTGGAGTTTTCATAATTATTTTTGGTTTACTCTATTTGGGTTACTTAGCAAGACATTGACCCTTAAGTGGGACTAGGACCGTTTCTGTTATGGGAACGAAAAAGGGGGAATTCGCTACTCCCCCTTTTATTTTTTTGTTAAATATTTATTGTTAAGATATTACTAACTTGGATAACGGTATAATAGAACAGAATAGACTAATTAACACCCTGAAAAGGGTGATGGGCGACTATACTTCAAAACCCAACATGTCTTATTCTAACAAAGTAAAAGAGTACCTTAACATAAAATTTGGTAAACTCACTATGGTAGCTAATCAAGAAAGTATGATTTATTTTGTTAATTCTGCTGGAAAAACACCAATGACATATCTTAAAAAAAGAGACATAATTAAGGTCCCCTCATCTGTTATGATAGGTGTGATGGAAATGTTTGGAATTGACGAAGATTTTTTAGAAGAAATTTTTAAAGATTGGGTAAATGAAAAATACGATTTACCCGTTCGGTTTGTTGATTATTATTAAATAAAAAAATATGTTAAGTAATAAGACTTATCGGAACATCGAAGAATACTCTCGGGCTTTTAAAACTGATATTCCATTTAACCACATTGTGATGGATGATTTTTTCCGTGAAGATGTTATTGACAGATTAATGAATGAAGTTGAGTTTATTTCTTCGAATCCAAGTGAATTATGGAGGTTTGTTGGCGGTGGAAATTATGATGAACACAATGACCAAGTAAATAAAAAACAAATTTATGACTTTGGTAATATGTTACCAACAATGAGAGAAGTTATTAAATATTTAAACTCTCCTGAGTTTCTTCAAATTGTTAGTAAAATTTCTGGTTTAAATAACTTAACACATGAGTCCGAAGGTTTTGCAAATGCCGCTTATCACCAAACTGGAAGGGGTGGTAGATTAGAAGTACACCACGATTTTAATGATAGCCAAGTACGACCTGACCTATATCGTCATCTTAATCTTTTAGTTTATTTAAATGCTTATTGGGATAAATCTTGGAACGGTGACTTAGAACTTTGGTGGAAAAACATGTCGGGTCCCGCAAAATTTATTTCCCCAATATCCAACCGTGTGGTTATGTTTAATATTGATAAAGCACCTCACGGTCACCCACATCCACTTCAATGTCCAGAAGAAATTAATAGAAAAAGTTTAGCATTATATTACTACAACAATCAAAAACCAAAATATAATTTGGTACAAAGAGCTATTTGGAAAAGTGAAATACCAACTTTAGAATAACTATTGTTTGGGTTTTAAAACTTGTAGTATTCTTTCTATTTCTTTCTCTGCTTTGTTGATGTATCCACCTCGGTAGTAAAGTTCCATAATATATTCAGCAAGTTCTTGGGCAAAGTCTTTCTTAGTTAAAGTTTCTCTGTGAATTATACTCCATATTAAATTGTAAGTTGGAATCTCCATACCGAGTTTTTCGGATTCTGACATAATTAAATTTGAAAGATTTTTTGAGTACTCGGGAGAAAATCTACCTTCGTACACCAAAACCTCTTCAATTGCCTCTTTAAAGTCCATATTTAAATAAATATAAAGTATTTATAGAATAGTATGACACGCAGTGAGGTAGAAAATAGTCTTGAAATGAGAGTTGTGTTTAGGGAGATGGTAAAAAAATACCCCTTTATCCTTGATATAAAAATGACAGATGATTTCGAAGAAGACAAAATTAAATATGATTGGGTATATTTTTCCGAAATTACAATATCAAATTCTAAGGTGATGGAACAATATCCTAATTGGAGTGTCAGGCCTTGGATGGATGGCCGTTTAAAAAAAGAAGGTAAAATTAATAATTTAATTTACTTGTCAGAATTATATCAATCGACGGAGGTTCCTACCCCTTCTGAAGTTCAAGATGAAATGGGTGAAGTAACAGAAAAAATTCATCGGATGATTCAAAAACAAGCAACAATTCCTGATGAATTTAAGTTGAAAAAGCAAATTGCGTTTTCCGAATTTAAAGTTGTGGAATGAAAAGTTTAAGATTGTATAGTATATTATTAGAAGAATCATCTGAGAGAGCATTTTCTATCGATGAAATTAAAATTTTCAACCTTTTAAACAGAGAAAAACAAAATCTTAAAAGCAAAGGGGAAATCACTGAATATCTGAAAAAGGTATTAGGTTATTTAGGTTACGATAAGGGTGATTCGATGTATTACTATTATCTTTATTCTTTAAATTATCGTCCCGATGGAAGATATGAGGAAATAAAAAAGGGCGAAGAAAAATCATTATCAGACATTAAAGCCGGCAAAATTGCCAATTACACAATGTCAACATTTGCAAAAGGTAAAATACCTTTTAAAGGAAATAATGTCGAAGGGTTTTGGGAAACTGACCCAAAGGGTGTAAAACAATTTGTGATAACATCATACGGATGGTATCCAATTTATATTTTTAAGGACAAATTTTGGTACCAAGTTTCAGAACCATTTTCTAAAAGCACCAGTAAACAAATGGGTCAGACTCGTATTTGGGGTGATAATCGATATGTTTTGGAACCACAACAGATGAACCAACTCAGAAATGGTGTTGACATCAATAAAATTCAAGATTCAATTTTTGATGGTTTTTATGATTTTTTAAAATCTTCATATGAAGGTCGTAATTACATTTTTATAACAGGTTCGAATCCTTTGAGACAATTTGGATATCCAACTGATAAAGTGAGATTCAAAATTCGTTTGGATTCTATAGAAAAAAACGATAAAATAATTTTTAATTTGGATGTTTTGGAAGTTGCTTTCTTAGATATTGATGGAAAAATTGTGACCAAGCAAAAGCCGAATGTACAGGATTTTGAAGAAAGAATGGGTAAAACTTTAGAGGAGGTACTCATCCGTAATTTACCTTATAAATTCGCAAAAACCGCAAAAGAAAAATTGGAAATAAATGTCAATTTTGTGACTGAATAAATTCCGATTCCATTTTATACCAAATTTTGAAAATTGAGTAGATATTCATTCTACGAGACAATCCCTTTTCAATTAGTTGTCCCATTTTGATTAAATGTTCTTTATTTCTGTAATCTATTTTTATAATATACCCCCCTTTTTTATTTTTTTCTTGTTCGGTGTGAAAAACCCATTTACCTTCTTCTTCCAATTTTAGAGCGGTTATCATATCCTTGACAATCATTTTACATTGGATATCTCTATCTTCACAAAGTTTTTTTAAATCCGCAACTTTCATTTTGTTATATTCTAAGATTTTTGGGACTCGTGGCATTTTTTAAGATATTTATGGTAAAATTATACACTATGAGTTTAAAAAATCTACAAACAAAAATCGGAGTAACTGCGGACGGAGCTTTCGGTCCAGGAACTTTAAAAGCTGCAATGGCTTATTATAAAATGACACCTGAAAGAGCCGCACATTTCTTCGCTCAAACAGCACATGAAACAGGAGGTTTTAAAGCATTCTCAGAAAACTTGAATTATTCTGGTGATGGTTTGAAAAAAATCTTTGGAAAGTATTTTCCTGGTACCTTGAATGAGTCTTACCAAAGGAACCCTGAGAAAATTGCTAATCGGGTTTATGCATCAAGAATGGGTAATGGTGATGAAACATCGGGTGAGGGATGGAAGTATCGTGGTAGAGGCGCTCTTCAATTGACAGGTAAAGCAAACTACAAAGCATTTGCTGATTACCTGAAGAATCCATTGATTATGGAACAACCTGACTTGGTTGCTGGTGAATTGTCATTTGAATCTGCAATGTTTTTCTTTGAGAAAAATAAGTTATGGGACATCTGTGACAAAGGTGTTACAAAAGAAACTATTTTAGCACTTACTAAGAGAATCAATGGTGGTACTCACGGATTGGCTGATAGAGAAGAAAAAACATTCAAATACTACGGATTATTGAAATAAGTTAAACTTATGTTTATCTTGTGAATATGACACTAAAAAGATTATATTACAAGTTGACATCAAAGGTTCCGACTGAAGAACTTAATTATTCCGTAAAAGACTTTAAAAAAGGGATGAGGTGGGCAAAATCGCTCCATCATCCCTTTATTGATAGTAGAAGTCTTGATGAATATTTTCACAGATGGGATTCTGTTGAAATTTTAGCCTATCTTAATGAATTGATTAGGAAACACCAAAAAAATGTTTGATTTGACGAAGTTTTTTATTCGTTGGGTTGCAAATAATCTATCGATACCATTTTGGGTTGTGGGTCATGTACATTTGACAATGAATGTGTACGAAGATTTATACGAAATAATAATGTCTTTTGGTATGAACATTATTGTTGGAATCGGTTTTTGGTTAGATTGGAGAGAAAATAAAAGAAATATTTGATATTTATTATTCAAACAATCATTTATGTGGGTAATACTTGTCTCAGCTGTTGTTGGAGTTTCTTATTTTAGTGGGTGTCTTATTGGACACAAACTTTTTTTAAGAAAATTCGGTAAAAAAATGTCTTGTAGGTTTAATCCTTTAAATTTTTGAGATTTTTACGATAATATAAAAAAAAAGATATGAATTTAAATTCAGACACAAGAAAAGCCGAACAATACAGTAAATTGATGTTTCAGTTTCAAAGGACTCAAGAGAGAATTAAGGATATTGAGACCGAAAATACTGTCATTGACAAAAATACTCCTCGTGAACTTGCTCACCTTAAGGTTCAACTCCGTCAAATTTCAGAACAAATAAGAAGCTTGTATTAATTTTTTTTGTATTCATGAATTTATCTCATGAACATAAAGTTATATGGTGGACCAAACCCGAAATGGGGGAAAAATTGGTGGCATCCGCTTTTGAGGTGTTAAATTTCGTAACATTATCGTATGACGGGACTGAAATACCCACATCGAAACGAAAAATATCTTTTATTGACAAAATTCCCCCTTTATGTGAGGATTATTCACTGATAATGTCAGTTAGAAATCCATATTATCATATAATAAATTATTATTTACGAATTTCCGAGACGAATTGGAAATTGAAGATTAATACAAAGGAAAATTTCATTAAAAGTATGAATAATTGGGTTTCAGAGATTTTTTCCGTTGATGAAAAAATATTACTAGGTACCGATAGTGGATTACAGCATATTTTCCCATACAATATTAATAAAAGACAACCTGATTTTGTTCTGAAATTCGAAAACATAAAGGAAAGTCTCACCGAGTTATTTTTTCTGATGAATATAAACTTCCAATTCAATGAACACCTTTTAAAAAACAACGAGGAATTCGAAGTTAACACATTAAGTTATGAAAACGCTTCGAAAATATACAAAGTATTCAAAAAACACTTCGATAATTTTAATTACGACCCTTTTTCATTTACCGATAAAGAATTATCCCTTAAAGATAAAGTCAATTTTATTCATAACTAATAGATATTTATTGTTATGGGACAAAGACTTATTGTAAATCAAGAAGAAAAAGAAAACATACAAAAGATGTATGAACAAATGACCGGTGTCGCTTTCGGTGGTGAAATGAATGGTTTCAAAAAAAAGGTTGAAACTCCCTCTGAAGAAGTAAAAGATATTAAATCGCTCAATCAAGATTTGATACTAAAAAATGTGGATTTTTTCTATGACGATGTAACTAAGTCTTTCGAAGTTGTTTCGCGTAATGATAGATACTTCGGCCAAGGTGGAAAACCAATAAGATATACAGCATCAATTAAGAAATAATCATGGGAAAAAGATTCATTTTATCAGAATCTGAAAAATCAGAAATTCGTCGTTTATACGACATTTCTGAGCAAATGGATATGGAGGTTACACAAGAAAGAGAAAGTGAGCCTAAAGAAGGAAAAAGACTATTCTGTAACGCACAAAACACCAAATCAATTCACGATTTAGCCGGCAACGAAGAATTTGACGATTATATCGAAGGAATAAAACTAAGAAAAGGTGGTGTTCGTGGTTTAGTGGATATGATTGAGGTCTTAAAAACGATGAGATTGTTCCCACAAATCACCGATGGTGGTGTTGACCTCGCATCTCGAATTCACGGCACTCTACAAGAGTTCAAGCCTTATAACTATTTCGAGGAACAAACCAAACAGTGTAACAATGCTATGGATAAAATTATCGAACTCTATAAAGAGAACGAACATGGTGAGGAATTAGTTAAAGATATTGAAAAAGTCTACGCATTGTCCTATCTTGACCCCCGAGCGAAGGAGTTTCTCAAACATGGGTTGACAATTGTAAAGGGGGGAGAATAGATTCTTCCCTTTTTTTTTGTATACTTGGTACATGTCTAATAAAAGATTATCACTTTACGAATATCCCACATCACTATCTTCACCAAAAATAGAACCCGTAGACCTCACATCTTTTAAAAGATATGGTGTAACCAAGGCAAACGACTTTTTTAGTGGGAAATGGGAGGATTTGGTGGTTGAGGCTCAAATATTACAAGAGACTATTGAACTAAACGAAAGGATTTATAATTGCAAATATAATTTCGAGCCAAAAATTGGTAATACTTACCACATTTATAAGGGTCGAGATGGAAAAGAATTTTTATCAATTATCTCCCCCGAGGAATGGAATATGGAACACATTATTTCAGTTAGACTTAATTCTGATTCTGTTTGGAAAAAAATCACTAGAACTACTATAAAGAATTAATTAAAAAAATTATATTAATAATATAATATATTATAATACTAGAATTAATACTTAGTACCAAACCGAACGAAGTTCGGTGGTTCAACAAAAAATTTAATTCATAGTTTTACCCAAGTTAATAGTATTTATACTATTAGATGATGGAATCGATGGATATGAATTCTATATGGACGGTTTTAATAACCGCAATTACAGTTTTAGGTTCCACAAGTGCTTGGAAATTTTATGAGCGTAGGGCCGAATTAAAAAGAGATGAGGATAATTTTATCAAACAAGATTGTAGGGATAGAATTGCCAAACTCGAGGCATTATTGAGGGAAAGTTCTGAAGAAAAAGAAAAAATGAGAGAAACCATTTTAGCTCTTACGGAAAAAGTTGCCGCACTTACCGTAAAAGTAGAATTTCTTCAAAAAGATAACAATTAATTGAAGAAGTAATCAGGCGTCGTAAGACACCATTACATTCACAACCATATCGACATATAATTTGTCCATAATGTTATAGACCAACATTCTTGTCATATCATCGTCTAACATTGTGGTTTCTATGTCCTTCCCCAAGATAACGACACAATCCACCAAACAATTGTTTTGGACATGACTAAAGATTACATCTCTGATTTTGAGATAGGTTCCCTCTCCATAGAATTGTTCGATATTCTTTCTTTCTAAAGCATTAATAAGTTTTTCTACCACATAAGCCATGTTTGAGGAACTTCCACCCATACACCAAATATAACAACTTTTAGGACTTTGATAAATATTTATTGGAAACACTAATCTATTATGGCATTCAAAGACATTTTTAAAGATGAAAACGACTACAACGAAAAAACAATCGTTGGATTTATGTCCTTTTCAGTTATGAGTTTAGCTGCAGTTGCGGATATCGTTACCGGTATCTTTGGGCAAGAGTTGGTAATCTCAGACACAGTATTTAATTCATTTGTTATCATTACCTTAGGTGCGTTCGGTATTGCCGAGGCGGGTAAAATCTTTGGTAAAAAGGGTAACGACCAAGAGTAAAATAAATAAGGGGGTTAATGACCCCCTTTTTTATTCTACAAAATTCAATTCATTTGTTTTGGGGTTCCATTTCACGCTCAGTGGTTTTTGGGTGAAATTATACCTTTCATCTAAGACCGCTGCGTTAAAGAAATGAGTTGTTCCGTCAAATTTATATCCATAACTTGAGTGAATGTGTCCAAAGACATGAATTTTTGGTTTGATAAGGTCAATTCTGTCTCGCAGTAATTCACAACCTACATTTTGTTTAGAATAGGTGACATAATCTAAGTGTCCATAAGGCGGACCGTGAGTTATTAGGATATCAACATCTGAGGGAATCATATTCCAAACTTCTTTGAGTTCGGCACCTTGTCTTGGTAGATTAAACGCCCAATTGTAAAACTCGGGTTGCCAAGGACTACCCCAAACTTTTACCATATCATCGTAATCGGCACTTTTATCACCAATTAAAAACATATCATCATAGAGGTATTCTGAACCAGGATTAAGACGAAGTAATTCTTGGACGGCCAATACTTCATCCTGACAACTAAAGTCATGGTTTCCAGCAATAAAAATCTTGTGGGTATAGTTTTCGATAGTTGAGAACCATTTAATAAAATCTTGGATTTCTGTACGATAGCCTTTGTTGGAAATATCACCTGCGTGTATAAGCACATCACCACCTGGTAGACTTGAAGTTACCTGATTGTGTTTTGCGTGCGTATCGGATATAAAAGTGATTTTCATTATTCCCACCATTTTTCTACATTACGATTTAGAAGTTCAAAAATAAGGCGTTTCGCCCTTTCGTGTTGTACCTCCCCCATTGAAATTCCCAAACTAAATGCACTTGGATTTTTTCGATAATACAGATGATTCGTGGCACGGTTTTTCAAAAGAGGGTATTTGGTGAAATATTCGTCCAAATCATCACGAAGATTTTTTCTTTTCATCTCGAAAGACTCTGTTCCTTCGATTTTTACAAATGTGTACTCGTTATCAACATAATCAAGGTGTTCGTGCAAATAGTATTCAGTTTGAATTTTATCAATCAATCGAACAATTGTGTTCATAATCTCTACATTGCGCTGCGAACCCACATGAGGCATCGTTTTACCATGTGACTCCGACATATTTGAGATTTTGAATTTGATAATTTCAAACAAAAAACTATCATCCCAATCACGGTCTTTCCAAATTATTGGACCCCATTTAATTAAGTTTTTAACTCCACAGACAAAGTTTCGTGGATAGTAACGATATTTGAATTTCCAATACAGAAGAAATCTCTGCCATGGATTCGGCTTTTTGTATTCCATAATTGGAAGTTACTTCTCGATGTTACGGAATCTTAGGTGGATAGCCACCAAAACAAATGCCAATACTGAAAATCCAAGTCCACCGATTAAAATTACAGGGTTTTCACTACGCTGAAACCACACACTCAAAGCCCCCAAATAACCGAACCAAGATGCCATCCAAACATACATAGATACTTTACGAGTTTTATTGGTAATCTTTTTCACCTTTTCGTCATGAACAATCCGAGACAATGCGTCTTGGAGGTCCTTACCATAAGCAGGAATGACTTCCGTGGTTCCGTCTTCGTTTAATACGGTGACCTCATATTTCAAATACTCGGGGAAGGACTCCGAGGTCTTACGATATTTCACATCAATAGCTTTTCTTTTCATAACTTTTTGTTTTTCTTTGGTGTTTAAGGTTATTGGTAATCCTAAGATACCGAATAAATGGCTGTTGGGCGTTCATATTCCTTTATGCCGGTTTCACTTTGAGCCTCAGTTGTCCAATCGATAACATTACCATTGTGTATGGTTTCACATTCTACAATATACATTACTTGACAGCCCATAACAATCATTTCACCAATTTCTATGAACCAGTTAGCGTGAGCTCGGTTGGGAATAAATCCAAGTGTTTTACCCGCTTCGTGAATGGCTTTTAATGTTCCATGAACCCCCTTATATGAGCGTCCATCTTTACCATAGAACCAACCTTGGGTGGTTACTAATACTTTTTTATTAATAAAATTTTGCATAACTATTTTATTTTTTTTCGATGTCAGTGTCGGGTTTACGCTCCAAATCGTAGGTGTTGAGATGTTCATCGATGTTATAAAAGAACTCTATAATCGGGTCCGTTGGTGTTGTAAATTTTAATTCTCTGAATTCTTTCAAAATAGATTTACCGTCTTCACTTAAATTCGTATAGTAGTTGACCCATTCCCAAGCATCTTGTTGCCTAACAATAAACTCTAATCCCTCATTAGTCACCAAATGGTATTCTTTGGTCTCGATAGTCCAAATTACCACCTCTTGTTCTTTTTCTTTGTCTAGTTTAAACATAACTTTTTGATTTTGTTTAATACAAATATACAAAAAATTTTTACAAACTCAAAAACTTTTTATAATAAAGTTCGTTGAAGTCCTCTGAAAGACTTTGATATAGTTGAGGGTTCTTGTCAAGTTTGGGTTTGTGTTTGTTCAGAAAATTAGTGAAACAATTCCTCGAACAATCCAATTGTTGGTGATTTTGTGAGGAGTCCACAATTTTTTCTACCCACTGATATTCTTTGTCAAAAGTATTTTCCATAAATCAAAAGTAGTGAATGAATATCTACCCTACAAATAAATATGAAAGTATTTATCATTAAAATATTATTATGAACATCAAGGATATACTTTTGGAATATGTTGAAAACTTGGAGCAACCAACTTTAGTCTTAAAGGAGGATGTTGACATCTCAGACCATTTACAATATCATATTGATAACAAGTTGTCTTTAACCGACAATGTCTTTAGAGTTTATTCAGAAGGGTATTTTAAACTTGTTAATGAAGTTCGTGGTCTTTGGCAAGAGGGTCTTATCACCCTTAATGAAGAGGATACCCTAATGGTGGAATCAGACTTGGGTAAAACCGCCGAGTTCGAGGGTGAATATGTTTATCTTGATGCCCCTGTTTATACTGAGGAGGGAATTAACGAAGCGGAATATCGCGGAAAAAAAGTTGACCTTAACAAACCATTCAGAACATCAGGTGGTCCGAAGAAATTTGCCGTATATGTAAAATCAGATAAGGGTAATGTGAAAAAAGTAACCTTCGGTGACCCAAATCTTAGAGTGAGAAATAATAACAAAAAAGCTTCCAAGTCATTTAGAGCCCGTCATAAGTGTGACCAAAAGAAAGACAGAACAACGGCTGGTTATTGGAGCTGTAATGTTGGACGTTATGCGAAACAACTTGGACTCTCTTCATCGAACTCTTGGTGATTTTCCATTCTCCCAAAAAGAGAATGAAGGAAAGTTAGAAAGAGTGTTCTCATTTGATGTAGATAAGGAAGAACTCAAATGGCACACCGATGAAAAAGACAGGTTGGTAACAATACTCGAAAGTAATGGTTGGGGATTTCAAATGGAGGATTCATTGCCAATCAAAATGCGAAACGGACAGGAAATATTTATTCCCAAATTTGTTTGGCATAGAGTAATCAAAGGAGAAGGAAGTTTAAAAATTTCCATTCTCGAATTTGATTAATCCCCTATTTTGGTTTATCATTTCTCTCGATGAAACGACTACTAATTCTTCTTTCTATTCTATCAACCCCCCTTTTAGCTCAAAAGGGTAATGACATTATGTACATCCCAACCGATAACTCCGTTATTGTCAGTCAGATAGTAAATAAGGTCGGTTTCTATGTGGGGGGACAATACTTTACCAGTTATCCTTATCCATACGCCTATACTACCCCCTTTACCTTAGTGAATCGTTTTGGGGGAGAAGTCAAACTACTCAACGATACTGGTTTAATGGTCGGTGGATACCAAAAAAACATGGGGATGAGTTATCCCCCCAATCAGATAAAACCCGAAATGTGGATTAAGACCCGTATTGCAAATACACTGTCTAACAGAACTAACGATTTTGATGTGGTAGGCATCTTAAGAATATCAGAAGAGTTTTATTATGGAATTGGAATTTATGTAAAATGGTAGACAAACAAAAACTTTTTGGTATTACTAAACAAATCTTGGATGACATCGAACTTGTCATCCATTTCAACTCTTCAGGGTCATTTTTTCTTCCTGAAGATTCAGGTGGCGATATGACTTACAGATTTTCCGGTCAAGACCTAATTGTTGAGTTTGAATGGGAAGAAACACAGACCCTTCAGGACAATATTGTTTTGGGTGATTACTACAATGATGAGAATACCATAAAGATTAAACTTCTGAGTTCAAAACCTGTTGATTTCTTTACCATTTCTAATATCGGTGAAGTCCTTACCCATGAACTAACACATTGGTTCCAAGAAATGGGGGGTATGGAATTTGGGGATGCTGAAAATGTAGATACTGAAGACTACTATTTCCAACCTCATGAAATTGAGGCTCAATACTACGGTTTTATGTTTGAGTCAGAATATTGTGGTTCTGAATTAGTTGAAGTTATGGGGCGTTGGTTTACCAAGTACGGCAAATTCCACGAATTTGATAATGAAAATGAGTTAAAGACTCGTCTTTTGGAAACTCTTGAAGAGTTCGGTCAAAAGATTGGCTAGTGCGACACCACTTATCAAAACTACTCCTGAGGCTAAAATACGGGTTGTGATTAGTTGTATATTTTCTTCGAAATCACCTTCGTTTACCATATTTACCAAATCAGAAAGAATTGGAAGGATAAAGGCATAACTTACAATTGAAGACATATTAATTGTAAAATTTTTAAGTCCAAATAAAAGTTCTTCCAACGACTTTTTGAGGTCTTTAGTTTTTTTGAATACTTTTTTAAATGTGTCCACTAACCCTTCTTGGTGAATTTTTTTCAAAACTTTTTTAATAAACACTTCATTATCGTAAAAGAAGTTAGATGCAATACCTAACAATAAAAGTATGACCTGTTCGTAGGAAAGTTCAGGATGATTTGTTTCTATCCAATTTTTCAGAGGTAGAATTAGTCCACCCAACGAGGCTCCCCATGTTACCAAGAACTTCGCGTTAAGTTTCCAAACTTGATAGCAATCTTCTAAAATTTTTGACATTTGGTCGTGTATTTCAATTAAGTCTTTACCCAAACTTGATGTTTGTGATTCCAAAAGTAATACACTTTCATTTATCTTGGTGCGTTTATACCTCATATTTCCATAAATACATTCTAAAGTATTTATAATCATATGAAAGAAAAACTAAACCCTGGAGACAGAATCATGCTCTATCATATGGAGAATGAATTTCTATCACCCGGTACTAAGGGTATCGTTCAGAGTATAACAAGAGACCCATTCGAAGATGATGGGTTACTTATTAGTGTTATGTGGGATAATGGAAGCCAATTATCTCTATTATCTAATGTAGATGCGTGGAAAAAATTAAAATCCCCGTCTTTGAACGAATCAACTAGCAATAATCAACAGTTTGCCTACATTCAAGATAATGAATACATTCTTAGAAATTTTGACATCTCGTTCATTCGTCAATTTCTTTTAGATGTAAGAGATAGTGGGATTACCAATATGTTTGGTGCGTCCCCTCTTTTGTATTCAGGTTCAGATTATATTACCACAAAGTTTGGTTCTCCGTATGATATTGAATTCACTTCAGATGAACAACTCAAGGCATTTGAGAGAGTTGTTGAGAATGCTGATGAAGTAAAACTTAAAATCATCAATGGCGTTATGAAAGTAATGGAAAAAAGGGGTGAAGACTTTGATATTGATAAAGTCAAAAGGGAAATTCAAAATGCTTCGAGGAAACTCTTAGCAATGTATATGGTATTTTTCTGATACCAAATCATCCCACAAAAAACCATTTTCATCTTTTTCTGAAATAATAGGAGAATCCGTAAATTGATTAACTATGTGCTTTATTTCAGAGTGACTATCCCACTTTAGGGATTGGTCGTGTTCCTTTGAGAACGAATTATCCACGAAATATTGAATGATTGTGTTCGGTTCTAAGGTCAAAACACCATTGGCAAACCCTCTTGGGATAAGAACTGCGTGATTTACATCAATATTGAATGAGTAAACCTTACCAAAATCAGGTCTTTTTTTGTCCACACAGATAACAAAATTTAAAATTGAACCCCATATAGGTTTCATATATTTGGTTTGCTGAAATGGGTGATTTTGAAAGTGGAGACCCCGAAGTGTAAGGGGGTCAACACTTATACTTGTGTTTACCTGTACCCAGTTTTTATCAAGTCGTTTGTCACTCATCATAGAGATTGGTGACGCACAAAAATTACCACGATGGTCCCCAAAAGTGAGGTGTTCTACTAAGATTGGAAAATCCATAATTAATTACTCAGGGGCGCTTCAATTTTAGGGTGAAATGTGTAATGCAAAAGTTCATATTCAAACTCACCATTTTGAATATCACAATTTTTAATTTCCATTTTGGGTAGTGAAAATGGTTCTCTTTTGATTTGTTCCTTAGCTTGGGTCAGGTGATTCAAATACAAATGAGTATCACCCAAGTTACCAATTAGTTCATCAGGAACCATGTTAACCTCTTTAGCTATAATCAACAACAACAGACCATATGACGCAACATTGAACGGCAGACCAAGTAAAGTATCCACACTTCTTTGATTCCACATCAAAGATATCTTTCTTTTAGGTATACCCATAGAATCAAGGTGTGCTGGAAAGTAGTCCATACTTCTTGACAAAGGGTCAGTGTTTTGATAGTTCCATTCAAGTCTCTCTTCCAAAGTCATTTCTTTTGTGTAAACTTGAAATCCATAGTGACAAGGTGGGAGAACCATATTGTCTAACTCAGATACATTCCAAGCATTTACCATTAATCGTCTTGAGTCTGGATTTGTTTTAAGGTCGTTGATTAGGTTTTGAATTTGGTCTATTGGTTGGCTACTTACTAAACCAGGTTCAACTCTATATTTATTCCAACTTCTCCACTGCTTACCATAAATTGGTCCTAATTCACCCCACTTCTTAGCAAACTCATCGTCTGTTTTGATTTTGTTGATGAATTCTTCTTGGGTAAAAAATTTATATGTTCTTCTTTTTGTTTTAAACATTTCATCATTTGCCAGATAATCAGGATTTGTACTTTTATATCGCTTATAAGCATCACCATCCCAAATATGACAACCATTATCAACCAAATATTTGATGTTAGTATCTCCTTTTAAAAACCATTTTAGTTCGGTTATCATCGCTTTGACCGCCATTTTTTTAGTGGTGAGAAGTGGATACCCCTCGGACATATTATGTCGAATCTGACGACCAAATACTGATAGGGTACCCGTACCTGTACGGTCCTCTTTGATAATACCATTATCAAGAATGTCTTTTAATAATACTTGATAGTTTTTATCTAAGTTATTCATATTAAAACTTCGCGTAGTTTCTCACACTGTGGTCGTGCTCTTGCCATATTGCCGCATGTTTTTCACTAATTTCATTTTCAGGTCGTGTCTCAGTAAAATAGTATAGAGCTAAAGAGTAACGAGAAACATCCTCGGGACATTTAAGTGGGTGAGGATGTCCATGGAACGCATCATCAGTAATATTGAAAATTACTGCCCGATTGAAAACAGGTTCAATAGAGTGTGTAACTTTAGACATATCTTTTTCCCACAATTCTAAATTTCCTCCCCACTCAGATTTCCAATCTTTATTCAAATAAAGGAGTAAATTGATTCTTCGATGAAGTTCATTTTCAGGGTGGACATTGTAATCCGCATGTACGGCTAATCTTCCACCTGTGTTAATTTTATGCATCCCACCACCAACAAATTTGTTATCGGGAAGAATATTATCAATACCGGTTAAGGTTTCCAAGAATAAAGTTGCCTCTTTAGAGTTAAGGTAAGATAAAACCTGCCAAGTTTTTGGTGCGGTTTGTTGAATATCATTCAAGTTTTCATCACACCAGGGACTAAAAAATTTATTTACTTGATGTTTTACAGAGTAGGCTGAAGGGTCATATCCCCACATTTCATATTTTTTTACTTCCTCGGCAACCTCATTTACAATATCTTCTTGAATAAAATTATCAATTACAATGTGTGGAAATGGAAATGCGGATTGGTAGCTGGTTTTAAGCAGATTTGATAGTTCAGTATTAATCATTTTTTTTATTTAGTAATAAACATTATGGTTTGTGAGATAGGAAGACGACAAATTGGGATTTGAATTTCTTCTGTAAGAGATGCCTCTTTTTGCATTACCTCATAGAATCCCTCCCGAACTTTGACAGTTGGGATATTTGAGTATTCGTATATGTTTTTATCTGCTGTGTTTGAGATTTTCACAGTTTTGGTGGTGGTATTAAAAGTAAGTGTTACCATAGTTATTATTTGTTTAAGGTTTCATAAAGGATTAGTGGATTTTGTTCTCCGACATACATACCAAGAATGTTAAAATCATAGAAATCCAACGCATCGTCAAAATTCATTTCATCTCTTTCTTGGAGTATTTGTAATATTTTTTCTCTTGAGTATAGTATTCTAGGTCCATTACCAAATTCTTCAACAAGTCCAATTATTGCCTCATCAAATCCAGTGAGAACAACGGCTCCTTCAGCTGTTTCAAAAAGTTCGTCTAAATCCATGAATCAATTATAGTAAAAGTGAAAAACAAAAAAAGAGGTTTGAGGAACTATTTATAACAAAACATCTGATTATGTCATACATGACTATATGGAATCCAAGTGATTCTGAAAAAGAAAATATTCTAAAACAACATCAAACACAATATGATGGATATGCCACTTTAAATACAACAAATAATCTCACACCACTAACAGTACAAGACTTTGCTAAGGACAAGTTAGGTATGACAGTGGGTAATAACGGCAAAGTTCAGGGATTTTCAAATATGGGTATTAACGAACAAATGTACGGTCAAAAACTTGATGTTACCCAAGATTTGGACCCAAAAGCTGGGTTTGATTATGTTCAAGGTTCATCCAATGATATTGATACTTTTGAGGGTATTCACAAGAAACTCTACAAAGAAGACGACATGGAAGAACAATACGATGAAATGGAATCCGCATACAACTTCGGAACAGATGGTCCTGAAGAATTTAATTCAAAGACTGATTTTGATACTATCAATCAAGAATATCAGGACCAACAAGATGTTTTAGATTACGAATCACAACATGATACTGATTCTGATGCTCGTGAGATGGTTGCACGAATGAATAAAATGATGAATAAAGAGTATGATGGTCAAGAAATGATGGGTGGTGAGGATAAAGCCTATAACTTTGTTTCTGATGGACCTGAGGCTGGCGATTCATATGGTGACACAGCAGATGGCGACATTTACGAAGAAGATGAAATCTTGGATGAAAGCACCGTAGAACAGAAAGAGGTTATTTTAGAAATGTTCAAACGAATGTCAAAATTCTAAAGTAACTCACTCGGGACTGAATTAATAATTTCCTCCATATTAAAAACCACAGTTTCTGTGGTTTTTTTTATTTCAATATGTTTGATATTTTCTGTGGGTAATTTTTTCAAAATTCTTAGTATTTCATTTTTTTTAAAATCACTTTGGAAATCTTCATAATTTTTATCGGAATATAAAACCCTTGATGGATAATTGATTATTTCAATATTTTGTTGTCCGTTAAAATTGTAATGAATTTCATTATCGGATACCGCTAAATCCAAGAATAATATAGATTTTTCCGTATTTTTTACTTCGTGAGACAAACTATGAAAATGTATGGGTACCAAAGTATTTTCAACTAAAGTATGGTGAATAATTTTTTCATCATAATTGATTGAATTATGTTGGTCTAATAAATTCGAAAGATTTGTTTGATTATGAGGTGATTCATCATACCAAAAATTTTTTGATAACTCCAAGGTCTCCAAAGAACCAAACCCAAATAATCTAAATCCGTTATCAATAATTTGTGCGTTCCACAAAAGGGGATTATTATTGTATAATGAATGGTGTAAATGAGTATTTTGTAAAAAGTTAGTGTATTGAAATATTCTTGAACCAAAATATGTTTCTTTGGATTGTAATAGGTGTGACCATGCGTAGTTAGTGTGGTTTAAAACCAATGGGATAAAACTTTTGGGGTTGATTTCACTAAAGAGAGACTCAAGGTCAGGAAGTTCATCTACTTTGGAAAAAATAAAAAAATCATCATATTTGAAATCATCAAAATCAAATAGATAAAAAAGATATTCTAAAAAATTATTTCTAAAAAAAGGTGCTTTTCTAAAAGACATCTTGTAAACCTGAATATTATCTTGGTAGGTGTTTAAATGAATTGGTCCAAAATTTAAAATTATAAATTTTGTAACATGATTTCCCATGTACTCAATTCTTTTATCAAGAAGGTTAAGTTCGTTGTAAAAAAAAATAACATCAAAGATTTTCTGTTTCATAGATAGTAATAGTTGAATATTAGTTCAAGGTGTGTTATTTTTGAAGAAAAAATTAAAATGAATTTATCATATCCTTTTGTTGCCCAACACAGAACCGACCTCAATCACATGAACTATTACTATTATGTAAATGCATTTACCGATGATGAGTTAGATACTTTGATTAAGACTGCCAACAAACTTCCTAAACAATTAGGGTTAGTAGGTGCTGGTGACACCTCAACACAATCTGACCATAGGAAAAGTGAAATTTCATGGATTCCTCAAAATGATGATTTTCTTTGGGTTTATGAAAGAATCACTGAATTATCAATTGCGGCAAATGCCCAAATGTGGAATTTTGACCTTTGGGGTTATCAAGATGACCTACAGTATACTGTCTATAACGGTGGTGGTGGACATTACGATTGGCATACAGATGTTGGTCCGGGAATGTCTAACAGAAAACTTTCTTGTGTTATTCAGTTATCGGACCCAAAGGACTACGAGGGTGGTGTTTTAGAAATAAACAATGGTAATATTATTCAAATCCCCAAAGAAAGAGGATTAGTTTGTTTCTTCGCATCATTTACACTCCATAGGGTTACACCAGTAACATCTGGTAAAAGAATTTCTCTTGTTTCATGGCTATCGGGACCAAATTTCAAATAATTGACATTTCAGAGTTTAATAAAATTGCTAAAGAAGAAGAAGTTTTTTTTTGGCATTTTGTTAACCGAAATGTGAATGATGGGGGTTGTACAAAGGGTTTGGCTATTAGACCCTTGTCCCCAATTAATGGGGAAAAATGTACATCACCCCTTGATATCTTAGTTGAAGAATTGGGTATAAAAGTTTACGAGTCTATTATTGAAGATTCACTACCATTTTTATACAGATTTAGATATGTAGGTACGCAACTTTATAATCCTACTTGTGGTTGTTATGGACCCAAATTTATCGGTTTTAAAAACGGTCAAAAAATTGCTGGCACCAGCCAAGAAGTAAAATGTTATTGTTTAGAAGGACTTACTGAGGTAATTTATTTAACTGACCCCACAATTTTCGAATAATACTATCGTTCAGTATTCAAAAAGAAAACTTGAAATAATCTACCATTTTCTTTGCTATTACCAAAGTAGTCTAAAGACATATGGTAATTGTCTGCTCGGTACATTATCATTCTATTGAAAAGATTACCAAATCTATCAACCATGTCCCACTTTGTCATATCTTGAAAATCGTCTCCTGGAGGTGCGGATTTAAGATATTCAGGACTTTTGTTTCTATAATCCCAAGTCATCAAATCAGTCTCTTTGTGTTTGAAAATACCTGTACCAGCGGTTATGGGTGCGTCAGGGGTTAAATAAACCAAACAAGCCCAATCGGTGGTTGAGTCGGAATGTATCCATGAACGGTCTTTGGCTACTGTATACTGAAAGGACCCAGTGTATTCACCACCCCAAAAGGTGACAGTGCCAGCAATGGGGTATAAAATTTCTTGAATTTTGGCTTTTATTGCATCATTTAAAAATGATTCGGTTCTTTGCCCTGGATAGTTTCCTCTGACTTTAAATTCTTGTTTTAATGCAAATTCTCTAACTTCCGTAGGGTTAGAATAAAAATCATCGATTACTAAAGAGTTGATTCTCATATAATTTTTTTAGAAAAATAATCATTTTGTTTAAATAAGAAAAGTATTTTCTATGGATTTAATATATTTGTTTAATAAAGTTTTATTATGGAAATTTTAGAGATACTAAATTACAATATCAACTTAAAATCTAATATTCTTGATGTTTCATTCAGGACTATAGAAGATGCTGAGGATGAACAAAGAACCGATAAAATAGATTATTCTTTAGTTGAAGAATATGGTTATGACATCACCACCGAAGATTTTGATTTTTTCGAAGACATTGATGATGACGACGATTATGAAGACGAAAGTGATTATGATTTTGAAGAGGACATTACCGTTGATGAAGAGGAACTCATATCTTTTCTAAACGAGTATTACCTTGTTAACCCTGAAAATCTACCAAAACCAACAATCTATTAAGGTCCGACTCTTGTTAGAGTAAATGTGGTGTGTAAATTTTCGCCCATCTCAACATTGGGCCAATATCCTTTGGTCTGAATAATCAAATGTTCGTACCCATCATCAATAATGGTAAATGTTGAGGTAATCCAATGTGTGTTACCCCCCTTTGTATAATCATATCTAAACTGTAAGTCACCTGTGTAAAAGGGTGTCCCGTTTCTAATATAATACGGTTTGGGTCCAATCTCCCATATATCCCGACCACCAAAGTCCACACCCATTCTTTTCATCATTACCATCGAATAGTCAAAGTGTAGGAAAAAATTGCCGATGACTAAGGTATCAAAAGGATAAGGGAGCTCAGAGATAAAAGTATCTGCAGGATAGTAAGTTTTATTTGGGGATACATCTTGGTCTGTAGGATACATCTGAATGAGGTTAATCACATACTTACCACTTAAGGTGGGTGTTTTGGTTTCAGTGGTGTAAACCTCACAACCTACAACAAAAAAGACAATAAATACCCATAGTTTCTTCATAAAACAAAATATAACACTATTTTATGGATAATCAAAATATTTATCTTTATGGATTTGAATGTTGATAATATAATAAAGACCATATCTAAGGTTTTATCATCCAAAAATGAGATGGTAGAACAAGAGGACTCTGCTGAAACGGGGGGTTCTGCTGGTTCAACATCAAGTGCCAAATCATGGGAGTCGGGAAGAAAGATGGGTAAAACCTATGGTGGACATGGATATGTGTGGAAAAGTGACAGGTCTATGGGTAAAACTTATATGGGTGACCCCAAATATAAGTGGGACTCTGGTGTTTCAAGAGGTAAAGCCAATCCACTGACATGAATCAAAAACAATTAAAACTGCTCAATGAAATTAAGGTCAAAATGTTTTATGACCCAAGTAAGACTTTGTCCGAACAAACTGCCCTTGAAAGACAACTCGATAGAACTTTTTCAACACCAGAAGGTGCTGAAAATTTTTTGAAAACATTTCAACCTTATAGACATGAAATAATCCAACTTGCCGCTTTCGGGTTAATGTTTATACCATATGTAGGACCGGTAATCTCAACTAGTTTAGAGCTCGCAGACGCTGCTTTGTATGCTTCCGAAGGTGACAAATATATGGCTGGTCTTTCAGCTGCATTAGCCATGATAGGCTTACCTCTTTGGCCTGGAGCAAAAAAATACACCAAAGATTTTATTCTCAAGACTATAAAAAAAAGTAGAGTGAATTCAAGGCTAACCAAAGAAGAGTCTGAATTTTTAATTGGTTTAGCGAAAAATTCTAGGTATATCAAAATTAAGTCACTTAATAATTTATTAGTAAAAATATTCGTGAAATTACCACTATCGAAAAAGGTTTTGTTTTTAGCTAAATTATCAAAAAAATATCCTAATACGTTTAATTTATCTTCTTTGATTTTCAAAATAGGTGGTGTTTATATTTCATACAACACCTTGGCAAAATATTTTGGTATTTTACCGGGAACTGTAAATAATGAGGAAAAAAATGTAATTAAAAACAGTGATTCGGAGGACTACAATAAAGTTGGTGCTGACTTTATTATTTCTGGAACTAAACCAATGACAGATGAGCAACTAGACAGCGCTGCTCAATATTTATCAAAACTCCCTAATTTAAAATAATCAATAGCATCATATTTATTACAAATGGATATTGTGAATTCTCAAATTCTTCAAGAAAATATTAGTAGAATCCTTTCTATTATAGGTGTAAAACCATCCCCTATAAACGAATCAGCACCAATTATAACCTTTTTATTAAAGAAGAGTGATGATTTAATAAATTTTTTTACTAGAGATGGTGCTAAAAAAGTTGGGAAAGATTTGTTGAATAAAATCAAAAGTGGCGCTTCTGATTTTACGGATTCTGAACTCAGAATTATATTAAAAAACATAGATTCTGAAAGGGTTGCTAGACAATTAATAACATCAGAGGATGGGTTACCTATTGTTAAAAGTTTTCCAGGAACTTTTGAAAATACTGTCATAGAAATTCAGAAAAAAGTTGATGAAGCAATTGCTTTAGCTAAAAAAGAAAACAAATCAGCAACAGAAACTGATGAAATAATTAATAAAACTGTAAACGATTATTTACAAAAATATAGTAATACTTGGTTAAACGCTATTCTACCTAACTCGGAGGGTAAAGCTTTTTTTAACACTTTTAATGACGCTGGACCTGAAATCAATGATATTGCGGAGTCCTTTCACCAAAAAATGATGCAACAATTTTATGATTACATCAAAATAAAGAAACCTGAATGGGAAAAAATTTCCTTGCCAAAAAATGCTTCTTTGGATTCTTTACGAAAAATGGTTTCTAGATGGACACCCAATGATATTGAAACAATTAGAAGATTTGTTTTTCGAAGAACTTATCCATTTATAAAAAAACAAGAACAACTTCAACAAGAGTTCATTGATGTTGCTAACGAAATGGGTAAACAAATGGGTCCAGGTGGAATTGGAGGTAAAGTGGATTACTATGAAAAAAAACTTGCAGATATTTTATCAGTGGCCAGTTCTGAAAGAAATTCCCTTACAGGAGATGGAAAAGACATGGAAATTCTTTACGATGTTTTAGCACCAAAAATTCCGGCAGTTGTCAAACAAAGATTATCTAGAGAGCAAATAATTAGCGAAATTATTGATAGTCTTAAAAAAGATAATAGACTCAAAAATTTTGATAAAATCGGTAATGATTTAAAAGGTGTTTTAAATCAGTGGAAAGAACTATTACCTTTTAATTTTAAGGATAGAAAAAGTTCATTCTGGAATAGATGGTTTCAATTTGTTTTAAAAGGTACTCCTGAAACTTTTGAAGAAATTACTGCAACTTTGAGAAAGAAAGGACTGGCAGAAACACTAGCACGTAAAGTTGCTGCCGGTATTCTTGCAAAATATACTGTTGGTCCGTTGTTGGTTGGAACTATGAGAACATTATATTACATTGGTCAAGAACTTTATCAAGGACTTGATAATTTGGTTCCCCAAGATTTATGGGGTGGTGAAGGAGCTCCAATAGATGAAAAACTTATAGAAGATAATAGTTGGTTCTATGCCCTTTTCAATGAATCATTTAAAGAGTGGACCCAAACTCAACCAGGTTTAGCTAAAGCATGGCCTTGGAGAACCTATATCGATAATATTATTGATTTTGCAAAACCTTTCTTTTATAAAGTATCTTCAGATGAGGCTCACGATAATGCCTCAGAAAGACTTACAACTCCAGAAGAAAGAAGACTAATTGATGATAATGAAAATCGACGTACAAGTGTTTCACCAACACCTTCAGAAGAAACTATACCTCAAGATTTGTTAGATTCTTTTGATGGAGAACTAGAATATTTGAAAAAAAGAATTTATAGAACGGAAAGCGGTTCATACGCTTTGAGGTTTGAACCAGAAGGGAGAGATGTTATTTTGATAAATCCTGGCACTGGCTGGTCGGCAATTGGTGAAACAGCAGATGGAATACGAAAAAATTTCAAATTAACTGCCCCCGCAACAATTAGTGGATTTACAACTAGCTATCCACCAACTCAATTTGAATCTGTTATAAAAAAAATGAAAAATACTTTAATTGAGCAACTTGTAGTCCCCGATGAACCAAATCCTTCACCAAAAAATTCTGCTGAGAAGTTAGACAAAAAAGTTGAAGAACTTAAAAAAGAAGTTCAAAGTGTAAAAGACAGCGAAACTTTCAGAAAGGCATTAGAAGAACTTAATAAATTTGCGGAAGATGTTAAAAATACCTCTGTAGATTTAGCTGAAAAGGCGAAAGTTCAATATGAATTATGGTTACTTAGAAAAAAATTAGAAGAAAAAAAACCCACAAGTGACCCTCAAAAAGTTCGGGATAATCTTACAAATCAATTTTCCACCTGCAAAGGTTTTAACCAGTTAGGTTGTAACTCAGAGTCTATCAAACAAATTCAACAATGTTTAAATTTACCCAATACAGGAAATTTTGACAAACAACTTTATAATGAATTAGGTAATTATGGATGGCAGAATGGATTCAATGACTCAGATGTTACTCGAATTTGTGATTTAATCAAAAAAACTATAGAAACAAATATCCAAATTCAGAAAGAAAAAAAAGAAGCCGAAGATTTCTATCGCAAATTTCCGAAGACATCAAAGGGTTCTGAGATTTTAGACCTATCATAAGTGTATTTATCATATAAGATATGAAACGAATTAAAATTACTACAGAAGAGAGAAACTCAATACTTGAAAATCACAACAAGTATAGAGATGTTCTAATGGGTCATCTTTTTGACAAATCTTTGGTTTCCGAGCAAATTGAAGATGTTACCGACCCGAAACAATTTTTAGCATTAGCACAACAAAAGTGTACCAATGAAGCTATCAGACAAGCCAAACCAGCAACCAAAGATGGTAAAAACGCATTGTTATACCGTCCAACAGAACAAAAAATGTCAGGTGACAGAGTTATTTGGGATAGAGGTGATGAGGTATATTTCTTTGGAGATGGAACTTTCTTAGTAACAGTTAGTCAAGGAGGGAAAACAGGTATAAGAAGCGCTGACAAATGGTCCTGTAAAGGATTGAATGTTAAAGAAGACAGATTAAATAATCTAATTGCAACCCTTACAAAGGATATCAAGCAAGGTGGTTACGGATACTTCACTTATGATAATCTACCAGCAGGATACGAAGTACCTGCAAACCAAGGAGACCAAACTGTTCTTGAAATCATTCAAGTTGGAACAACCAAACTTTATAGACCCAAAGCGGCTACAATGCAACCTGGTGCGACGACTTCAAAAGAAACTGAAATCATTGATTCTTATTTAAATTCATTCGGAATTGAAAAACCTGAAGAGGGAAGAGGTCCTTGGAAGTACGAAAATGAAATGACCGAGCAAGAAAGGCAAACTTGGTGGAGTGGACGATTAGTCATCCCGAAAAGCGCTGGTCTCACTAAAAATATTGTAATTTATCTTAATCCAAGTAAAATTGATAGAAAACAATTACTTAAGATTACTCGGGACCAACAAAAAGAAGGTGAAAAAATATACAATGAAAAGTATTGTGGTAGAGTTATTTTAGCTTACTACAACTCTTGGAGAAAACCGCCACCTGAAGAACCAGACTTCGGTACTTTAGAAGCGATGAAAAAAGAAGTTAATGCTTGTTTGAAACGAGACCACAAATTTGGTACTATGGGAATTGGAGGAAAGAATGTTGAAAAGGCAATCTTGGCTCTTCGTGAGAAATACACAGGAGACCCCAAGTTTCCAACACTACCGAAATCAGGTCGTGATGTTAATAGACCCGTCGTAAAACAACAGTTCACACCAACAGGTGAGGTTGAATACCAATTCGATTTCAGATTGAATCGTTAAAGCATCTTCCGAGGAAACTCGTGTTGATATAAACACGTTAAAAGAAAGGGGTGTGTTTATCTATTAAAGGGGGTCAGTGACCCCCTTTTTTTGTCACTATTTCATCGATAATACCATAATCTAAGGCTTCCTGTGAATCGAGCCATAAATCGCGTTGTGCGTCTTGTTTGACCTGTTCAGAGTCTTTTCCACAATAGTCACCAAGAAGAATAAATAGAGTGTCGTTAATTTTTTTCCATTCTTTAAATGTAATCTCAGCATCCTGAATATTTCCGCCAGCACCACCAGATGATTGGTGTAGCATTGTACGGGAGAATCGAAGTGAACTTCGTTTTCCTTTCGTTCCCGCTCCCAACAATATCGAACCCATAGAAGCCGCAAGTCCTGTATTAACGGTACGGATGTCACATGAGATATAATCCATAACATCTACAATTGAAAGTCCTGATTTTACACTTCCACCTGGAGAATCTATGTGCATTGTAATATCTGTTTTATCGGCAGAATCCAAGAACATTAGTTGTGCCTGAACAATTGTGGACATATTATCATTAACTGGTCCTGCAACCCACAAAAGTCTATCTCTCATCAATCGAGAAAAAATATCTATTTGAGTTGCTCGAAGTTCACGCTCTTCCAAAATATAAGGGGTTAACGAGTTTTCGATTTGTTTCTCGAAGTTATACATTGTAAGTGAAGACACATTGTAATCACTCATTGCGTACTTTTTGAATTCTTGGGAAATGTTCATCCGTTGTAATTTAAATTATTTGAGTTAACAAAGATAAGGTATAAGTTTATAACTGCCAAACCAATTGTTAAAAGTTGTTGTAAGAAATAATTTGTCCCGTTTATAGTTTTTGTGAATTCGAAGTATTTCTTAATATTCATATTTGAGAGTTAATTCTCAAAAAATACTAAAATCCGAGGATATCATCAACTATTTCCTCGGAGGTTAACAATTTCCATTCACGAGGATGTTCGTAAGACCAGAATTTTTTCCATAAACCAAACCAAGTTGTGTTTTCAACTCTTTGGTCTCCAATACTACGGAAATCCTGACTAGTTTTTGGATAACGCCCTATGCTATAGACTTTGTAAAATTCGAAAACATCTGTAGAGAAATAATTTTTATTACGATGGTTCAATTCATCGAAATGAGTTCTTATTACAGGCTTGCAACCGTGTAAATCGGTGTACAACAAACATTTTTCATACCACAAAGTAGCCTCTTTTAAATCATGACTATCGATGTTGAATAAAACTAATTTTTCTCTATCATCGAATCTATGGTGAAAGATTTGTACTAATCCGTGGTTTACATCTAACTTATAAACTAAAAGTTCGAAGTCATAATAAAATTTCACATCATACTGAAATACTTGAACTCCATAACAAGAAGAAGGTTCTTTAATTAGATGATATCCCTCTAAATAATATGATTCAGTAGAATTTTTGGGATACTCTCTTATTTCTACATAGTAATAATTATCAGGACCTTCTACTCGAACCCTAACTCCATTTTCTAAAAAATAATGAATTCCAATGTTATTTATTTTCGTATACATAATCTCCAATAACTAATTTATCAATCACTTTATTTTTAAGGTGAACAAAAGCATTTTCGGGGTGCTCAATAATGGGTTCGTTATGAGCATTGAATGAGGTGTTAAGTAGTAATGGGATACCTGAGAGTTCATAGTACGAATTCATAAGTTCCCAAACTTTGGGAAGATTTTCTTTTTCCACTACCTGAGGTCTGGCAGTTTTATCCGATTTCTGAATTACTGCGGGAATTTTATAAATCCATGGTTCATGGGTTGGAAATGTTAAAGTCATAAACTGAGCGGCATACTTGGATTTTGCGGTCGGGAAAACCGTTTCAAAAAACTCACCCATTATCATTGGCGCAAAAGGCATTGTATCATATCTTTTCAATCTTCGATTTAACTCTGCGTGGGTATTGTAATCTGTAGGTCTTACCAAAATACTCCTCGCACCCAAGGAACGTGGTCCAAGTTCCATTTTACCTTGAAACCATCCAATAATCAAACCTTTATTTAAATCCGTCGCAATTTCATCAACAATATATTTTTTTACTAAAAAGTCATGTTTTGTTGCCAAATTTATAACTTCTTCATCTGAATAATCGAAACCAAAATAAACATTTTTAAGTTTTATTGGTTTTGTAATTTCACCTAATTCAACTGCTTTATGAATTGCAGCACCTAAAGAAAGTCCTTCATCACCCATTGGAGGAAGAATGTATATTTCTTCAACCCACGGTAATTCATTTATTTTTTGATTCAGTTTAACATTCGCAAAAAGACCACCTGAAAAACAAAGTTTCTTGTAGTCGGGCATTTTCTTGTGTAGGTCGTCGATAAATCTCAACATCAATTCCTCAGTAAAGTATTGTAAATTGAAACTGAAAACTTCTCGTTTTTTAAGAGTGTCAAAAAAACCTTCTTCGAGTAATCGTTCCATGACAAACTTAGTTTTTTGGTCAGTTCCCGAAGGATAAAATTTCAAATCATTATATGATAGGATACTATGTAGAATTTTTTGGATTCTTTCATCGTAATAACCATCAGGTGCCATTCCCATGACCTTACCTTCATCCTTACACATTATCCATTGAAACCTACAATTTGAATTACGACCCATCATCCAATTTGTTATAAATCCCCAAAGTTGTGAAAGACTTCCAGAGTTAGTTCCCGATAATCGGTGAACTTCATTCATCTTACCGTCCTCACATGCATATACTCTCATAAAAGAAGATTCTCCACCACCATCGTATGAAATTGAAAGTACTTTTCCTTCCATTCCACTTGTAAAATAAGCTGCGGTATTATGTGCACGGTGGTGAGACACTTTAGAATAATTATCATTAGTTAGTCTCCTAGCATATACCGGTGGTGCGGGCTCAGCAAAAACTACATAATCAGCATCTTTGAGTTTTATATTAGTTTTATCTTCGACAGCCTTTAGTGATAAATCGGGGTACGCACCATAGTCTTCTCCCGATTTAATTCGTTTGATTCTCTCTTCTTCTACAGCATGTATTATTTCACCGTCAACAATCAAAGTTGTTGATGGACTATGTCCTGCTGCGTAAAGTCCATAGATTACACTCATAATAAAATTAATTTTTACTAATAATATAATTTTCAGCTATTAGAAAATCTAAATTACAATCTAAAAAAGATTTAATAGCATCAAAGGGTGTTTCAATCATTGGTTCGTGACCACCATTGTAGCTAGTGTTCAACAAAACAGGGATTCCAGTTTTTTCGTAAAATTTATTTATAAGTTTAAAAAACTTTTCATTGCTTTTTGGTGTGACAGATTGAAATCTTGCGGACCCATCGATATGGACTACCGCAGGGATTCTTTCTTTCCATTCATCTGCAACAGTTGCTGTAACTAACATAAATGGAGAAAAATAATCAGTTTGGAATATTTCTTTCTGTAAATCAAAAATTACTGCAGGTGCAAAAGGACGATACCATTCTCTATGTTTATGGTCATGGTTAACTCTGTCTTTCATCCATTTTGATGTGGGTGATGCAATAATTGAACGATTTCCCAAAGCTCTAGGTCCAATTTCGGAACCTCCTTGGAACCATCCAATAACTTTATTTTCAACAAGTCTGTCAGTTATGGTTTCAACAATATCATCAAAATTATCCCAATATTCTACTCGGAGGTTTGGAAATTTACTCGTAGCTTCTTCAACATCTCTGTTTGAATACTTTTTACCAAAGTAGGGCCACAATGGAAATGTTTGTTGAATTTCAGCAACTTGTTGATATGCGTACCACGCACATCCAAGAGGGATACCACTGTCATCAGCTGGAGGAACAAAAAATGTATTTTCGAATAGTCCTGAATTTATGATAATTTCATTAGAATTACAATTCAAAAAAGAACCCCCTGCAGTACAAACATTATTTGAGTTTGTGCGTTTTTTAATCATATCTGCCAATATCAGGGATGCCTTTTCTTGTTCTCTTTGATAAACCCCTGCAACATTAGCTTTAGTTTGAAAATCATTTCTCCAAGTAATATGTGGAAGAATCCCACCGTTTGGTATATGAATGTCATCGTTTTCATATTTTATGTATTCAGGGAAATTCTTTACAAATTCTGAATTTGCATATGAAGCCAATCCCATAAGTTTACCTGCCGGCCAAACATTACTGTTGGGTTCATATATCAATTGTAAACATCCCTGTGAATACATAGTGCCTAAGGACACTCCATCATTACTTTCAAGGGGTACGGGATATTTTATCCATTTCTTATAAACTTCACTATGACCACTTCTGGTAAAATGATACAAAGAAATACCTTCAGTCCAATCTTCACCCTCATTGAGTCCTTCATGTGATTTTTCAGGATACCATTCACCAAGTTTAGTTTTATGATTTAAAATTGAACCCGATGCATCTGCGACAATAACTGCAGCTTCATCGAAACCTGAAGAAAAGAAAGAAGAATATGCGTGAGCCAAATGATGAGGCATGAACACAAGTTTCTTTTTTGGTACTTGGAAGATTTTATTGAAAAGTTCGTATGTGTTATCGACCAATTCAGTTGAACTGTAAACAATGAGGTCTAAATCATCTACGGTAATATCCAATACGGAAAGACAATACATAATAGACTCCACAGGAATTGCACCACCTGTGAATGCTCCATCATGTTTCCTTCTTGTAAGTCTTTCTTGTGTTATTCCAACAATTACTTGACCATTTTTGATTATTACAGCACCTTTATCGTGCCCAACGGAGAAACCTAAGACTGTCATATTTTTATTAATTTTCAGTTTTATCTTTATCACTAAGAGCTACTATAGTTCCTTCAACAATATCCATTTCTAAATTTTGCACGTGAATTTGATTTTCCAAACGGTAAATAACAACTTTGGTTGTGTTTTCTCCCATGTCAACACCCGAATCGGGGACAATATCAACAACAATACCTTGTTTGTCATCTAAAATTAAGGAAAGTGCTTTGGAAAACAAAAGTGAGGCGTTCATCAAATCTTGATGACTGAGTGGGTTATTTGTATTCATGTATATTTTTTTCTTTAATATTAGAAAAAATCTTTAAGAAAAAAAGGTTTCTTTGAAACTGTCCCAAACATCATTCAAAGTTGTTTCTTCGTCCACAAAATTAGGTTGATATGGTTTCCGTCTTAACGGCATTCGTGCCTCATCAGGAGTCTTATTTCCCTTTTTTAGATTACACTTTTGGCAACAAGTGACTAAATTGTCCCATGTATTTTTTCCACCTTTTGAGCGTGGTATAACATGGTCAATTGTCAATTCTTTTTTGGAACCACAATAAACACATTCATTATTATCTCTTCTAAAAACTCGGTGTCGGTTTACTCTGATTCCTGAACCTCTGTAGTTTATGTATTTTAAAAGACGAATTATTAAAGGTCGTACATATGTGTGGGTAAAAGTGGTAATAGGATTTTCGGCTGATTTGATAATTTCAGCTTTTCCATTTACGACCAAAATAAACCCCCTCTGAACTGATGTGACATTCAGTGGTGAGTAGTCAAAGTTCAAAACAAGTACTTTTTGCATGTGACAAATATATTAAAAAAAACAAGAATAAAAAAGGGGCCCGAGGACCCCTTTGATATTTTGATGTTGTTTCAGGTCTCGCAAGACACATCGTTTAAATTTAATTTGAAAACGAGCGAGTTTATTAAATAATTTAGATGATAATGTGTTCCAAAAACTGTACATAAACCATAAATATTCATAATTTAGTGTATTAATTTTTAGAATTTTATTATATTTAATATAAACAGGGTAATTGAAATGACAACTGAGAAAATGTACGAATCTTATGGTTTTGACGCCCACCAAAAAGGTTTTTTTGAGGAATGGAGAATGGAGACTTCCTCGATTATACAGAAAGACCCCAAAATGAATCGTGCCGATGCCGCAAGTAAGGCATATGAACGACTTCACGAACAGAAAGTTGCTGAAAGAAAGGCACAACAAAAGTTGTCTCTTTAGTTTTTCTTTCTATATTTGTGGGTAATTAGGGGTGTATCTCAGGTTTAGGACCGCGAGGATTCACAAGTTCGAGACCTGTCACCCCTACAAAATTTTTAAAACTATGAAAAAATTTATCAACGAATTGTTTTTTGCCTTCAGTCAAGATTTAAAAGTTGAGATTATGATTCATTGTAACACCGTAACAAGCATCTAAATTTATGTCTTATATTATTCTGAAAGAAACTTCGGTTATGAGCCAAAAAATAACAATTTTGGTAAACGACAGTGAGGGTATACCCATTGAATTCGAGACTTTCGAGTCTGCGGATAAAATTGCAAAATTGTTTGAGTCCAACTCTTTGAGTGGAAACAAATACACCGTGAAACAATTATCTTAATGGCTCACCCATTTGAACATTCAAAATCATCTGCGAGAAAATTTGGTGGTAAACCCGAGGATTATCATCATCTACATCAGTGGATGGATGAAACTAAAGGTTGGTTCGGAGATTCTTTACATAGAATCTTTCGTCACCATAGTGAAGGTATTTTTGAGATGGAAAGAGTATTTGGAGTATCTTTTGTCAACTCTGATAGTCGTACCGTGTACACTCGATATGTTGGTGAACAACATGTCAAGGAAGACTGTAACAACTATATTCCAACAGCAAAGGAATGGATTATTGGGTTGCAGACTAATCCTAAACCAATTTGGATGACACGGACATTAAAAATTGAGTCGGCTGATTGATATTTATAATTTATGTGGACAACTGAAGAACAAAGAATGTTAAACTTTCTGTGGAAATATGGAAAATCTGTGGGAAGAAAATATTTAAGATGGGACTTTAACTTTGATGATAACCCTTGGGACGAGCTGAATATTTCTGAAGAAGATTTTGACACTGATATGAATTTTATGGGGGAAAGTTTGACTATTCCAACAAAAATCAGAGATTTTCTTTTTAAATTCTATGAAGAAAAAATTGAACCTGAAGTTTTAGTAAGTTTTAATAAAATACTAAATACCATTGATTCTGATGAGGCATCAAATTATGAATTATCTATTATAATGGACCTACGGCAACGGAAAATTTCAGTAAATACGCAATTAGACTATTGGACTCAGAGTGATGAACAAATATTCGAGTTAGAACTCCCTGATGAGGTTTATGAATCTTTGATTGGTGTTATGGGTGATAAAAAAATTCAACAAGTCGAGGTTTCATATGAAGGTAGTGGTGATAGTGGCGCAGTTTCGGATACTTTTATGGTTGAAGGTCAATATTTTGATACACCACCCATAGTTGAAAGATTAATTGACCAAAATCTTCCTGGTGGTTGGGAAAATAACGAAGGTGCACAGGGTTTTGTTGTTTTTGATTTGGGAGACAAGTCTGTAACAATCAATCATGTTGAAAATATTTATGAAAGTGCTTCAGATACGATTTTGGAGTTTGATTTCTAAAAATTTCTTCCTTATATTTGTGGTATTATTAGCCTCGGTGGCGAAACAGGTAGACGCAAGGGACTTAAAATCCCTCGGACAGTAATGTCTGTGCGGGTTCGATTCCCGCCCGAGGTACAAATTTGTGTGGTAGCTCAGTGGTGAGAGTAGAATGCTTATACCATTCAGGTCATGGGTTCGAATCCCATTCACACAACTATGACAAAAGGTTCATTTTTTAAACCACCATTTCAAACAATGTTTGATAAATTTCTACCTGAAGCCAAGTATCGTGGATACAGAAAAATGGCATATTTTGAGTACAACGAAGAAAAATCTATCTTCGAAAGCAAATCAGGTTTCTACCTAACAATTGATAACCCTCATGATTTGACAAAAACAAAGGTGGAAGACTTTTATGAGGTTTGTGAAAAATATTTGGGAATCAAAGTTTTACTTGAATCTGACGACGCGGCATCTATATTTTAAATAAAAAATGTTACCACCAAAAAAAATTATTTTTGATGTCGGCGCCAACGATTGTTCAAATTTCATCCAAGAAGTCAAAGACAACTCGACTACTCATTTACATGCGTTTGAACCTACCTCTCGTTTTTTCGAACATATAAGAAAAACGTATTCACACCTTAAAAATTTTCACTACACCCCTTTTGCTGTTGGTGATGAAGAAAAATTCACGCTTTTAAATGTTGCAGGTCAAGCGGATTGGGGTTGTAGTTCAATTTTACAATTTTCCGATAAATCTCAAACTGATTGGGATGGCCGTGAAGATTTTGTGGTTACAAACCAAGAGGAAGTTAAGGTGATAAGATTAGATAATTACATTGAAAAAAATAAAATACCCAAAATCGATTTTTTACATGTCGATACTCAAGGTTTTGATTTGAAAGTCTTGAAGGGAATGGGGAATTTTCTTTCTATTGTCAAAGAAGGAATGGTTGAAGCCGCAGCAAAACCAAATATTCTTTACTATGGTCAAAATACATTAGAAGAGACACAACAATTTTTAATTGATAATGGATTCAAAATAGTTGCTGTCACTAACAACGACCACTTAGGTAATGAAGTTAATATTCATTTTGTTAGGGAGAAAAAAATCAAAATTTTTATTGTAACCTATAACAACCCTGTATTGTTAAACGAATGTTTAGACTCTATTTTTTTTAATGTTAATCAACAAGAATTATCTAATTTACAAATTTTTATAATCAACAATCACTCAAATTTTGTTCTTAATGAAAACTACGTCGATAAAGTCACCATTTTAAATAACGAACTCAGACCTGATTTTTCAACGGGACATTTATCTCGGAATTGGAATCAAGCAATCCTCAATGGATTTACAGATTTAAATGACCCTCATTGTGATATTTTAATTACTTGTCAAGATGATACAATTTTTTCAAATCATTTTATAAATAAAACAATCAAATTACACGAACAATACGATTTAGTAACTTGTGGTTCTGGCGATAATTTTGTTAGTTACACTCCAAATGCCATCCGTAGGATTGGTCTATGGGATGAAAGATTTTGTGGGATTGGATATCAGGAAAGGGATTATTTTTTTAGGGCGGTGAAATACCACACAGAAAAAGTTTCAATTAATGATTATTGGCACAATTTTTTACATAATGCAATCGATAAAAATGATAATCCCATAAAAGAAACATTGACAGGATATCAAAGATTGGACGAAAATCATTTTGCCTCTTATGATTATCATGTCGTAAGCAGTCAGATTCTTTTCTTAAAGTGGGGTAATGTACAACATTTAAATTTAGAGGTAATCTTATCTAAAGAACCTAAGTTACCTTCATTTATAATGTATCCTTACTTTGAAAAAGATGTCGAAACCCTTTGGGAACAAAAATTTTTATACAAATTACCCGATGGATACAGAGGTTATGGAGATTATTATTTGTACAATGAAGAATAAATTTTGTCTTTAAAAAAATTTTTAGTATCTTTGTGGTTAAGATAAAATTTTAAATTATGGCAAAATACAAATTATTAGTGAACGGATACGGAATGGACGGCTCCGCCCACACTCTAACAGACGAAGAAGTCCAAGCAATTCTGTCTTTCAAAGAAAAAGAAGGACATAAAACTTTGGATGAAATGTATATGGACCTTCCTGAAATTTTGGAAGACTACGACCATTACATGACCAATTATTGGGTTACCACAACTGCTCTTGCTAATGACAGTTGTCATTTTGTTTTGGTGAACGAAAAGGACGAGGTGATTTGGGATGTTAAGTTCGCAGATTTAGACCGAACAATGGAAAATTTTGAATATCCTGAAAACGCCGATGACCACGCTAAAGAAATCGATGCATATCCTCATGAAGGTAAAGAAAACATTCTTTTGGTTTATGAGACAGTTAAAGGAACAATGTTTAATCTTGAAATTGAGTCCGAAGAAGAACCAAAACCAACAGATTTTGCGGTGACCGTTCAATCTATGGAAACACCCGAATACGAAGAAGAACTTGTTTCAAAAGTATTTTTCAAGGGAATTGAACTCGAGCGAAGTTTTGATGAAGAATACTTTAGGGGTAAGAGTCTGACTGTAGAACTCTTTACAATGGATGACCTTGACAACGACGATGATTGGGATGAGGACGAAGAAGAATAATTTGTTAACTTTGTAAAAAAAATAAACTATGGGAACTAACTATTACAGAGTACCGAAAGGTGATGAAATGATAAAGCGAGAGCAAAAACTGAGACGGCGTATCAATGAGATGGATTCAATCAATCCGTCTCAAATCGAACGAGGATTTCGTTCAATATCAGTTGGTGAGTGGGATTACATGTCACCTTGGGAAGAATTTTTGGATGGAACCAATATTCATTTGGGTAAACGAAGTTCGGGTTGGAAGTTCCTGTGGAATTGGAATGATTCAAAACACTATAAGACCAAAGAAGAACTCTTTGAGTTTATCCGAAATGGTCGTGTGGTTGATGAATACGGAGAACTTATGGGTCAAGAAGAATTTATCCAAATGGCTCTTCAATGGGGTCAGGAAAACGGATGGGACATTGAAACTTACCATAAGGAAAATCCTGACCGTGGTGGTTTTATTTTGAATCGTAAACACGAGGAATACCTTGATGGTCTTCGGGTTTCTACATCAACTGAATTCTCATAGTATGGCGTAGTAGCTCAATGGTTTAAATCCACTCGACGCTACAAATACCTTTATCATGAAAGTATATCACACATATATCATTCATAATGACCCCCCCTCTTATTTGGAACTTTTGGTTCAACTTATCTCGGTGTGTAATCACAAATATGTGAACCCTGATGTTCCGTTTGTCTTTGCCACGGATAAGAAGTCTTTAGGTTTTTACGAAAAATTGGGGATGTTAGATTTCTACGATGAGGTGGTTACCGATTTTTTTGATGATTATCCATATGAAAGGGTTAGTGATGCTTTTTGGGCAACGCCAAAACTATGGGTTATGTCTAAGGTAAAAACCCCTTTTTTGGTTATTGACACCGATTTGATTTTAAACACACCCATTAGTAAGTTCAATGACAATCAAATGGTATATCTTCACAGGGAGTTACAATCGGGTTATTTAAGACCCTCAGAGGTAAGTGTTTCTCCTTCTTGGAAATGGGGTAAAGACAAGAAATACTTCAAACAGTCACTTCCGATTAATGTATCGGTTTTATATTTTAATCATCAAGAGTTTAAGGATTTTTACATTAAGTCATATTTTGATTTTGTGTTGGATAACTCAGGTGAATTCGATTACAAGGATGATGATTATGTTGACAAGACTGCGATGCAGACTTTTGCTGAGCAGTATTTGTTGTCTGCGATGGTTTTAAAATACCATAAAGAAATCGATGGTAAATTCAAATCAAGGTCTTTGTCTGACACTGTTCATTCTTTTGGACATTATTACGATAACGGAGATTTCGATTTACCTGTGGATTCTCCTTTGGGGAAATATATCTATCATTTGTGGGGTGCTAAGAATTTCATCGAAAATCCCTCTCATTTTTTTTATGTGAACGCTTATGAGACGGTGACACTAAGGGGTGAAGAATACCTCAGGGAAATTGGTAGTTGGGAAAAGGTTGGTAAAATATTCACCTATTTCAAGGACCAGCTACCTAAACCCTATTAAAAATTACTATATTTGCAATTATGAAAATAGATAGAAAGAAACTTGCTTGGTTTTTAACAAATATCCGTCACGATGCTGAGAAGGATAATATTAAACTCACCGATACGGACATTGCCAATCATCTTGGAACTTGGATAGAAAAAAACCCAAGGTGTATTGATATTCATGGAGTCAGTGACCCTGGTAGGTTTCATTATTCAACCGTCGGGTATGGAGTGTTCTCCTTGTTTGGGGAAAAATACCGAATGGGGAGAATTGAAATCTTTGACAGTCAAGATGAATCGGGATATGCTGTTGATGAGGGTATCTACACGATGCCGTTCATTGCCGCAAATCAGTTTGAGGACTTCATGGATTCACTTGAAACCGATTTACCAATCCACATTCAAATCGGTTCACATGAATGGTGTGAAAAAGAGTGTACTAAATCTCTTGGGTTTGAAACACCCGATGAGATGAGAGACCCCGAAAAGATTAAAGCATTTCAAAAAAAGAAAAACGATGATTATGCCCGTTCAAAGGGATTCAAGGATTTTGATGATTTGTATAACAACAGTAAATTTGGCGGTAAAGCCCAAGAAACATTTTCTAAACCTGACAACAATGAGTGAATACACCTTTTGGGATGAAATGTGGAATGTTCCACCGAAACCCGAAGAACCTGAAACTAAACCTGAAAAAGAAAAAGAAATTTAACAAAGTTCTATCGCTCTTAGGAGAGGAAACTCAGGACATCACACGCTTAAGGTGGGAGATATAAGGAAACAAACTTATAATGGTCAGTTATAAGTCCACATCCTTATATCGTTATTACCACCGAGGATGCAACCCAAAACAACCCACGACGGTGAGCTGGTCGGGTAAGGTGGGGGCAAATAGACTAATGATAGATTAAATACAGAATCCTGGTTATACTTTGTTAAATTTTTCGGTCATTTTGATTTGTTTTATCGTTCATTTTTTAAGATTTTGGACTTTAAACAGTTCAGTTTTGACCGAATAATCTGACCCCGTAGCTCAGATGGTAGAGCAGTGTGTCTTAACATACGAGTCGGGCGTTCGAATCGCCTCGGGGTCACAATAAACTAAAAATTGCTCAATAAACTAATGAGGTTTATTGTAACAAAAAGAAGTTTACTAAACACTTTTAACTCAGATAAAAAATGTCGAAAATTCAACTCTTTCAAGGTGAACGATTTGACAATATAAAATTGATTTTCTATTATTGACAAACATCAGGGGCCTGTAGCTCAGACGGTTAGAGCGAGAAACTCATAATTTCGAGGTCGCGGGTTCGATTCCTGCCAGGCCCACCAACATATACCCTTATGACCCAAGAAGAATTACTAAATTTAATAAGACAACAGGAAAACCCCCTCCTTCTACTAGTGGGAACTTTAAACCTGTATAAAAAAGAAAATGGTTTCGAACAAGACTTGTTAACACCAGGATTTATTAAAGAATGGATGGTGTCTGAAATTCTCGACCATAAATGTCATAAGACAAAACATGGCGCTGATGCATATTCTAAGGACGGTAAAGAAAAGTACGAATACCTCTCTTGTAAAGAGGGGGGGACCTTTCAACTTGACAGAATCCACGAAGACAACCTTCATAGAGTCGAAAGAAACGATGCATTCTTTTTCGCCTTGTTTGATAAAAAGGATGGTCTAACTTGTAAGAATATTTGGAAATGTACAACTGACAAGGTTTTGGAAATTGTTAAAACCAAAATAGAGTCATCTAAGAAGAAATCTTCTAAACATGTTTCTATAAGTTTGTCTTGGGTTGAACAAAATTCAGAAAAAGTTTTTTAGACATTTGGTTTTATAAAAATGTCGACATATATTTGTGGTGTTGTTAAGACATAAGGTCTTTGAAATGTTAAAAACAAATAACGGTTGGTAGTAACAATGCGTGAGTTGACAGTATGGGAGAGCATATCGCAAGGGTACACACTAAGAATTTACCCTCTCTCTAATGGTGTGTGAAGCTGGACTTCTTAAATGGGGTTAGGCGAGATTCCTGATAAAGTCAACTACTACCAACTAAGTGCCGGTGTGGTGGAATGGTAGACACGGATGCCTTAGGAGCATCTGCTTTTTAGCGTGGGGGTTCGAGTCCCTCTTCCGGTACAAAAATGGTGTGGTAGCTCAGGTGGAGTACTCATATGATACTCCCATGGTAGAGCAAGTCCGTGAAAAAGACCGTGCCGCGTGGTTCGAATCCCGCTCACACCACAAAATGGAAAAAGTTTACATTTTATTATAGTCAGGTGGCGGAATGGTAGACGCTTAGATTTATACAAGAACAGGTCGTATGTTATGAATTACGATACTAAATGTATGGGTGTTTTTCACTTACAATACAATACAGGTTCGA